GGAGCCGATAAAAAGGAAACATTTGAGCGATTAATTAAAGAAGGCAAGCTTGGCTATTTTGCCCTCATCCGCAATCTGCGCAACATGAGCGAAGCACATTGTGATTTTTCTTTGGTTCATGAAGCAATTCTCGCTCGTAAAAATGGAGCAGATAAGCTTCTACCATTTCGCTTCATCGCAGCTGCTCAACATGCACCTGAATTTGCTCTCGCTCTAAGCACTGCGATGCAAGAGTCAGTAGCTGAGTTGCCAACTTTTACAGGTAAAACAACAGTCCTAATTGATGTATCAGGTTCCATGGATGGAAAGCTTTCAGCCAAGTCTGATATGACACGTCTATTAGCGGCAGCTGGTCTTGGTGTTCTTATTAAGTCTGATTTCAAGCGTGTTTTCACTTTTTCGCAGGAACTTGTTGAAGTAGCTGCTTATGATGGTTTGGCTGGTGTTCGTGAAATTTCTGAATCTCAACGACACGGTGGCACAGCACTCTTTCAAGCTGTCTCTCAACTCAACTCATCTATTGAATATGACCGCCTAATTATCATTACAGATGAACAAGCCACAATCAACCCATACCCAGGATTTCCGTGGCAAACAACGCATAATAACAGGTTGCCCGATCCACACCCAAATTCCAAAGGCTACATGATCAACGTAGCTTCCGCTAAACATGGTGTTGGTTACAATAAATGGATTCATCTTGATGGATTTTCTGAATCTGTTATTCGTTGGATTTATGAAACTGAAAACTTCGTCTAATTTTAGCTTAACCTTTAACAAAAGGTTTATTTAGAGTTGAGAACCGATTAAATGGTAAAGATTTCCATATTTGACATTACATTTAATGCTCCAGATAAAAAACTTGCTGGAGATATCATCAATGCTCAAGATGCTAAGGTTCTCAATTTTATGTGGCGGAAAGGCGCAGCTAAAGCCTTAAAAGTCTATGCAGAAAATCACCCTTCCGCTACCGAAGTTGACTTTCAAATACAACTCCCTCACATTCCTCTCAATTTCACCCTTTCTGACATCGAAATCGAAAACGAAGCCATTAACATCGCATACGAAACAATAGCAACAAGATTGCGCAATGATGGCCTGCCAGTCCCGCCGGGTATATTAACCCACGCAAGAGAACTGGCCTCAATATCCCTCCCCATCCAACAACAAGCTAAAAGAAAAGTTCTAGCACGTTATACTGTAGTCAATTCTATTCTACAGGTTTTAAACGGAGGCTGAAGTCATGAGCTTACTTCTTCAACAAGCAACTGCAATTCTAGAAGCGGCTTGTGACGCCAAAATTGGCATGATTGTTAAATTCGATTTTACAGATTCACCAAAACTTTCTCTCTATCAAGTCACCAGATATCTTTATAAAGTAAGAAAAGAATTAAACCTGCCATTTATCATGATGAGAGCCTCGCCAGATAATCCTGACACTGAAATGTGGCTTTTCAAAACAAAAGAAGAACACGAGGCGCCAAAAAAGACACCAACAAAAGAATTAAATATAAACGATATAGAATAAAAGGTAATTAAAAATGCCTAAAATTAGTGATGAACCATTACTTCGTATGCAAGTCCGTATTTTCAAGCGAGATAAAAATCGTTTAGATAATCTTTTCAAAGATAATATTGGCTTAAACGAAGGTATTAGAAAAATCATTCGACTCTTTCTTAATCAAAGTGAAGAAAAAATTAGACAAATCATCGATAGCATTGATTTAGAGGATCTTTAGATGCTTGGATTTTGGATTTTTGTGTGCGTATGCATATTTTATTTTAAGCTGAAATAATTTCAGGAGCTTTTAATTATGTCGGATGAAGAAATTAGATCAGAACTAAGTTTAGTTGATGATCAAATATCGGTTGATAATTCACCTCTGCTCCAAGCTGACCCAAAAGCGCTCGATGAACTATTTTCGCGCATAGATAAAAGCCTTAAATTAGATCAAATCCCAGACTCTGATACCATTGATCAAGTAGTCATGGTTCTACGCCGCCAGCGAGCTAAATTTATCTCTGAAGAAGCCATTAAAGTTCCCGGCACTAGAGGTAGGGGCAATAGCACAAAAGTCGGTGAAGCAGCAACTAAAGTCAGAAGCAATAAAACCGTTAAAAGCGTTAAAGAAGCTCTTTCATTGGATGATCTATAATGACCGAATATAAACCAGTCGCTGAAGATTTCAGTTCTATCGCCAAGGCTCTTAAAGAAATTGAAGCTGAGAAGACAAAACAATTCAGTCAAACAGAAACAGAAACACAAACCAGCCTATGCTTTGTATGCAACGGAACTAAATTCATAAATAGAGGCTACCCTCCAACGCCTTGTGAAGCTTGTACAGGCAAAGAAAAAGAAGAAAAATGGGACAATTGCTATGATGGCATTTGTTTCAAAACTACCACTCACGTTCCGTAGCTTTAGAGTTAAACACCCATAGAGGTCAATATGACCAAGTTTATTTTGCAAGTTGGCGAACCTCCAACCAGCCCAGAATCTAGAGGCAAAGAATCCAAAGTAGGATATGTCGATCTTTATTCTGGTGACTGTTTGCGCATTAACAACGAAGTTCTATTTGTTCAAAATATTGGTTATGATCCAGCAATTGGAAAAGTAACTCTAACAGTTGAACGTAAACCAGTTGCAACTTTAAAACAATTCTGGACCAGTTTATTTAAGGTAAAAAATGAAACTTAAATATTTACCAAGAACACTTGAAACTAAATTGAGTTATTTAGTAGAAGAGTGTGGTGAAGTTCTTGCTGCTGTCGGAAAAACTCAGCGTTGGACTTTATTCAGCGTAAACCCAGAGCCAGGAGCTAGCAAAGAAACTAATGCTGATTGGATTCTCAGGGAACTTGATGATTTAGAGTTAGCTATATCATTAGCTCGCTCTGCTATAAATGAAGCAAAAAATGACAAGCGCTGAAATAACCCTTAACAACAAAGCCTTCTCAAAAACTTTACCTTTTTTACAGGTTGCTTGGGACAGTAGTTCTTTAGGTGCTCTGAAAACTTGCGCTCGCTACTACTTCTATAACATCATACACGGCTACCAGCGCAAAGCTGAAAATGTTCATTTAATTTTCGGTTCTCTGCTTCACACCGCTCTAGAACAATACGAACATCAAAAATCTGCCGGCCAACTTCATAATGAAGCAGTCAAACATACTGTCCGCCTGATGTTTGAGATGACTTTTGATAAAACAATTAAACGTCCATGGTTTTCTGATGAACCAACAAAGAATCGCGAAACTTTAATTCGCACTGTTGTTTGGTATCTCGATAAATTTGAACGTGATCCGATGAAAACGGTGCAGCTTGCCAACGGCAAAGCCGCTGTTGAACTCAGTTTTAGACACGAAATAGATTTAAGCTCCGAAATCACAGGCGAAAATTACATGCTTTGTGGTCACTTAGATCGTGTTGTGGAATGGCAAGACGCAATCTTCGGATGCGATCACAAAACAACTAAATCTGGGATTTACCAAGATTTTTTTGAAAAATTTTCTCCCGATAACCAGATGACTTTATATATATTTTCTGGACAAGTTGTGCTTGAATTACCAATCAAAGGTATGGTTATTGATGGTATTCAAGTAGGAGCAACATTCGCCCGCTTCCAGCGAGGGGTCACAACAAGAACAAAGTCTCAGCTAGAAGAATGGTATAAAGATCTTGGATTTTGGCTTCGACAAGCTGAAGTATTTGCCGAAGAAGAACATTACCCTATGAATGAAAAATCTTGCAGCAATTTCGGCGGATGTCCCTTTAGAGAAGTTTGCAGTGTTTCACCGGAATCAAGGCAATCTCTACTGGATCATCTTTACACCAAACGCATTTGGGACCCCCTAACCCCACGCTAAAAATAAATAAAATTTTTATTGTTTAAGGATAACTAAAATTGCCCTATATCAAACAAGAAAAGCGTAATCAAATTGACGATGATTTGGAGTCTCTAATAGAAACTATCCGTACTAATTCAACCAACACAGATGTAGCAGGAAATCTAAATTACACAATCACAAAACTTCTACTGAAAACCTACAGCATTCCAGAAAACCAAAACTACAGAATTTACAATGAAATGGTCGGTATTCTAGAATGCATTAAACTCGAACTTTATTCGATGTTTGTTTCACCCTACGAAGACAAGAAGATCAAAGAAAATGGACCAGTTATCCCAACTACAGAATGAAAAAATCAGAGTTGTAGCAACCTACCAAGAGCAATCCACTTTCAATACAGACCTCACGTGGAACTATAGATTGCTTTCAGATGGTGTCTGTGAAGTTTGGTCACAGGCATGCAGAAGGTGGTTCCATTATAATTTCACGCGCGCGTTGCGCGCCTCGCCGCCTTCGGCGGCTCGCACAAACACAAAGAAAAAATAAAACTTTATTACACCAGGCCCCAACATGTCAAATAAGCGAAGGTTAGCTTTAAATAACGGCGATCGTGTCAAACACACAAAAACTAAAGCTGTCGGCACTTACACTGGAATGAAATCTTTTGTCATCGGTGAAAAGCGCAGCAATCGTTGGTGGATAGTGTGGGACGGTGAAGTTCAACTAAGGTCTCATACTCAAGATGAACTCGAACGAATCAAGTGAGACGCATTGCTGAATTTGAGTGTTTAAATTGTCACTATAAATGGCAACAACCAGCCGGCCCAACACAATGTGCAAGGTGCGGTCATCTCTATATTAAATGGATAAATTACAATGAAGCAAAGCCAGAATTACCTAAAGGAAGCCTTTCAAGCTTTGTTAGCTGGCGACACTGATAAGAGAGATGATCTGTGCGCGAAATCAAAACTTGCACAAGAAGCGGAACTAAAGGCAGAGGCAATAGCTATAATTTTATCTATAGATTTTTATGTTTACGCAGATGGCACTGCAATCATAACAAAAGAAATGTATGCCGCGGCTCATTAGGCAGAGAATTAAAAAATTAAAGGAAACTAATAATGTCTGATAAAGAAATACCTATCAAACAATACCAGGCCGAAGCTGAAGCAACAAAATCCAACATGTTTATTGTCCCCGGCCATGATAATGTATTGTATAGCCTTCCGATTGATGTTCTCCACGCAGCTTTTGGCCTGTCCACAGAAGCAAATGAAGTTCTTGATATAGCCAAGAAAGCTATGTTTTATGGTAAAGTTATCGATTGGGTCCACATGGATGAAGAAGTTGGTGATATACTTTGGTATGTTGCTATCTACTGCAATTCTAGGGGTAAAACTTTCGAGGAACTTTGCAAGACAAATAACACCAAACTGAAGACTCGTTTTCCAGACAAGTTTACACAGTTTCACGCAATTAATCGTCAGTTAGATATTGAGCGAGAGGTTCTTGAAGAATTAAGTGCCACTGCTGAAGATGTTAAGGGCCAATGAAGATAGATCGTTAGGGCCTGGTGTAATAAATCTTAATTCTTCTTTGTGTTTGTGCGAGCCGCCGAAGGCGGCGAGGCGCGCAACGCGCGCGGGAAACTAAAAGGTAAATCAAATGGCCGATGATATTAAACCAGAAGATACTATTCCATCATTAGGCTTTTTGGACGAGATTGAAACATCGCCAGTTAAAGCATTGTTGTTGGGTGATAGTGGACTTGGTAAAACTGGCGCAATGGCTTCGTTAGTTTGTGCTGGTTATAAGCTCTATATCTTGGACTTTGATATGGGCACGCCGATTTTAAGAAATGCTCTTGGCAGTTCGCGCTCTCCTTATGCTCAGTATTGCAAAGCTAAAAATATCAATGTTAATGATCATGTGTTTTCGTTACAATTGACTGAAAAGATGAAAGTGATGGGTGGTAAGCCAACACCTGTTTCTGCTCAAGTCTGGACAAAAGCTGGAAATGCTCTTGAAAATTTTAAAGTAGGTGATCGTAAACTTGGCAATATTGGAGAATGGGGACAAGACGTAATTCTTGTTATCGATTCTTTTACCACATTGGGTTTTGCTGCTCTTTGGAATGTACAAGCGATGAACAATCGTCTTGGTGCTGATTTCAGTGGCTATGATTGGCAACGTGATGTTGGACAAGCTCAGAATATGATGGAACGCTTGTTGCAGCTTCTTTATTCAAAAGCAGTTGGGTGCAATGTACTTGTTATTAGTCATATCACTTTTGTTGATGATTCTAAAGGCGTCGCTACTGCTCCTTCTCGTGACCCAGACGCCCCGAATATTCAAGTTCGTGGCTATCCTTCTGCTATTGGTCGCTCCCTTAGCCAACGTGTTGGACGCTATTTCAATGATAGTTTCCAATTAGAGATGGTAGGTCATGGTCCAACAGCAAGAAGGTATATCTATACGCTTCCTCCATCAAATGTTTTGGTTAAATCTTCTGCTCCATTTACGTTGAAGCCGAAGTACACAATTGAAACTGGTTTAGCTGAAATTTTCGCAGGATTGAGAGGTCAGCCTGAACCAGAGGATTTAATTAGAACTTCTGAGCGTGAAGTGTGGTACAAAGCCACCCGACAGAAGGACTAACGATATCAAACTTCTATGAGAGTTTGATTTTAAGCAACTTTAATCCAGGAGATAAAAATGTAAACGAACCGGCTACGCAAATAATTTAATTTCTTTTTAAGCCTTTTTAATCAAGTGAGCAAATTAAATCATGCCACCAGTAAATGTTTCTGATCTTCTTCGTCAACCAACCGACAAAGCTGAACGTCCTGCACTTCTCCCAGATGGTCATTTTACAGGCACAATTCTGCGTCATGAATTTGACAAGAGCCGTCAGAAGAAGACTCCACTGGTTCGTTTCTTTTTGAATCCAACTGGTGTTTCGACTGATCTGACTGAAGAGGATATCGAGGGAATCAACCTTAAGACTCTTGAACTTCGGCTTGAATTTTATTTGACACCGAAGTCCATGTATCGTTTGGCTGATTTTTTGGATGGTGTTCTTGGCGAAGGGAGCGGTGAAGGCTATGATGAGCGGCTTCCTGAGACTAACGGTGCTAATGTCATTTTTGGCGTGCGTCAGCGTCTTAATGACGAAGGTAAGCCTATCGGCAACGAAGTTACAACCGTTGTTGGTGAAAATTAACTGACTAAACTGGAGGGGGAGATTAAACTCTCTCCCTCTTTTTAGCTTTAGATAGTTTACTAGAATATTTTGAATAGAAGTTTCATTAATTCAAAGAAAAATTACAATTGGATTTTATGGAAATGGAAAGAAAGCTATTTTAGCTTACAATGAGTTAGCTTAGTGGCTTTTTGGGAATAAAGTACCATATAATAAGGTAGCTTTCAATGAAAGTGATTAGTGAAATTTTTCTATTGGAGCCAACTTTAGTTATAGTTGAAGATCGTCAACGTTCAGTTTTGAATAAAGAGTCTTTGGCTGAATTAAAAGATAGTATTGCACTTTATGGTGTTTTGTCTCCTATCGTAGTTCGACAATCTGTTAATGGTCCGGTTTTGATTTTTGGTTTGCATAGATTAACAGCTTGTCTTGAGCTTGGTATTTCTGTTCCTGCTTTTTATTTTGAATCTCTTTCTATTATTGATGCTAAGGTTTTAGAATTAACTGAAAATATTAAGCGCTCTGATTTAAGTTGGATAGATAAAGTTAAAGCGATTGGCGAAATTCATGCTCTGCATAAAGCTGAAGATAAGAATTGGAACAATACAGCTACTGCAAAAGAGCTAAGCCTGAGTAACACATATATTGGACAGGTATTGACTGTATACCCGTTTTTAGGGTCGAAAAAGCTAGAAGCGGCCACTAGCATCACCCATGCATTTAACATCCTTTCTCGTTTAGCTGACAGGCAGGCTGCGGCAATTGTAGGCGAGATGATAGGGGTATCAAATGATTTCTTTAAAGAAGAGACTGAACGGCCAATATCAATAGAAACTGACAGTGCAGGAAGTGAGAAATCTACAGAAGTATTATCACTCGCTACTGGAATTTCAAAAAATGATTTTATTGGAGTTCAAGTTTCGAGTAGTAATCGGTCTGTTAAAGTTAATGTGTCTAAGGCTGTTTCAACTAAAAATGAAGAACGCAAGTCTGTGCCTGTTCCGCATACTAAGGGTGCTATTTTAAATGAAAGTTTTTTAGAATGGGCGACAACATATAGTGGCAGTAAATTTACGCTTGTTCATTGTGACTTTCCTTATGGAGTTTTCCATGGGGCTAATGCTGCTGGCGGGTTTGGTTCTACTTTCGATGGTACTGCTAACAGTCAAGAAGCTTTGTATGAGAACACTCAAAAGATTTATTACGATTTACTGGACTCTTTTGTTGTTAATTTTGATAAGTTTGCTTCTTACAGTTGTCATGTTATCTTTTGGTTTTCGATGAATTTTTATGAAGAAACTAAAGAGAAATTGGAATCAATTGGATTGAGAGTTCAACCTCATCCGTTTATTTGGCACAAGAGTGATTCAAAAGGCGTTTCACCTTGGCCTCATGGGCCTAAAAAAATTTATGATACAGCTTTTATTTGCTCGCGCGGTGACAGACAAATGATTAAGCAAGGTACTAATGCTTATTCTGGTCCCACGCCTACTAATAAGATTCACCCATCTGAAAAATCAGAAGCTATGTTGAAGTATTTTTTATCAAGTTACATTGATGAAACAACAACGGTATTTGATCCAACGTGTGGATCAGGAGTTGCACTTCGTGCGGCTGAAGATTTAGGTGCTAAAGAAATGTTAGGGTTAGAGATTAATTCTGAATATGCTGTTGCTGCAAATCATGCGATGTTGAAAGCAAGGGCATTAAGAAAATTGAAATGAAAATTGAAATGAAAATCGAAGATGTAGTGCCGTTAGGGTATGTTATTGAATTAGAAGGTAAACGACTTGTTTTTGTTGGAAAACTTCCAGGTAATATTCTTAATAGCTATTATGTTGGTTTTAGGAACTTTGAAGGCAGTGATACTAAACTTAAGCTTTCAAAAGAAGCTATGGAAGCGCTTATTCAACTTTACTCTAAGCTTGAAGCAGCACCTGGTACTGATCCTTTTCCTGAAAGAGAGAGTTGGGCTGTTGTGGAAGAATGATTTTAAATATAAATTTGTATCAAGAAGGGAATAAAAGCTATGCCAACATTGAAAGATGTATTTATAATTGAGATTTTATCTCCGTTTGATCATAAGGTAGATGAAAAATTTCGAGTGATGCCACCTGAAGGTAAAATAAAAACATCTGAGGCTATTGCAAGATTAATTCATGAAACTTTTTTTACAGATTTAGTTACTGTAAATGTTACGCATGAGAGAAGAGTAGTTGAAGGTGAATAGTGGCTCAGGCTCCAACTATCTAGGCAAGTTGTTAATGCAAGTTCGAGCTGAACTTAAAAAGTTAGTTAAATGAAAAGCTTTAGAGAAGAAACGTTAGAACGTCAATTTGCGGCTTCTATTTTCTTCTGGTTTAACTTTATTTTTAAGTTGGCAATTTTTATTGCTGTAATAAAGTATATTGTTAAATGAAAATTCTAATTGTAGGTGAAGCTTACGGCGATAAAGAGTCGATGTTTAATCATCCCTTTGTTGGCCCAGCGGGGCGCGAGCTTGCTAATATGCTAGCTGATGCTGGGCTTGCACCTGCTCACAATATGCGTTGGCCTAATGAATTGGATATGATTGCCCACTGGAAGATGCTTAAGCGAGCTTATAGTATTGAGTTAGCTCTTGTGTTTCCAGTGCAGCCTGAAGATAATAATGTAGAATTGTTTTTTGGAGCAAAGAAAGAAGATGTTTGTCTTGATATGGGACCGCTTAAGCCGGGTGCGTATTTAAGGAAAGCTTATAGACCATATTATGATGAATTGCACGAGCTAATTAAAACTGAAAAACCGAATCTTGTTATTACAGTTGGAGTTACGCCAACGTGGGCTCTAACAGGACAGCAAAAAATTGCAGGTATCCGAGGTACTGTAATTTGGAATCCGGTTTTAAAGACAAAGATTTTGCCTACATGGCATCCAGCTGCTGTTTTAAGACAATGGTCATTGCGTGCTATTGCTATTGCAGATTTGATGAAGGCCAAGAAAGAATCTGAATATCCTGAAGTTAAACGTACTAAGCGTTATATTTTAGTTGATCCTTCTTTTGCTGAAATGAAAGAATGGCTAGACCAACCTGCTAAAATTTTTTCAGTTGATATCGAAACTGGATATGCACTTTTTAGTAAGACTGAAATCGAACGTATGAAAAAGCAACAACCTCATCTTGTGAGTTTGTTAGCAGGTCAGATATCGATGATAGGTTTCGCTAGAAGTTCTACAGAAGCAATGGTTATTCCTTTTATGGCTCGTAGAGAGTTAAAGGAAACTGAAATTGTCGGTGAATTGTTGGTTTCTAAGAGAACACTGAATTATTGGGACAACCCAGATGATGAAATTGAAGCTTGGCGACTTGCGCTGTATGGCTTAAAGAAACCAGTTCCAAAGCTTTTTCAAAATGGTGTGTTTGATATATCTAGATTGCTTTGTGCTGCGATGAGACTAACTCAGTGTTATGAAGATACAATGCTATATCATCATGCACTTTTTCCTGAACTTCAAAAAGGATTAGGTTTCTTAGGCTCTCTTTATACTGATGAACCAGCATGGAAAGGTATGTTGCATCACGGTGAATCAATAAAACGCGATGAATAACTTAAATAAGGAATGAACAAATGGATGACTCTGATAGAAAATTATTAGAAGGTAGAATCAGAACATTAGAAACTTTGGTTTCTGCTTTGCTCCATACTGTTATTGATACTTCTTGTTCAACTGAAGACGAAGTTGAACGATATATGCAAGCATCATATAAATTAAGTACTCAAGTAAGAAGCAATAATCAGCATAACGGTTGATTATTTTGTGTGCATTGAAAGTCTAATTATGCCAATTATTGAAACCAGCGTATTAACAGGACAAGAAGATACAAGCAATACGCAGGCTTATAATGGCCTTGATTGCATGATGACGCTTGAGATTTTCAATGCACTGTCTCAACTACCTGACCCAAATTCTGGTGTGATTTATAATTTTTCGCGTGCGCTTCAGGCTCCTGTTATTGAAATGTCTTTGCGTGGTTTTAATGTTAATATGGTAGCCCGTGAAAAGGCTATTGCTCAAACTAAAAAGAAAATGGCTGAATTTAATAATATTATTCAGCAATTTTCGCAAGCTATGTGGGACAGGGATATTAACCCTAACTCAAGTATGCAGCTAAAAGATTTATTTTATAACAATTTCAAAATTAAGCCTGTTATGAAGTATGTCGCCGGCGAAGAGAAAATGCCGATGGACAGAAAAGCAATGGAAAAGCTAGAGTCTCAATTGTGGGCTCGCCCGATGATCGCAATAGTTTTAGCTTGGCGTGATTTAGCAAGACAACTCCAACTGTTAGAATCAGAGATTGATGATGATTGGCGTTTTCGTTCTTCTTTCAATATTGCAGGCACCACTACAGGTCGTTGGTCCAGTTCAAAATCTTCAACTGGCTCTGGGGGAAATGCACAGAATGTTGCTCCTGGGCTTAGGTTTATATTTACTGCTGATGATGGATTTGATCTTTATGGCTATGACTTAGAACAAGCTGAGTCGCGTGAAGTTGGTTTACTTTGTGGAATTCTGTTTGGTGATTGGACTTATCTTAATGCTTGTGAACGCGGTGATTTACACACTACTGTCTCTCGCTTAATTTGGCCAAACCTTGGTTGGACAGGCAATGATAAAGAAGACCGTAAAATTGCGGATCAACCTTATTATCGTGCAATGTCTTATCGAGATTTATCAAAGCGTGGTGGACATGGATGCGTAACAGCAGACCATGAAGTTTTGACGCCTGATGGTTGGGTTGGTATAGATACCAAACCTGATGTTATCATGCAGTGGAATGGCGCAACAGCTAATTATATTAAAGTAGATAAGTGGACTGATAAAACTTATGAAGGTATTTTTCATGAATGGGAAAATGACACTTTATCTATTAACATGACTGACGATCACAGAGTTTATTTTTGGTTACCTGGTTCAACGAGAATTGTGGTAGCAACACCAAGCGCGGTGCCGAGTGGTGCTTTAATCCCAACACAGATTATTTCTTATAATTCCACTTTTAGTGAAATTAACGATCAAACAACAAAACTTACATATTTTGCAACAAAGCGGGTTTATTGCCCAACAGTTTCAAGTGGCGCTTTTTATATAAGAAGAAACAATAAAGTTTCAATAACTGGCAATTCTAATTATTTGTTGAAGCCTAAAAATGCTGCCGAACATTTAAAAATTCCTGTTTCTATGGCTGAAGAATTTCAATCAAATTATTATAGTGCATTTTCAGCAATCCCTAAATTTCATCAATGGGTTGCAGAACAACTTCAAACAAAAATGTATCTTACAAATGTTTTTGGACGTAGGCGCGATTTTTTTGATAGGCCAGATTCAGATGAGACAATTCGCAAAGCTGTAGCATATCTTCCACAATCTGCAACAGGTGACAGACTTAATTTAGGTCTTTATCGTATATGGAAACATATGCCTCATGTGCAGTTAGTCGCGCAAGTTCATGATGCTGTCTATTTTCAAGCTCCTAATTCTTATGATAAAAAACTTATTGATACACAAACTAAAGCATGTCTTGAAGTACCGCTCTATATTGGAGATAGGAAGTATTTAGTCCCATCTGAAGGAAAAGTAGGGTTTAATTGGGGTAACTATTATGATGAAAAAGATGCTGAAAGAGATTTAGCTGAAGATCGCCTCCCAAGACCCTTAAATACTAGTGGCCTTAAAAAACTAAAATTTTAGGAGCGGTTTAAATGAAACATCAGAGTACAAGTTGCGCGATTGGATAGACCAGTATTTAGAAGAAACACAAGGAATGCCTTCGCCAGCTGAGTATCGTTTATGGTCCGCAATAACTACTATCAGCGCCGTTATGGAACGAAAGTGTTGGACCTCTGCTTCAGGGGGAGCTTTCTATCCTAATCTTTACACGGTTTTAGTTGGCGGTCCTGGATCTGGAAAATCTCAAGGTGTTTCTATTGCAAGAAATCTATGGGCTAAAATCAAAGATCTTAATATTGCGCCTGATAGCGTTAGCAGAGCATCTTTGCTTAAAGACCTAGCAAAAGCGATCCGCACAGTGACGCTTTCTGACGGCAGACCAAGAATATTTTGTTCGCTTGCGATTGCCTGCCGCGAATTTAATACACTGTTTCCTAGCTATGACCGAGATTTTGCCGCTGCGATGAATGATTTATTTGACAATCCACCAGAGTATAAATTAACCCGCATTTATTCAGGTGAAACATGTATCAACGCTCCAACTATGACTATGATTACCGCCGTAACTCCAGACACACTAGGCGACACACTGCCCGAGCCCGCTTGGGGCTCCGGGTTTACCGCGCGTTTGTTGCTGATTTATGCGAGCGAAAAACCGGATGTGGATTTTTTTGAAGAACACGATGAAGACAATCAAGATATGTATCGAAGACTTGCTCCACCGTTGAATGACATTTTTCATTTAAGTGGTAAATTTGAGTGGACTGATGAAGCAAAGAATGAATTAAGAAATTGGAAACAAGGTGGTTTTCAGCCTGTACCTGAACATTCCAGACTAAGACACTATTTAACTCGTCGCGAAACTCATGTAGCTAAACTTGCAATGATTTCTGCTGTCAGTTCCAAACGAAAGCTTGTTGTTGATGAAAATGACGCTAAAAGAGCTATTCAATGGCTTATTAAAGCCGAAGCTAGAATGCCCGACATTTTCAGAAGCATGGGACAAAAATCCGATACTCAACTCATTAAAGACCTCCACTTCCATATCTACCAACTCTGGGCTTCCGTGGAACGCTCCAAAAGAGTACCAGTCAATGAAAAAGAATTCTACAAATTTTTATCCGAGCGAGTACCGTCAGAGCGTATTGAAAAAATTCTTGAAATGGCAGTCAGAACTGGAGCTTTCAAAACCGCAGGAAATGGAGATTGCTATGTCCCAAGACCTTTATCTGGACCTGTATAGTAAACCATACGAATTTGAAAAGAAAACTGAACAACTGTACAGGTTTTCATGGGATGTCGGCATGATAGATATAAATAGTTTTCCACATGGAATACACTGCCTTTCACTTGATTATGATAGTTGTTATTATTTGATTAAAATAAGAGTAGCAATACCAGATAATACACCAGAAGGAGATGCTATTATTATGCTTCGTGAATATTTAAACCAAGAACTTCCTTCTGGGTTTCATGTAGATATTTATATTCAACGTTTCGTTTCTGTGATGGAATATACACCATCTACCTATAACAACTTATATCAAGCTCCAACAACTCTTTTTAGTTTTAGTACAGAAAGTAGTAGTAGAGATGAATTTCAAAGGGCAGCAACTTATTTTACAAAAGATATGGGATCTTCTTCTCCAAAGCAATTTACCGCACAGCAAGCCATGAATCTTATAGAAAAAATGAAAAAGAATCCTAAGCTTGAAGTTAAACCTAAAGAACCTAAAAAAGACTTAATTATCGATAGTTTATTTTGATGCGAACCAAACTTATGCCAGGTCCGGTGCCTTTAAGGCCAATGCATAAAAGTCGTAGAAAATACTTTCCTTCAAGATCCGCTTCTAATATGGATAGTATTAAAGTAACACCAGAACAACTTGAATGGCTTGATGCTCTTGTGTTAGGTATCTTTACAGATATGTCAAATGCTGGAGCTACTTTGGCACAAATTCTTGGTTCAATTTATTTATCTGGTTTAAACCATGCTGTAGTGTTAAATCAAGAAAAACATGAATTGTTTAATGAGAAAGAAAAACCAGATATCATTAAGGAAAGTTGGTGGCTTTAAATGAATAGAGTCGAAGATGTTTCAAATATCTATAAACTAGTTAAAGGCAAATATGGTTACATGTTAGCCAATAAATTCGATGTTTTCATTGGTAAATCTATCATTGAATATGGAGAAAACTGCGAAAGTGAGTTGGCAATGTATCGTCAGCTTACAAAAAATCTTAATAAAAATATTGTTGAAGTTGGCGCAAATACTGGCACCTTTACAGTACCTCTTGCCAAAATGTTGCAAGACAAAAATTTAGCTGTTATTGCGTTTGAGCCGCAGCCATTTGTGTTTCAAAATCTTTGTGCAAATTTAGCACTCAATGATATCACTAATGTTGAAGCGTGGCCATTTGCTTGCAGTGATACTATGGGTCAGCTTTTTTTCAGAATGCCAACGTACGGTAAATCTGGAAACTTCGGTGGTATTCCTTTTACTGAACTTAAAGCTGAACCTAAAATGGCTTCAATACCTTGTGTCACATTAGACCATTCTTTAAATGGCACATCTGTTGGACTTTTAAAAGTTGATGCTGAAGGCTTTGAACTTAAGGTTCTTAAAGGTGCAACAGCTATTATTGATGAAAATCGCCCAATTTTATATGTTGAAAATGATAGACCAGAAAATTCCAAAGAATTGATTGAATTTATTCGAGATTTGAATTATCAATTGTGGTGGCATCTTCCATTTGTTTTTAATCCAAATAATTTTTTCAAAAATTCAATAAATGTATTTAAAGATAATTTCGCAGCTATTAATATGCTAGCTTTGCCCTCTGAAATTAAACCTCAAATTTCAAATCTTGATCCTGTTGTAAGTACTGATCTTGAAGATGCAAAACAAATTTTTATAGAAAGATTAAAAAGAGAAAGTAAAAGCAATGAATGAAATAAGAGGTTCAGGACGTACTAGACGACAATTAGAAAATGCACCATATAACTCTTATTTTGTTTGGTGCAATGATATCATAGGTTATCCTCTAGGCATCGCTAAAAGCTTAGGACGTCACGATGTAAACGTAGTTGGAATAGCTTGGTTGACTGAACATCATCTTGAAGGTCTTACTGTTCCAGTTGTTCTTGATCATTCTGTTATTATAGATTTTATTGGAAATGATATTTTAACTGCTTTGCGAGCCCATTCAGTTTTATTTCCGATAAAATGAATATACCAGTTTGTGAAGATTTTGAAGCCATAGCTAAGGGCTTAAAAGATCTAGAAGCAGCTAAGAAAGATTACTCTTGCGCTAGATGCAGAGATATTGGTTGGGTTGAAATTAACGCAGCCAGCAATAAATGGACTACATGCATAGCATGTGGAAATCCTGGAAATAAAGCTAATCCAACAGTATTTTGGAGTGATTGATATGGTTTCAAATGAAGAACGTAAAGCTTTGGTAGCTAAAATTGCAAATGAAACTGCGGATAAAATAATGACATTTGCAGTCAATAATGAGTTCAATATGGCTGATGCTTTGATTACGTTAGAGTATATTTCTACTGCAATTATAGTTACACTTGCTAGACAATATGCACCAACTAATCCAAAGATGTTTGTATCAGCTATGATGGCATCTATATTAACTGGTGTTATTAATAATTCGCGTGACGAGTGTGATTCAACGGGTATTGATCTCGCTGAAGAACTAGGTGAACCAGCGCAGGAAGATCCAACAGCTCCAGCTGCTAATTAATGTTAAAACATTTAACACTTAAATCTATTCTAACTAATAAGATTTTGATTTTATTTTTTCTTATATCACCGGGGCATATTGAGGTTCAAACTTATACTATGAATTATTCAATTTGCAAGTTAGCTGTTCGTTATTATGATTATACTATGACTCAGCAGAGAGAATGTATTCTTCATAGAGGTCAATTGATTTTTGCGAGATGTGATTAAAAATCAATCAAATGTCAAATATTGTTCAAATTCCATTGAAGTATAAATCAGCGACGCTTTATTACGCGCTCGTAGATGAGGAAGATTTTGACTATTTGATGCAATTTGCTCCTTGGTATCTTTCTGTTTCAGCCAAAACATTTTATGTCTATAGCTTGAGCATTGTGCCTAGGCATGTTGTATTAATGCATCGGTTTTTGCTAAATATTAATGATAGAAAAGTTAAAACTGAACATATCAATGGTAATGGACTGCATAATTATCGATCTAATATTAGAATTAAGATTAAAGTTTCTGAATGCGAAAATTATGTACCAAAACATCGCTATGCTCAAAAAATTAAAGATGGCATTTATTATTGTACTTTTTACCATAAGTATAAAGTAACCGTTCTTTATAAGAACAGAACAATTAACGTCGGTTATTTTGATTCTCAACATGAAGCTTTAAAAGCGCGCAAAGAACAAGTGGCTAAACTTGCTAAGTTAGCTTTTAAAGAAGCACTTTCAATAGAAGATCTGTTAAACACTGATGTTGTAAGCACAAAACCTACAAAAGTTAACACCAAAAGCAAAGTTTTAACTCTTGAAGACCTGTAACAGAAAACAGATTACGGTTTGGCAACGACTCCCCATTGGGCCAAGCGCTCAGGCGTCTGGCAGACCTTCCATGGGTGATAGTGCCAAGGCTCTAGCTAGGGCAGCCCTTGCTTGCCACAGAAGCCGCACCTTGGCAGGAAAAGTGAGCAATTTCAAAGGTTTAGCCCCCTGCTTCGTGTTCGGATCGACGCGCCCTGCCTCTGTGTCAAAAAGATAGACATTGTGTCTCTAACGTGATAGTCTCGTTTATATACATAATCTTGGAGACATACCTAAAATGTTCGACCTTCGCGCAGTCTCGCTTGAAATTGAACGCCTCGCTTGTGGTGCCGGATCAGCAAAAGTTGATACCATAAACCTTCTTGAAACAATTCTTCAAGCAGATTTCAAAAATTTAGAGCTTGCCGCTAAGCTGCGCACTTCTTGGTTTCTTTTGGCGGAAGTTCAACGTCTCATGATTGAAGCTGATAACATAGTTATAGCACAAGTGCAGGAGGAAACTATCAATGAAGCTTGATATTCAGAAACTCGTTGTAAACGAAGAATATAAGCATCTGACTCTTCGAGCGGCTGCTATTCTAGTACAGATTCAGCGTGGTAAAGAAACAGCAATAGAAATTTCTAAGATTTTAAATATCGAAGAAGCTGCTACTTGCCGTTCTGTTAATAATTTAATCAAACTCGGTTTAGTAAACAGTCGTGTTGATGCAAATGACATGCGCAAACATATTCTTTCCGCAACTCCTCAAGCTTTAGTATTCTTTAATGGATAACTCTAATGCATATGTTTGATGAAAGCAGACCACAAATTAATGGTCTACCTGCTTACGGAAATCCAGCTATTGCAGTTCTACCAAGATTAAACATCACGCCAAATCGCGGTGAAACTGTCACAATTTCAGTTATCTTAGCGATTGATTGTTTAATTTTTAGTGAATTTAAAGTCTTAGTCTCTGAAGAACGGCTTGAAGGACTTCTACAGGATTATCGTTCTGACCCTGAAACATTCTTAAAAATTCTTTTTGGTTATGAAAGCCCAAAGAAGTTAACAATGATAGTCAAGCCTCAGATTAAAAAAGTTGAACTTGATATAAGTGATTTTCTTTAATGACAAAAGTTCCAGAGTAAGATGGCCGAGGCTACACAGACCGTGAAACTGCTGATCTGAGACAAAAAGTAAGACTTACAAAAATTTTCATAATTAAATCTTAAGAAAGAATATAATAAATGCGTAAGTTGACTTGTACTACCTGCAATGGATTTGGCACTGTTCGTCGTTTTGGCTCATGCACTGATTGTAAAGGCAAAGGCCACTTTATAGTAGATACGCCAAACAAAGTTATCACACTAAAATATCATGAAGCATTGATAATGGCGCTTAAGGCACAATGTCTATTGCGGCCGGCAACTACTACCGGTGCCTAAAAAACATAGTATTATTCTTATGCAAGCTATAGATAAGAAGAATGAAGACAAACCTTATGAGCGTCAGTTTGTCATAAAATACTGTGCCAAATATAATGTTGAAGCAGCATATCCAGTTAACTCAGTTTATTGCACAATATGCAGAAAGCAACTCTCATGAAATCTTTCACAGCAGATATTCGTGTTTTGGGCGGTTTGCCTGTAACAATCAAATTTTATATAGCACCGCCAGATCCTGATGTCGGTATCTTTAATAGCTATATTGATGATTGGGAAATCATCAGAATCAATGATCGAAAATGCAAAAGCGCTAACTGGCTTATTAAACGTATCGAAGCCAATAAGAAAGAAGTAGAACGCATTGAAGAAGAATTAATGTGTTCTATTCCTGGACCTGAAGATCGCGATCGCGACGACTATTAATTCAATCTCAAACAAATAAGAATTTTTCATGACCATTTTCACATTTTTTGAAGTAAAAACCCTTATCAATGATGCTATTCCTAAAAATGCAGATAAAGATATTGTACGTACTGCATTACTTTCACTTATAACACCAAGACTTGAATTAACAATTGAGTGTCTTTCAAAATCAATACAGGATTTAATTCCCGAAAACATTGCAGCAGAAAGTATAATTAATGTTATTGTTGATGCTCTTGTTACGCAATCACTTGCGCGTACAGGTTCTGATTATTTAATTCAAAATTTACGCCACATTCAGCAATTAATTTACGTCGAATACATGAAAACATTACTATTTGCAATTGCAGATGTTGATGGTTTCAAAAGCACGCATCTTGCAGAACTTAACCGTTTAGCTTTCAGCGATGAAGAAAGTGCGTTTATCGACCAGAATAGTAAAAATATTATCACTGCATTGATGAATGGTACACAAATATCAGAATTACTCTCTAAAAACTAAATTAGTAGAATTGTTCTGCTAATCAATTAAAGAAAGTTGGATTAATGTCTGAGACTCCGATGAACCTTAAACGGAACGTTTTGCCAATTCCAGGTGGGCTTAAAGCCGTCTATAATTTTACTGATGGCACCTTTCTTGGCGAAATTGTTTGTATTACTGTTGGACCAACCGGCCCGCAAAATTTACCTGCTTTATTGCTGGATTTTGCAAATGCACTCAATGACGCAGCAAAAGCAGCAAAAGAAGCTAATGATGCAAAAATTGCTAAAGCTAATGAAGGAATGGCAGCTACAGCTGTTTCACTTGATGCTCAATCTGAGCCAGAAAGTAACTCTGGACCATAATTGCTGGACCATAATTGCTGGACAATAATTGCTGCTCCATTTAAAGCTGGATTTAATTAATGACTAAAGCTATAACTGAAGATCAAAAATCCCAGTTAAAAGAACTTTGGCTAAAACATACCCCAAAAACTGTAATTGCTAAAAAGCTTAATATGTCTGTTCAAGCAATTTCAACTTGGGGCGAGTTGCAAAATTTACCTCCATATGTAAAGCGTAAAAATACTCCAGTCTGTGCTAAAGATTGGCCTGAAAGTTTTAAAGAAAAATTTCGTAAACTTTACTCTAATAAAGATAATACTTATCAAGACATAATTAAAGCTTTAAACGATAAACAGTGCTGCAATTCACGACATATTCGTCTAGCGCTTCATTATTTGAACATTACACCACAATCTCTTAATAAGGTAGATAGAGATGCCAGAAGGAATCAAAAAGAGCTTCAAGAAATTCAAAAAAGAGCTAAAACTTCGCAAGAAAAAAAAATTGAAGTGCCGTCTGACGCTCATAATTGGGACACACAAGGAAGATGTCGAATTTGCCTTAAGTGCCAAGAAAAGCAATATAAATCAACCCGTCATTGTATCCAAGGTGGACATCTTTTAAGCTGGCTTCCAGCAATATCCCCAACATGCAGCAAAAAGAAATAAATAAATGATAAAATTTCAAAAAATTCTTATTTACGGTGTAGTATCGCTGTATGCAACAATGCTGCTTGCAGCTTACACCAATAAACTAAATCTCCATGAAACATTAACACTGACATTTTTGCCAGCTATTCTTTTGCTTTATTTTTATCCAACAATTTATGCTTTTAAACTTAATAGATCATTTGTCATTCCTGTTTTATTGGTTAATACATTTTTTGGTTGGACTATAGTTGGCTGGCTATTAGCTCTATATGGCGCAATTAATAAAAAAGAAACAGAAAGCAGTGCTAAGGTTTTAAAAGAAAGACAAGCTGCATTTAATGCGTTAGGCGCTTTGATGCTTTTTGCAATTTTACTCTTTATTTTGCAATCATTGGGAATTTTTGTTCATAGCTTTAATTTCATGAACCAAGATGCAACAGATTATTTATTTTGGGGTCTGTTAATTGGTTTGTATTTTCTTCCAACATACATTGCATATAAATGCAAATCCAACATTATTCAAGTCATTTTTCTGTTAAATATCTTTCTTGGTTTAACTGGCATTGGTTGGTTATTCTGTGTTGCTCTTGGAATTTGGAGTGGAGCCAGAAGAATTATTATTATAGATAATATAAATCAACTTCATAAAGAAGATTAAGGAGAAACTAACGTGCGCAGAAGTGAAGAAATTGTCAGTAGATACAAAGAATTAAGTAAAAATGAACATGAAGATTCATTTGGAATTCAACGGACAAATTTACTAAAATTTTTACCATTTAGTACAATTAAAACATATCTTCGTCCAGATTTTCCAGAAGAAGCTCGTGATATGTGGGACTGGAAGCCAGTAACAGAAGAAACTGTTAAACAAATCATTTTTGACTATATGCCATTTGCTTGGAAAAAAGCCAACCAACGGCGCAGTGTTCCTGCAATACGCTCATTGGAGCATATGAAAATCTGGTTATGGTTGCTTGAAGATACTCTTGCAGATCAACTGGAATATTATCAGTTTTACGGCAAAGACAAACTAGAAATGATCTGCAACAAGTTCAACTGGTGCTGGGAAAAGTGGGACAATGGTGAAAGATTTAACTGATGCACATAATTGTAGACATTGATGGTACGCTTGCAGATGGCACTCATCGCCAGCATCTAATTAAAGGTGGCCCTGATAACATAAATAAATGGAAAGATTATCAAGCTCTATCTCACCTTGATGCAGTTATTGAGCCAATTGCTCATGTAGTTAGACAGCTTTATTGTGCAAAGAATACTATATTAATTTGCACCGGCCGCCAACAGTTTGAACGAGCCGCAACGGTCAAGTGGCTTGGAGAGAACTCTATACCATTCCATGAAATATTTATGCGCACTTCTAACGATTTCAGACACGATGATATTATTAAAGAAGAATTACTGGATTACATGCTTACGCAAGGATTTTTGCCTCAGCTTGTTTTCGAGGATCGTCAGTGTTGTGTTGATCTATGGAGACGCAGAGGATTAGTTTGTTGTCAGGTAGCTCCAGGTAATTTTTAAAGCACAACTCAAACCTAATCTTAAAAAGAAAGCTAAACGTAAATGAGAATCGAAGAAAAACTCTTTTATCTTGAAGAAATGATAAAAGAAATAGGTATAACAATTAATTCAAATTGGCCAGATATTTCTCGTGAATTTCCACAGTTAAAGTATAGAACCAAAGAACAAGGTGTTTGGTATTATGGCTACAGATGCGCTATGCGTGATATATTTATGTATTTAATTGAAGAAACTGAAGAAGAAAAAGAAAAATCTGAAAAAGATTGTGCGCAGCTTGAAGATCTTGTAACTGAAAATGAAAGACTCAGAACAGCTTTGCTAACACTTTGGACTAATGATACTATAACTTTTGGATTTGGACATGAACAAGAAACTGCTATAATTCCAGACGCAATTAAAAATTTCGCAGGAAGTATTTTATATCCAAGCCAAAATAAAATTTCACTTAAGGAGCCAAAAAAATAATGGCTACATATGATGAAGCGAAAGAAGCAGTTAGTGAAGGCTTTATCGCTAAGCGCGAAGCTTGGGAAGATGATCAGGCGATTGTTTTAGCTTTATTTGGAAATAAATTTGGCTTCCCTGTCTATATTAACGATGGGCGCTTGCATGATCAAACAGGCTTCATTAAGCGTTATTATGCGAATTCTGATGATAAAGCTGCTACGGATTGGGTGTGGCAAAAGGCACAATATTCGCTTGAAGATACAGTTTCACCAAATCTATTAAACTAATGATTATATTAAAAATCTAAAACTAGAATTGTAGAGTTGGAATTCAGGCGTGAAAAAAAATATCGAACAAGCCACCTTGATGATCCAAGCTTTTGAAAGCGTTGGATGCAACTATTTTACCCTAGTAGCAGAAAAAAATAATGAAACAGTATTTATTCGCCGTGCTGTTGATGCAGAATTTATCAAGCTTAATCTCAGAAACGACCTTGAACATGCTGCTAGGGTATCTTGTAATCTGCACCTTCGACCCTATTCTCGATTATATTATTTGGTGCAGCTTGACGATATTCGCATTTTTCCTTTTTGTGTTTGTGCGAGCCCGCTGGAGGCGGGCGAGGCGACCGCAGGTCGCGTGAATTCACCATTTATCATTACAGAAACAAGTTCAAAAAGTTATCAATGTTGGTTAGCTTTAAATAAAAAGTTTACAGTAGACGAAACTAAGATAATTAAAAAGATTTATCAGGCGGATTTGGGCGCTACGGGAAGCTGCCGACTGGCAGGTTCAACCAATTTTAAGGAAAAATATTCGCCAAATTTTCCAACCGTTAGAGTTGTTTTTAGTTCTTTATATACTCTAGCGGATTATGAAGAATTATCTACTCAGATAATTCAATTTAATGCGCGGCAAGCCGCGCCTCGGCGGCTTTCAGCCGCCTCGCACAAACACAAAAAAGAATTTAACAATATTACACCAGGCCCCAAACTAACTAGAACTCTTGCATGGCCTTTTTATTCAAAAGCTATTCAACAGAACGATGGTAGAAGAGATGGTTGGGGTCCAGATCGAAGTAGGGCTGATTTTGCTTGGGCAATTATGGCACTGAAATTTGGGCACTCAGTTGAAGAAGTTGCAGCAAAGCTTCAACAGATTAGTGATAAGGCAAGAGAGAAATCGGAATACGAAGCGGAGTTGTATGCCTTTAATACGGCACTGCGTGCTTCTGAGGTTTATAATAGGTGAAAATAAAAGAATTATGGCAATAATAGGTTTGACTCGATTCTGTCAATAACAGAATGCGCCCAAGCAATATCGTCTTCGTCAATTTCGCCAAAATTACCTCCAAATGCTGATGCAGTCATCGGAAGTTCTTCACCGATTTCTGCTGCTTGCCAGATTACGTCATGCGATAGGTTTGATATACTTACAGCGGTGTGATTGGAGCAAATTGCATTAATTACCGTATCAACCAAGCTAATTTGCTCAGCTGAAAATATAGAAATATCAGGCTTCTTCAACGAGAAGAATTGCGTTTGGTTGTACACGTAGGTTGGGATCTGTCGTTCAACTAAAGCCCCTGACTTCACAAGGCGTGCGCGGGAAGCCATAATATCTCTGGGGGTCGGTCCAAATTGGCGCTTGATATACGTCGCTCCAGTTATAGAACTCCCGTATTCAGCGAAGGCAAACATGTCAGAATACCACAAAACCTTATTAAGTTTTGTAACTCCAAGTTTGTTAGGATTATCGCACCGCGCACATATGTAGTGCGTGAGTGTGTCTAATTTCGCATGTTCCACTTGCCTGACTCCGGTAGGTTTGTTCGCTTTTCATTTCGAACTATACACCACATTATAACAATTATAACGCGATTTGTTACCTAAATGTCGAGTCGCGGGCTCTTAATTGCGATTCGATGGTAGTGATAAGTTTGCATTTCAGACATGCAATATGATCAATACGCAGCAACGCCTTGGCTGTTTACTGAGTCAAGTATATTGTTACCAAACTGTTTGATTATATTAGAGTAATTTAATTGCTATATGTATGATATATTGAGCGATTAGGATAATCCCACAAATGCCAATAGCGAATGTAATCATAGCACGAACCCATGTTCGCCAGTTTGATTTACCTGCTATAAATTGCAGAGCGCAGTGGTTTGGCTGTACTGCTTTAGCAAGAAATGCGCAGAAAATACACCATCTTAACTTGCGAGGTCCGACGCGACCTTCAGGGGTGTAACCTGCCCCAATAGCAGCCCTGAGACTTACTGTTTGGCCGGCTTCACCGCCGGTCAAAACATTTATGGTTTCATCAAAAATTATACCATTAGTGTCAAGCTGTTTAAGATTTTGATTTATATAATTTTTAAATTGTTCCATAATTTTCTCGCTTAATAAATATTCAGTTTTCGCATTGAACATTCATCGTTACATCACTTGTAGTACTAAATGTCACCGAGCCACGCGCGATGAGAAGTGTAGAAAGAGTTGTATTGCCGCCAGCGTTGCCTGTGAGTTGGTAGTCAAAGCTAACTTCTTGTGCTTGACAGAGTACACCAGCGCCGCCAACAGAAACGTTTGATGCGAGGTGAATAGAACCGAGACAAATACCAATATCATGGGATGTTAAGCTTAATGCTGTAGAATCAGCATAGGTGCCAGTTGGAGGAGAACTAAAAATAACCATATCTAAGCTGGAAGCAAAAGAACCGCTTGCCATATTGACACAGACATTTTGTAATTTACCTGAAGATGGAACATTAGTTGTATTGATAAGACCGCCAACGCAATAACCAGCAGAATAAGCTGCGGTTCCTACTACAAGATTCTTAGTGATATTAAAACGTTTTGGTGCAACAATAGCAGGTTGTGCAGTAATTGGAGTTGGATTTACAGCAGTAGTCATTAAAATCTCCTGTTATTGGGCTTGATCTGAAGTTAAGTATTGCCATAGAACAGCTTCACTTGTGTCTGAAGCCTGCACTACGCATGTGATGTAGTATTTGACGCCAGGGATCAAATTGCCAATCTGCTGTGCTACAGCTTGATTATCTAGTCCTGTGGTAGGGCTAGAGGTGACTACGGCCGGGCCAATAAGACGTGACATTGGCGCAGGATCATTAGTCTGACTTGAAGGCGCAATCTTGCAAGTTACAGATACTATATCGCTCACAGTTAAACTTGGATTTGTTTTAGCCCACATACTTCCAAAGTCAAAAGTAAAAACACGAGTTTCAACTATAGCAGTAAGAGGCGTTAATGAACCGATACCCTGAGTCATAAAACTATTCCTTATTCTGGATTATTTTCATCATTTATATTGTTAGGGCGTGCCCATAAAATAGATTTATAGACTGCTCCACGAATCCAGCCTAAAGTGTTGAAAGTTAAACGAAAAATTTTGAAAGTAGTAGATATAGTTTGAGCAGACACAATTGAAACAGCTATAATTACAAAGCCACTGAATGCTGTGATTGATTTAATAAATTGATTAGATTGTGTTGTAACAAAGTTTATTGTTGATTTAGAAGTGATCACTAAAATAGATTTTGGTGAAATTAAAGTGCTAAGACTTTTATTTAAAGTAAATTGAATATTGATACTGGAGTTTAGGATTGTAGATGCAATAATTGAAATAGCAGAACTGACAGTAATTGCGTTAACTATCTCAGAGGATAAGATTTTAATAGATTTAAAAGCATTTATAAGAAAATTAACAGATTGAGTAGAGATTATTGAAATAAAAGTTGTAATTGTTTTTCTAATTTTAACAGATTCTGTTGAAGCAGTAGAGATATTTTTAAGAACTTGTTTTATAAGATTAATAAATTTAGAAGAAGTTATATTGATTGATAAAAGAATTACTTTTATTTGAATAGAAGTAATAGATTCTGCGCTAAAAATTTTAATAGATTTAACAATTTGTTTAAGAGTTGAAATTGACTTAGTGGTAATAATTGAAATATATTTTAATAGAGCTTTTATTAAATTAATAACTTGTAAATTAGATACAAAAATAAGTTTGTGAATTTGCTTGATTAGGTTAATAATTTGAGCATCAGTGACAGATGCAGATTGTTGATAAAGATAACCCATTTGAGTTGCAATTGCAATTGCAGTTTCGGAAGAAGTTATAAAGATATATTTTGAAATTTGTTTTATAGTAGTTATAGTTTGAGTATTTGTATTAGATATTTTTTTACTAATTGCTTTTAATAGATTAATAACTTGAGCATCTATAATAGAAATATGTTTGGAAATAAGTTTAATCAGATTTATAGTTTGTGTATCTATAGTTGAAATTTGTTTAAAAATTTGTTTGATAAGATTGACTGTTTCAAAGTTTGTGATCGATTCTAATTGATGATAAATGTAGCCAAGTGCAGTTTCAATAGCATTAACAATATTTGAATTGGAGACAGAGATGCGTTTGCTAATAATTCTGATGATGTTGCTGACTTGGGAATTTCCAACAAATATTAATTTAGCCAGCAGCTTGATTGCATTTATTGTTGTTGAATTTGTGACTGAAACAGATTGATTATAAACAAAACCAGTAATATTTTCAATAGTTTCAGTAGTATTTGTGTTGATGAAAGAAATATATTTATGAACAGTTTTGATAATATTTATGATTTGTGTATTGGCTATTGAAGTAATATGAGATATTAAACGAATAGAACTAATTGATTCAGCAGTAATAATATTGATATTTTTGTGCATTTGTTTTGTTAAACTAATTGATTTAGTATTTGAGATGTTGAAAGTCTTATTTGTTTGTTTTATAATTGAAATAGATTCAGAATTTGTAGTATAGATGCGTTTAAGAATTTGTTTGAATAGATTAATGGATTTTGTATCAAAGATTGAAATTAATTTATGAATTGCTTTTGTAAGATTTATACTTTCAACATCTGCAATTGAAACTGATTGATTGTGTTGAGTTCCTGACCGAGTTACAGTAGTTGCAACAGAAACTTTTTCTGGATTTGATTGTAGAGTATTATAGTCACCAGCAACTGGAGTAAAAGCTATAGGTGTAAAAGCTACAGACGCTGCATCAGATATTGTATATGTATTTGCGCCTATTTGAGTTGATATAGAAAGACTGTATTGATTACTGGGAATGGTGTAAGTGAGGACAATGATGCCTTGGCCGCCCTGACCGCCAGTCCCGGAGACTGCAACAGTATCGCCACCGGCACCGCCACCGCCACCGCCATATTGGCCGCCGTTGCCGCCATTAATATTTGTGCCGGTTGCTTCGGGAGCGTAGCAGCTACCAGCCCCACCACCACCCGAGCCTGCCGTAGCGCCTTCGGTGCTGGCCCATTCAGCACCCGCGCCGCCGTTACCGGCTGTACCCATATCGCCAGTTGAGGACGGGACGTATGGACCGCCGCCGCCGGCACCGGCCCCGCCATCTCCTCCATTTATGGATGTTGAAGTGCCACCAGCACCGCCTAGTGTTCCACTGTAACTATTTCCACCAGCGCCACCGATTGTGCTGCTGCCAGCGCCGCCTGCTGTGCCACCACCACCGCCACCGCCACCACCACCAGGACCTGGATTAGCGCCGGCACCGGCGAAGCCTTCGCCGCCTGCACCGCCTATACCATTAGGGCCGCCAGCGCCTCCGCCACCGGAAGCAGCCGAAGCGCCGCTGGTTCCCCCTTGACCGCCAGCATAGGTAATCGTGCCGATCCCGCCCGTTCCACCTGTGCCTCCCGAGGGCTGACCGCCTCCGGCACTGACTGATGCGGACGACAGTGACGTGCCATTGAACCAAGAGTTGCCACCAGCTGTGCCGGGGAAATTTCCGCTTTCAGCAGCACCACCCGCACCACCAGGGCCGACATTAAACGCGTAGGAATTTCCTGGAACAACAGTGACGACGCCATAGGAATACTCGCCACCGCCGCCGCCGCTTACCTGATAACTGTTATCGCCGCCCGCGCCGCCGGCAAGCATGGCGACTTGAACAGAGGTCACACCAGATGGCGCAACCCACTCGCCCGCGCCGACAGTGGTTAGGAAAACTACAGCAGTTGCCATAATGATCTTTCAGGACGGAGCGTGAAATGTCTGATGGCTGCGATACCGTAACAGAAGCAGTTCCAGTTGCGCTTGCAGTGGCAGCTGCTACAGTCATTTAATGATCTTAAAAAGATTAAGAAAGTTCAGCAAGAGTAACGCAAACACCACTTAAACCAACTTCTGAAGCAGTTGTGACAGATTCAGCTTGCAAGTCTACCCAATAAGTAGAACCTAAACTTAGACCAGCAATAATGCCTGAAATGGAAAAAGGTCTAAAAGTATCAGCTGCGGTAATAGCAACACCATGTTCATATTTGTGGGTTGGTCCGAATGTCGTACCTTGTAAAGTAGCTCCATTTGATGGAGCAGAGCCAGCAGCGTATGCAAGACGATATTGAATTCCATAGGTAGCGCTAGTACCAGCTACTGCAAAAATTGAACCATTTACAGTTGCAAGCAAATTTCCAGTTTTTACTGGAACAATTGTTGCAGATAAACCCTGCATAGTAAACGCAGAAGTGCTAGTGGGTTCAGTTGGATTTACAACAGAACCTTGATAAGTTGCTGCTGCAAGATTCATTGAAGGATCGATAACGCCGCTTGGGTTTAAAGCAGGGATTAAACCAGCGCTAGTTACACCTGAACTTACTTGAGTTGGACTTAGAATAGAAACTGTTACATTGCATTGGTTTCCTGTAAAACTTACAGCTGAGTTGTTATTTGAACTTTCAATAACAGAGCGAGTTAATGTACTTACAGTACCAGATGTAAATGCACCAATACCTGTTTCCCAGACGTTAGCAGCAGGATCAAATAAAAGATATGGAGTTAGATTGCCACTTGTTATATTACCTTTAAAAATTTCACAGCCAGTTTGAGCTACTCCAGATAAAGTTACTGAAGCAGTGCCAGAAATTGTAGCTAATTCCCAAACTCTAGCTTTAAATTGTGTAGCTACCATTTGTTAATCTCTACCTTTAACAATAGCATTAAATACTGTGGTGTAAATCCATCCCAGTTTATTAAATGTAAATGTAATAAAAGTTGTTGCAAGACTGATTGATTGATTAATGCCGTTTATTGAAATAGCTAATAATAGTGGAACTGTATGATCTTTAGTTGTAGAAATAGATTGAGCATCTGAAACTGTAAATATTTCACGTCTAAATTTTGGAGCTTGAGCAGTGCTCAATTCTGTATCTGTGATTTTAATAATTTTAGATACATTTTTTACAATATTAATTTTTTGATTAAAAGAAAAAGATTCATAATAACTAAAAATTTTATTGATAAGTTTTATTACATGAATTGATTGAGTGTTGATTGTTAGATTAATTGAAGAACGAATAATGTGAATAGATTTATTTATAATTTCTGTATTAAATATAGAGATAAGTTTATGAGCTATTTTTCTAGCAAGAGTAGAATTATATTGTGAAACTGTTAAGATTTTTTGAGCAGATTTAATAATAATAGCTTTATTGGAATTGAAAATATTAAAAGCTGTAGTATTATGATGAAAATTAGAAGTTTCTTTTATATTTTGTGTATTAACAATTTCTGTTATATTTTTTGGCCAGCGTTTAAAAATGGCGGCAGTAGAGTTAGAGATAATTTTAATTAGTTTGTTTGTTATAACATTAGAAAATTTAATAGCTTGTCTTTGAGTTACAGAAATAGAAAAAACATCACGTTTGGTTACATTATAAATTCTTAGGATTTTTTGAGCATTAGAAACTGCAATTACGACAAGACGATGAACAACTGAATTAGCATTTCCTTTAACAAATTCTTGTGAACTAATGTTAAATGTGCGATTATGTTTTGAACTTTTGATTATTTGAATAGATTCAGTAGAAGAAATCTGATATTTTTCAATATGAGTTTTAGTCTGAGAACTAGAAACAGATGTAGTGTGAGTTACTACTGGAATTACATCTAAAATATTTTTTAAAATATTAGAGAATTCTTGATTTGTTATTATGAAATATGGAGCAATATGTCCAATCATTTTTTGAACAGTTGAGGATGAAGCAATTGAGGAGAGGAGATGCGAAACTGTACTTGGGATTATAACTGTGATTGCTTGAGCTTCAGTAACTAAAAATTCTTGATTAAGATATTTACTAGAAACTATTTTGGTATTTTCAATATTTGAAATGTTAATTATATTTGTTTGTCCACTTAAAACATGAGTAGCTTGAATATCAGAAATAGAGAAAATTAACCAAGGAAAAGTTTTTAAAGCTCTGACAAAAGATGCTACATAAAGTGATATTGGGTATTTGACTGATTTTACAGCTAAAGTTGTATCAGATGATATTAAATTTATGTGTTTAGTTAAATTCGTAAAGAATTTAATAGATTGTATATCAGATATGTAATCTATATTGCTGCGAATAATATGCTTTGAAGTAAAAGCAACAGTTTCTGTATTAGATGCACTTATAGATTGGTTATATTGCGTACCTGAATTAATATAAGCAATAACAATAATGCCTTGAGCACCAGCACCACCTACGCCATAGTAGCTTAAACTACCACTAGCTCCCGCGCCACCACCACCATATAGACCACCAGCGCCACCTTCGCCTCCGCCAGATACTGTGCCAGGCTCATAATAGAAACCACCGCCGCCACCACCGCCAGACCCAACAGCCCCACCAAAGCAATCTACACCATTACCGCCTGCGCCACCGTTTGGAAATTCAGTATTTGTTTGTGGATTATAAGTGCCACCACCACCTGCGCCTGCGCTGCCAGTGCCTCCATTTTGTGAACCACTAGTGCCACCTATGCCACCAGCAGCATCTAAAACACTAATACCACCAGGAGCGCCTATTGAACTATTTGCGTAGATACCTGGTTGACCGCCGCCACCACCGCCGCCGCCTGTACCACCGTAACCATTAGTACCAGCTGGAGGTGAACCAGTGCCACCAATACCAAAGGGACCGCCAGCGCCCCCACCACTAGCTGCAACAGCATTAGCACCGACAGCACCATTACCACCAGCGTATGTGATACTGCCAATGCCGTTATTACCGCCAGACCCGCCAGATGGTTGACCTCCACCAGCGCTTACAGATGCTGCTGAAATTGAAGTTCCATTGAACCAAGAATTGCCTCCAGCAGTTCCTTCCCCATCTACTCCAACAGTTCCTGCCCCACCTGTACCGCCTATTCCTATTTCATAAGGAATTGAACCGCTTAATAAGAGATTACTACTAGAGCTAAATTGTCCGCCACCACCGCTGGTTCCGTAGTAAGTATTACCACCACCACCACCACCAGCTATAACTTGAATAACATTTTGATTACTAAAGTTGGCAGGAACTGTCCAAGATAAATCTAAATTTGTTGAACTTAAAGTAACAACAGTTAAATTATCACCAGAATATGGAACTAAAGCAATTGTTGCTGTAACCCAATTAACAGCTGAATTTGAAAGCGTTGCTGTAATTGATCCAGTTGCTTCTGCAAGTGGCTGAAAACCAGCAGCAACATAAATACTACTTTCGCCAGATCCGCCAAGCTGGTAAGCTTCTTGTTTATAGCCAGTTGTCCAATTAGAAGCAGTTACAGAACCTGACCCAAGAGCAGCACAGACGAGAACTATCTCATTTGGATTTCTTGTGGTTACGGATGAGCCAGTTAAGGTTGTTGAGGTTGTCCCTGTATTAGTTGCTGTTACATCGATAGTGCCGCCAGCGTAGACTTGGCTGTATTCACAAATTACAACTGCTGCTTCAGTTGAACCTAATGTAACAAAAGTATAACTTGCAGGACCAGCAGCTGATAAAACTAAATATTGCACTGACATAGAAATGGCAGTAGCGCCTGACCCAGAAGTAGCACTTGTAATTTGTGTCCAGCCTAATAGAGTTGCTGGAATTGTATTGGTGCCATAAGATGATACAGTTGCAATAAGCAAGCTACCTGAATACCAACCTGCTGCTGGAGCAGATACGATAACAGAAGTAGTGCCAGTCGCGCTTTCAACTGTAGATGCTATAGTCATTTAAAACCTTAAGCACAAAATTTCCTGTGCCACAGAGTATGGCACAGGATAAAATAAAACAGATTTGAATTAAGTCAGAGTATCGGTGATCGTAAAAGCAATCGAATCATTCACATTCAAAGCAATGCCAGCAAAGTCAGCATGAACAAACATATTGCCACCATAGCTTTCAACAAGAGAGCCTGCAATAGTTTGCCCTGTTGTTAGAGATGTTGCACTTACACCATTAGTTCCATCACCGCCAATAGTAACTGCTGTGCCAGAAATCCAAGCAGAAGCAGCAGTTGCAGAACTAAGTTGAGCCCGAGAGATTGTGAAGGTCAAACTGGAGGCGCCTGTGACAAGAATAGTTTCCAGTCCAACTTGAGCATAATAATTAGCAGTCGATGGTCCAATTTGTGCAGCTAGTGTCATTGTAGTTGCACCAGAAGCGAGAGAAGCTGCCAATGTTGAAGTATTACTGAGAGTTGTTCCATCAAAAAGACCAACTTCAGTAATTGTTTTGGAAGCTGTTGCGCAGGTGATGGTTCCGATAACGCGGAATGTATCGCCAAGGGCTGTTGAAGTAATAAGTGCTGGAGTACCAGCTGTGCGTGCTTCAGTTGCAGGACCAAACAAATTGATATTAGAGTTGGCGCTACCTGTAACTGTAACGGTATTGTTGACTAAACCTGAACCAACACCCCAACCAAGGTTTAGAGCAGTTGTTGCCGAAGCTGATTTAAGCATATTTTCCCAAAGAATTGTGCGACCAGAATAGGTCGCAACCGCAGAAACCGCCATTTTAAATTCCCTTCTCGGTTAAAAGATAATTCAAATTTTTTCGGACTTCAACCATAACTGGAGTCCAATCTCCTAAAGTTTTTTGTCTGAAAAGTCTTGTCTTAGGATACCAAGGGGTTGTTTCCCCTTCTAAGCCCCAAATCCAATATGGATCTGCACAAAGAAGTGTCCAGCATGGAATCTGCAAGACTCCAGCAATATGTGCAATAGAGGTGCAAACAGTAATAACTAAGTCCATCTCTTGCATAGCAATAGCTGTGCCAACAAGTCCTTCTTTTTCAAGATCAGGAGCCAAGTCAGCACAAATTACTCCAGCACTCATGCGCTTAAATTCGTTATAACCAGCCCCACATTGAAAATTATAAAGTTGAATTCGTGAATCTTCTGCTAGAGACAAAAGATTTTGGAGAGGCATACTTCTATCAGAATTTCTCAGCATTGCTGGATTACCTGTCCAAGCAATACCAACCTTTAATGAAGGCAAATCAGGCGTAGGAAGTCTGCATTTAGTATTTTCATCATTTAGGCGTTCAATAAACCAACCTGGATCAGGAGGCAAAGTTTCAAGAGTTGCTCCAAATAGGCCAGGTAAAGATGCAATCCAAACAAGATAGTCAATGTCTTTTGGAAAAGGAATGCCAGAAGGTAAAAGTGAAATACCGTGTTTGGTAAAACCCCAAAACAAATTAATTAGAGGTTCAGATACAGCCATAGAAATTTTAGCAGTTGGGTATTTTTCCCTAAGAACAGCAACAAATCTTGAATGGAATAAACGATCTCCAATGCCTTGTTCGCATTGGACCAGAATATGCTTATCTGCTAAATCTTCGCCTTTCCAAAGTGGTGCTGGAAATTCAGGATAAAGAGCAGTGCCACGATGTTCAAAGCGACATTCATAGCCTTGAAGACCTACATCCCAATGACCAAACTTCATATGGCTAAGAGCTAAATCCCACTTTGCATCAATACCATCTTTAATAGTAAGTGATTTTTTAAGGCACTCAACTGATTTCTCATAGTTACCCATAGTTCCATGAGAAACTCCCAAATTGCCCCAATAGGTGTGGTTAGTTGGATCCATTTCAGCTGCTTTAGTCATTAATTCAATACCTTTAGCATGGTCGCCTAAGCGAAAATACCAAAGGCCCAAATTAGCGGTAGGGTGTGCTAGATTTGGAGCAAGCTCAATTGCACGTTTATACATAATAATAGCGGTGCGAAATTGATCTTGATCATCTTGCAAAGCTGAGGCTGCGTCGTTGAGTTTTTTAGCTTGTTCAAGTCTAAGTTCTTCGATAGTAGGTCCAGCTTCACCGGTTATATTACCGTCAATGACTAAAGTGTTATCTAGCATAGGAACCCCAAAGGTTTAGAAAGAGAAAGTTACGAGTTGGCCTTTTGTAAATTTAATTTTGGCTTCTTCAACTTCCGAAGGCTTCGAGAAACGAAGAATCATTGAACTATGACCATGAGATTGACAGGTCATTTCAACTTCCAATTCCTGAATAATCACAGCTGTTTCCTCACCGCTGACAGTTGCTTTAACTGTTACAGGATTGGTTGAAATGCGGCCAACCTTCATTACGAATTCCATTTTACAATTCCTTTCAAGAATTGAGCCAGTTTGAATTTCCACAGTTGTAAATTAGAGCCAAAAGTCCATTGATCCAGAAGAACTTTAGTAGGTTCTTTTTGCAAAATCTCTCGATTAAAATTACATTGAGGGCAAAATTTACCAACTGATTTTCCAATCAATGGGCTTCCAGCTGGCATACAAACCGTCCCCCATTTAGCAAATTTTTCAGATTCTTCAACATAAAGTCCCGGAGCTTGGCAATAAAAACAGGCTCGAATAATATTTGCTTGAATAAGCTGGTGTCGAGTTGTAGGTTGAATAGAAGCAGAAGTAGAAGTAGACATAGAATTTTCCTTAATCAATAACCTGAAGAACTTGGTCTCCAGAGTCTACAATTGTTTGACGAGTTGATCGCTGAAGAATTATGCAACCATCAGATGCTGTATGATTGCATTCTTGATTGTCGCCATGAATAAAAAAATCATCACGATTATACATTTGATTAGTAGGCCACGGAGTCAAAGGAAGTGCAAGAGGGCCAAGATTATCAACAGGAAATCGGGCTAAACCAATATAATAAACACCTACTGGAATTGGCCCTTCATTTTTAATATTTTGGTCATCTGGGTTATTAAAATCAGTTAGATTTCCAGAATAGCCTTTATCGACCTCAACATCGTTATCTTTTGTTAAAATCCCCGTCTTTATACTAAAAATCCAAGGCATAATAGAATTTCCTTAAGCTTCGATGAGATTCAAATCATAAACATCAAGGACAAAACCGTTATTGAAGAAACTACGATCAACTGGCTGCCACTGACCCCAAGTAGTAAGATTGTAAACTTCACCATCAAAGCCGTCAAAGCAACCGCAATGATAACCCCAAGAACCTACTGTACCAGCGCCGATCCAAAGTCTTTCATTTTGCTGTTGAGTAGCTAGGCCCATAACAGTCAAAACATAGCCCTTATCTTCAATAATTTTACGAATTCTATTTTCATCTTTAGGATTAATGGAAGTGGAACTTTGAAGTTTGTATCCAGCAATTGTATTATCTTCCCACCATACCAAGAACTGATTAATATCAGTACCATTGTCAGTAGAAGTATCACCAGAAACATAGCCAGTAACAGCAGAATAAATCTGCAAAGCTAATTCATTTGGAATTGCTGTAAAAATACCTTTGCGTGCAAGTAGTGTTTGAATAACATTGCATGCGCCAGTTGGAACACAATCACCAACAGTATCATTGAAACCTTGAACTCGTGGAGTATTAATGATACGCTCCCAAGCTGGAAGCAATTCTTCAAGAGTTAAAAGTTTTGGAGTAATTTCAAAAGAACGTTTTGGTGTTCTCTTTGCACCTAATTTCATTGCTGCTAACTGAGTAGGCAGAAACATCTCTACCATATTAAATGTTTCCTTCAATTTATAATTTCACGCGCGCGTTGCGCGCCTCGCCGCCTTCGGCGGCTCGCACAAACACAAAGAAGGATTAAGATTTATTACACCAGGCTCCAGAAGATTTCTTTTGGGGCCTGGAGTTGTAGTTTAGGAAAGTGGAATTGGAATTGGCGCAATGATAACTTGTTTCGCGCGGACGAGAGAAGCAGGAGGGGTAACAACTGCGGCAGCTGGCACGGTAATTGTGGAGAGTCCTGAAATAAAGGCGGACAGAAGCAGCAAGCCGAGAGAGATGGCTGCGCCTGTTGGTCCTGGAAGAATGGTTGCTGGAATCAATGGAAGAATCTGCCCAATAAGACCAATAACTTCTTGAGCAACCTGATTGACAGTAGCAGAGCCAGAGGTCAATTGTCCAAAAGCGGTAACTGCTGTACCAAGCGCAGAGTAAGCAGATGAGATTTCACCGCTGATAGAAGAACTGACGGAAGATTCTGCCAGAGAGACAAAGCTACCAAAAGCTTGGTAGATTGCTTGAGCTTCAGCCTGTGCAGTAGCAAGATTAACGGTAACACTGGTATTGAGAGGATTACCGTTAATAAGAGAACAACCGGCTAGAGTAGAAGCACCAACAGCAAAAGCAGCAAATGTGCCCAAATTACGACGAGTGAATTTCATTGCTAGATTCCTTAATTGTTGATAGTTTAAGTCTTTGGTGTATTATTTTCTAGAGCAGTAATGCGAGCTTGCAGTGCAGTAAGTGCATCTCCAGAAGATAAAGCTTGTTTGACGCCTTCTTTGAACATGACGCCGGCAACTGCGGATACAGACATACCGAAAAACATAACGTCCTGCATATAGCCTGGCGCGATATTGAAGCCTGTGATACCAAGAAGCGCAGTCAATGTTGCATAAGTGCTTGGTTCGCTAAGTCTTTCAGCAACATATTGAACAGAAGCTTTCCAATTCATAGTTGTAACTCCTAGATTAAAAGTTGGATAAAATACAGTTTAGGACTAAACCAACCAAAAGGCTGAGCTGGCCCCCAAAAGGAGACTTCCAGTTTGTTGTTAGGCGCTGGTAGGGAAGGTGTGTGATTTCTTTTCCACTCATCCATACGAATAACAGTGGCGTCCATTTTATCCTCCAATAAGATAAAGCTTATTAGGTGGCACTTGCCATTTGATTTCCATCTTCTTTACGATTAAAAAAATAGTTTTCGATATCCTTGTTTAACTCGGGTTTGTTCCCTGCTAATTCAACAATACCAAATTCATTAAAAACTAGGTCGGTTTTTGGGTCAAACTCATGTTTTACTAGAATCTCCCAGCGTTCAGCATACGCCCTGTCTTTTTTTGATCCATGGTAACCGTGAATAATATTGCCTGGAACGTAGCCAATTCTTGGTGCAAATTTTAGAGATTTTGCTTGCCACTCAATTATAGGACTCATATAGCTTTGAGTTACAGAATATGGAGCACTCTCATGTGCTCGGCCTAGTAAGGACAGAGCCATATGATGATCGCCCGATCCCAAGATAGCAGTTGTAATAAAACCGCCTGTAGCCTGAAGAAATTCACGACGAGCAATCCAAGCATAACCCGGATGAGCTAACTTGATGCTTTTTTTAACATGAGATGGAACATTTGGGCCTTGAATAATGGCACGTCGATCTTTAATAGCTTTGCCAAAAGATTCATGTGTTTCAGCTACATTGCCATCAGGACCAAGATCTTGACAGGTTTCCCAAGCAGATGCAATATCGTGATCTTGAAGAATATCAATTGCATCACGAACCCAATGAGGATTTTGAAAAATGATATCTGCATCAAAGAAACCGATATAGTCAGAAGAATTATTTGAAAAAACGTAATCTAAGCCAACTTGAAATTGGCTTTCTTTTTGCCAACAGATTGTGGACGCAGAAACTGGAATGTGGTTAATTGCTGTTGAAGTTAAAACGTGTTTTTCACCAACTCGATTGCATTCAACAACAGTTAAATCCACATTGGATTCAAGCATATGGCGTTCAAATTCAAGATAGCGAAGTAAACGATTTTTGTAGCCTATTGGATTGAAATATGTTGTTATAATTTGGAGACGCATAAAGTTTCCTAACCGTAGAGCAAGATAGAGCGTGTTAATACAAGCGCATCCGGTAAATTGTTAACCCTGTAGCTGATTGCTTCACGAATCATTGGATGTTCGTGTAAGTTATTTTCATCTTCCATAGCTACAATAAGAGGCTTGCGATAAGCAAAAGCCCATGCAATTTCCATTACTGTGCCGATAGAAACGGTTGTCGCGCCGAGAAGGTTACATAGAATAAGATCAGAAGTAGAGCAGTCATAATGATCTCTAGTGTTAATGCCGCGATCGGTTGCTAAAGGATGACAGTCATATGACTGCGTTAAAACACCTTTGTCTTTTAAAAAGTTTTTCTTACGTAAAGGTGAAAATGCTTGTATTTCTGGCGAAATTGTCTCAAAGATCTTTTGAACACCTTCGCGCCAGTCTACAGCTTGTTCAAATGTCAGACCAGAAATTGGACCTGCTAAGTATACTTTAAATTTCTGGGTCATTGTTTGAACCTATGTTGTAATGTTTTGGTTTTTTGTCTTTATGTGACTCTTTGATACGCTTCACATGTGGAGTTAGTTTATTGACAAGTTTAATATATCCACCTTTAACATTGCGATCGTCGTTCATTTTGTCTGCGGCTTCTGCATCAATGATGATTGCAATACAAGCCAGAGCGTGAGCAAGATGAGGAACACCAGAATCCGAAGCAAATTCTTCGCCCTCAAACCAAGCATTAAGGTGACGTTTACAAGCATCGATATAGATAGAAGGTCTAACTCCGATGGCTCTGAAATTGCCTCGACCGTATTTTAATGCTCCGTCCAACATACCTAAACAACCCATCGCTGTAGCTGTTTCAGGCCAAAGATGTAGTGGTAATTTATCTGAACCAATTATATCTTTTGGATTTGTTGGTTTTAATTCAGGCACAGATAATTGAGCACGCAACTGGTGCTTTATAGGAATTCGACTTACCAAGTTAGTTCCCCTATTTATTTGTATGTCGTTTATTGCCCTTTTAAAGAACATCTCTTTGGGCACATGCTATAAATAGAGGATTTGTTTGACTTTGTCAACAAAACTGATCAGTGGCTTTCTTCAAACATTGAAGGATTTACAGTGTTACGCCCTACTTCACCATAATCTTGGTGTAGAATTATTGATTTCATATCTCGGATCGGGCGATAACCATTGTTATAATGCCAAGCATCTGGTGGCAATAAAACTCTAAAGCTTTCAACCGAGCAACCATTATAATCTTGTGATTGTTCAATTGTAGACTGAGATTTACGATGGTGTATGTGGCCAGTCCACCAATAACGATGAATTGTTTTACCCCAAAGCTCAGATTGATCAGTAGCCATAAGTAGCGGTAAACGTTCCATCTTGACATCATGGCCGTGATGGGTGCCAATTAAGACTTTACCAAAGTTAAAGAAATGAAACGGTCTTGCACTTGTGTTAACAGTTACACGGGGGTCGTTTTCATAGATATTTTTTAAGCATTCAGCTAAAAAAACTGAAGTATAAATATCATGATTGCCGATCTCAGTGATAATTGTAACATGGCTATGTTTTCTCAAAGCTGCGCGGATTAAGTATCTGAGCGCTCTAATTGCGCTACGGATCATTTGAGGATATCTACCATCGGAATCAACTCTATTGCGATTCGTCGGGGTGACTGGCTCATGACTATCGTAATGAGTAAAATCACCAAGACATGCAATTAAGGCTTCTACGCAAGCAGGTGAATTATCAATAAGATAATCGATAGAATTGTATAGAAGCTTTTCGCTAAGCTCAATATTGAAATCGGTGCTGCTTTCTTCTTCTGTTGTTTTAAGACCTAAATGAAGATCACTGACAACATAAGCTGCCATGATTTTATTATTAAAGTCTTTAGGGCCGATTGAAATTTCAGCTTTTGGGAGTGCTTCAGCTAGAGTTTCTGAAAACTGTTTCCAAAGTTTTTCACGATCTACATCTTCTAGTTTTTCTGAAACCCACTGTTGAGTTACTTTCCCTTGCTGATCATAAAGTGTTGCTGTTTTAACAATTTTCTTTGGATCAGGCAGCTGAACTGTTTCTTCTTTATCTCGGCCTTGAATTTTTGTTTTATTCCAATATTCTTGAACTTTTTTATTTCCATCATATTTGATAGAAGTTCCTCTAAGAGTTAAGCCATTAGGGATAGGATGAATTAAATCATATTGAGGTGCAAATCCCTGCTGTGCTGATAATCTTTCTTGTTCAGATTTTTTAGTTCTTTCAAAATCTACGCTAGAGATGCCAACTGACGATAATTTGAAACGAGAAAGAACAGGAATTGGATCATTAACATCTAGTCCTGCATTTTTAATAAGGCGGATTCTATCACATATTGACCTTCGATTAATATCTAATATTTTAGCAGCAACAAGTCTGTTATAATTGCTCTTTCTCAGAGTTTCAAGAGTGTATTTTAATACTTCTAGTGTTAAAGGTTTCCCTGACATTTATTAATCTCCACTAAAGCTACGCATGGTAGCAAGCGAAGTCAAAGCAAACTAATGTATTTTATGAAAACTTAAATAGGCAAAGATAAATTCACCTACCCCAGCAAGTAATATAAAAAAGGCTCCCACTTTCATGAAAGCCCAAATAGCTCCTTTACCTAAAGATGCAATTTCTTTTAAGACAGATAGATCAGATTTAATTTGTTTTAGATCTTCTCTCATATCTTTATCGGATTGTTCTAAAAGTGCAAGGCGTTCACCATTTGTAAGATCATTCAATTTAGCCTCCAATAGTTATTATTTATTTTAAATAATTAAGAAATATTTATATTTCCAGCGCTGATATGTGAACCTGAGACAGCAATAGATTGAAAAGCATAGCTGCCTACAATTGTAATTAGATTGGGACTGCTATTGTTAATACTAGATCCAAATTCACAACCACTAAAACCTGTAGTACGATGTTGTATAATTTTAATTGGAGAACTAAAGACGCATCCATTAAAAAATGTTACTGCTGCTGTATTATTTCCGTCTTCAATTTCGACACTGCTTGTGTAGTTTCCAGTAAAATCACATTGTGTAAAATGATTTTCACTCAATGCTTGACCTGAAACAGGAGATCCTTGCAAGAAACCACAATTAGCAGTATCACCTTCAGAATCAAATTTAACCCGATGCCACCAATTAGCTCCATTTGAGGTAACTTGAGCGCTCCCAGTAGAATAACCAGCAAAGACATTTTCAAAGTAACAATCAATACCTTCAGTAAAAATTGCAGAGAATCCATAAAAGGCTGTAACGTCACGAACAAGACAACCAACACAACCAAGAGAAACAGTAAGCGAATTAGTTTCTGGATTTGGTCCTTGATAACCAAAAATACCGCAATTTTTTATTCCTGAATATAAAGAATTTGGAGCAAATTGCACAGTATTTGTATTGGAGCTTGCACCACTTTTGTTGGTGCTGGTAAAAACTGTTACTTGTTGACCATCGCCTTCAAATATAACATCAGTTGGGATTACAATGCCTTCTGGTATAAAGAAAGTTTTAGCAGAATTAAAGCCTGTATAGACCTTACCTCCCCCATTAGCTAATGCAGCATTAAATGCATTTTGAATTGCTGCACTATCGTCAGTATTGCCATCACCAACAGCTTGAAAATCTTTTAATGTAATTATACTCATATATAGCTCCCGTGGAGTATAGTTAAATTTACCACCTTATAATAACAAGTCCATTCGCACCTGAACCCCAAACTGATGAACTTCCAGCACCAGCAGCACCACCCCCACCTGGAATTGTTGCGGCAGCTATAGCAGAAGTATTTGCTGTACCTCCCAATCCGCCACGAGGTGCATTTCCTCCTGGTGCATTTGAATTAGATCCATCTAAGTCTGTTCCACTTTGGCCTGAAAGATTTAAATAACCACCAGAACCAGCACCACCAGGACCAGGACCAGCAGTGCCCCCTGTACCGCCAGTTGCTGAGCACATAGCGCCAAAGCTACTAGTTCCACCGTTAGCTGAAACAGTAGATCCACCAAGACCAACAGTTACAGTGATATGTGCTCCGGAAGTTACAGTAAAGATTCCTAAAGAATAACCACCAGCAGCGCCGCTAGCTCCATTACCGCCAAGCCCTGCACCACCACCACTCCACAATTCAACTTCTACAACGGTAACACCAGAAGGAACTGTAAAAGTTCCACTATTGGTAAATACGCTATAATTTGCAAATACACCTGTAGCAACATATAGATTAGTTCCAGTTACAGATCCAGTTACATCTAAAGTACCACCAATTGTTGTATTATCAGTAACCCCAAGAGAGTTGAGTGTTGTTGTACCTGCTACACTAAGATTTCCATTAAGTGTAGTATTACCAGTAACACTTAAACTAGAAGATAGATAAACAGCACCAGTGGTATTAAGAATTCCACTAAGTGTAGTATTACCAGTAACGCTTAGAGTTCCACCGACTGTTTGATTTAGTGTAACAGCAAAATTTCCAGAAGCACCCATAGTTGAAGCATCTGCTGCTACGATTCGAAGATTTGAGCCATCTGGTTCTACTGCAATCCAACCTTTATTTGGAATAGTGATTGATGTTTGACCGTTGCTTGTAGTACCAATAAAGGCACCTGTTTGTGCTGTAACAATACTAGAATAACCGCTATAATTACCTATAACAACCGGACCATTAGCTGAATTAACGAAGCCGGTGGTAAAAGTTACAGTTAAACCATTGGCGCCTACATTGATATTTTTACCACCATCACCAGCTATAACAGAATAATTTTGAGTGATAGTTACAGCACGGTTAGCGTAACCTTTTGCTGTAGTAAATCCTGGAGCAAAATTAGTTAGTTGCCATTCTGTACCATCAAATACAAAAGTTGCATAACCATTTGCAATAAGTTCAGTGCCTATCAATGCTGTTTTAGCAATTGTAGTTACAGCTGCATTGCCATTACCCATCCAATTTAAAGTTGTAGCTCCATTATTAGTTGCAGCAATTTGAACAGTAACAGCTAAACCAGCAACTGGAGCGGGGAAAGAAAGACCAGCTACTGGAACTGCAACAACAATTGCATTAGCTGTACCTGAATCTATAAAACTATCACCGAGAAGAAGTGATTGCCAAAATTGAGACCAAAAATCATCAAGAACGCCGTTGTCTAAAATATTTTGGTTTAATACATTGCCCATATAATTGGCAATTGCAGCTGAGACAAAGCTCGGCTGGCGAACAGCTTTGTTAACTTGAGTAGATTGTGCAGTGCCTGTAACAAAGCCATTGGTGACAACGGTGTCAACTGCCCAATTAGCTTGCGACTCAACACCAGCACCATCACCAATAGCAAATGGCAAAAAGTCAATTTCAAGAGTCATGGTTTATTGGCCCTTTGGGTTACATTGGCAACCAAGTTGCTGTTGGCGTCCCAGTATAAGTCACAATAATTTTATCATTTTGACTTACAGTTACGCAACCAGTTGTTGTGCCACAAGTAAAAGCAGCAGCGGAACCGCGCTTAATTTGAACAGTTGTTAGTGTTGTGCCTGCAAGATATAAAGAACCATATGCAGATGCAGTAAAAGTAAAAGGTGAACCAGTTAAAGATATAGTAGAAGGAGCAACTGGAACTGAAGGATTACCTAATCCAATGATTCCCCAATTAGCATTTGTTCCGGTTGAATTTGTAAGAACTTCTGCTTCAACGACTGCATATTGCGTGAGATTGAAAACAGCAGTTGTACTACTATTGATGGAAGCTCCACTAGCAGGAACTACTGTTGTTCCAGTGCTAGTAGTTGTTAATTGAACTCTAGAACCAACAATAGCAGTTGTATTTAGAGATATAACGAGATTAACGCTAGTCATCTCTACTAGATTGCCAATATCTGTTAACGTTATAAGATAATTAGCAGATCGTGTATTGACTGTAACAGCGCGAACATATGTTGGATTTACAGCAACAAAGCCACTTCCATTGACAATAATAGTTTGATTGTCGATGCTAACTGTACTTGACATTAGAATTTCCTATTAAGAAATATATTGCCACTCAGTGCCATCAAAGCAGAAGCGATAAATACCACCACTAAGAATTGTTGTACTGGATAGCGCGCCTTTAGCTTGAGTTGTTACAGCAACTGCGCCATGACCCATCCAATTAAGAGTTGTTGCACCTGTATTAGAAGCAGCAATCAACACTAAAATTGAAGTACCAGCAACTGGAGCGGGGAAAGAAAGACCAGAAGGTTCTGTAATAACGATGGTATTGGCTGAACCAGAATCTGTAAAATAATGGCTTTGCAGCATTGTTTGCCAAAACTGTACTTCTAAACCTGCAACACTGCCATTATCAAAAACACTAGCATTAAGAATTTGAGAGGCTAAATTTGCCCAAGTAGCTGCAACAACAGATGCCTGACGAATAGCTTTATTAACCTGGATAGAAAGAGTAATTCCAGATTGAAATCCATTAGTAACTACAGCATCTGATACCCAAGCAGCTTGTGATTCTACGTTTGCACTTCCACCAATAGCAAATGGAAGAAAATCAACTGTATTTGTCATAAAAATTTCCTTAAGTAGTGGAAACTAAACTAACCCAAGCGCCATGATCTAAACCTGACACAGTAACATTTTCAGCATCAAGCCCAAATAATGGAGTTCCACCTAAAATACCACCTGGATAGACTGAAGGCATAGCCAAATAAACTGTAACACCAGCTGTGCCTAAAGCAATTGCACTACTTGAAAAAATAGCAGATACAATCGCATTTGGTTGTTGACCAGTTAAAATAAACATCATTTGCATATTGCCCATATCTTGAATTGCAATATAGGACAATTCACCAAATAAAGGTGCAATAACAGTTGAAACTACACCATTAACTGTTGCGACTAAAGTTAAAGGTGTTTTACCAGTTTGAAGAATAACTACTGGAACATTATCAGCGCCAAAAATTTGATCCCAAGAATTATAGGCTTGTTGAATTGTACCGTTCCAGTGATTTGCTACAACTTTCGCTTCAAGTAAAAGTCTATAATCACTATCATCAAGTTCAACAAGACCTGATTCTGGTGCTCCAGTAGTAAACCAAATTGCCTGATTAAACCCTAAACCAACTATATTAAAACTAAAATAAGAATTAATAGCTTCGCTTAGAAATCGTGTTACACCGATCCAAAGACCAACAGTATCAAGTTGTGTTCCAACTGCTTGGTCTAAATCAAAATTTGTAGGTAAGCTAAGTAAGACAGCTGTAAGATCAGCAAATGGTTGAACACAAGCAGATATCGTAGCCATAAAATTTGGCTGATTTTGATTTTGAGATGGTATTAAATTTGTATATGTAGTTATTGGAGCCGGCACAGTTGCATTTAATGATAAACTCATGCAACCACCACCGTAACACTTGCAGCTGTGCAAGAAGCCTCATAATTAAATGGAACGGTTAGATCTGCAACTCCATAAACAATAGCGCCAATTGAAACTGTGTTAGAAACAGGAATAGCTGGACTAAATGTTAAAATATTACCATTAACATTTGAAATAGTTGTTTGATATGTTGTACCGCCAGTTAACGTTATGAAAATTACTTCACCATCAACGTAAAGAGAGCCTTCACCGACAGTGATTGTAGTTGCAGAACCAGCAGCCGTCGCAGTCGTAACCATAAAATCAGTTCTTGCTTGTGCCACCGCATATGGCACAACTAAACTATAAGTATCTGAAATTAAGTCTAATGCTGATTGAAGTGATCCAGTAGCTGTAGTTGCTGCATCACCATCAAGATTAGCTGGACCCCACAAACGACCACAATAAGAATTTTCACCAATAGCAAGCTCATTAACAGCATAAGCTATTGCAGCTTGAATATTAGATGCTGCATTTGAAGTATAACCTGTCAATGGATTAAGATTGACTAGAACTGCCACTGGTACATAAGCAAGTACAAAGAAATTAATTGTACTTGGGACACCAATAGAATCGTAAACTATTTCAGTTGTTGTTCCATAGGTTGAAACACCTGGTGATTTATATAGTGCAATTGTTTGAGCAATTTGTGTAGCACTTCCACCTGCAACAACAGCCGTAATTGAATGAGGCGGTGTTCCATTGGCATCTGTACTACCTGTATCGTTTTTATACATCGCAACAGCAGTAATGCCGGCAAGATTTTCAAGACCCCCTTGAATACCAGCTAAAACTGTTTGAGCTGGAAGTGAAACTGATCCACTCTGACGTTGACGTAGAGTAGCGTCTATTTCAACAGCAGTGCCAACAGAAACTGTATTAGAACCATTAGTTACAGTTTGCCATCCTGGAATTGGAGTTAAAATAATAGTTAAAGAATTGTTTGGCAGAGTTACATTGCCAGAAGTTGTACTTGTTGCTGTAACTTCGATTGTACCTGAATTTGGAATTACAGTTCCATTTGGAATTGACCACTGAGTTCCAAGATTCAAATTATCACCAATCAAAGCATTATCAATAGGTGTTCCGGCTTGACCTACAAGAGTAACAATAACTGAAGAATTTGATGAACTTTCACGTTGTAAACCATTAATTTTGACAACAGAAGAAAGACCAGCACCTATAGCTGTTGCTGGGCTGAATTGATTGTAAACAAAAATTGCAGTATCATTGCAATCATGAATTGCTTGAGCAATAATACCTAACCACTGGCCATCTTGGCTATCTGGGCCAAGATAAACATCTGAACCATAAATGGATTGAAAACTGGACTGAAGAGATGCCAGAATCTGATCCATCGTTGGAGCAGAGATGCCGGTCGAACTGACAGTTGCAGCTAACGTTGTTAATGTCTGGCTCATTATCTCTTCTCAGGTAGTTGCTGGCGCAATAGTCTGAATAGATGGAAATGTAGTTGTGCCAAATACAGTATTTATATTTGAGCCTGAAACAGAATATGTTCGTGTAGATGCTGTATAATTGACATTCCAATTTTCAATATTAATTACACCAGGAACCGCCAATACAGCAGTCTTTAAAATTAATGCACCCATAGTTAAATTGCCATAACCAGCAATTTGAGTATTATACGGGATGCCCGCTGAAAGATTTAAAAACCACTCTGTTTGCCATAATTTTAAACTGGTGCCAACGATTTGAGATACAGCAGCTGCACTATCAATAAGATAATTTGCTGAACCTTGCCCAAATGTCATATCACCAGTTGAGCTTAATGTTCTGACCCTAAGAACCATTGAATACCACGCTGCTGCTTAAATAGATGTAATTTATAATTCTGCACTTGCTGTTACTGAGCATTCCATTAAACCTGCTCCTGAAGAGGTTATTAATGCTTGCAATATACATCCAGTATCAGATTCAAAATTTACAGCACCTGTAGATGCATTAGTGTAAGCTGGAGATATTATACTAACACTAGGAGTTCCTCTCATCATCGCAGGCCACGTGAACCATTGAAAAATACCACCACCAGGTCCATTATAACCTGGTACGATAACAGTTCCAAATTCACAATAATACCTTTGGCACGAAATAAATTCAGTTGCAATGCTACGCCGTTCAAATGATGTAGCAACTGTACCTTTTTCAAGTTGAATATCTGTAGCGCCAATTTCGTTATTAATAGTTTCAGGCCAATTTGTACTTGTTGAACTACACAAATAAGAACCACTTTGCCATGAACCAAAAATGGATGTGGCATAAGTTCCAATAGTGTACGCACCTATAACAAGAGTCAAGCCTGTTGAAGATGAATTAGGAACATTTGCTCCTGATGGTATAGATGTTACAGGAATTACTACTTTTTGAAACGCCCCAGATCCTGTATAGGAGAAGTTTTGAACAAACGAGTTTGTGCCAGTCCCATCAAGCAAAGCAACGCTATATGTACCATTTACCGTTGCGTAAAAAATAAACGAAATAACAACTGGCTGACCAACAAGATCATAGCAGTTGGCTCCTTCAATTCTCTGCTCTATGCCTCCAACATAATTTGTTCCAGTGAAACCAGAACAAGCAGAAATAGCTTGCAAATATATAAAATTGTGCGTTGTTACGCTGCCATAACTGCCACCACTTGCTTGACTTTGATAAATGGTCCCAGATACTGCATTATTAATTCCAATAAACCTATCAGGACCACCATAAGCTGTTGTACCGTTGGGAAGTGAAACCGTACTTCGCTGAGCTACTCGACAATCACCGTTAATAATTCTATTTTTTAAAGTATTGAACTGGCTAACAGTTAAGCCCTGACCACTCGCAGTACCTGGTGCAATTTGAACAGTACCACCCCCTGAAATAAGATTCCAAGTAGAAGAAGTTGAACTATATTGCAACAATGCTGTATTGCTTGCAACAATTTCACCTCCTTGCAAAGTAGAGCCACCCATAGTTATGTTCTTAGCATCGCCGCCTGCATTAAATGTTGATGCTCCTATATTTGTATTAGCTGGATTAAACGAAACAAACATTCCATCAGTATAAGTTGTAATTGCAGGAGTTAAAGCAACAACATAAGCGTTAGCTGAGCCTGAATCTGTTGCTTGATAATTATATGAATTTTGTTGAATAACATTATTGAAATTAGTTAAAATTCCAGCAGTAACATCAGAATAAATTGTATCTCCTTCAACCCATTCTTGTGCAGTTGAACCTTCTTGTCCACGAAGAACAGTAAGATTTAAACCTGATATTGCTGTAACCCAAACAATTTCAAATATGCCAGCAGTTGCTGGATGAATAATTGTTAGAGATAAATAAGATCCTGAAGGTATTGCCGGAAATCCAGAAACACTTGCTACAGAAACTGTAGTAACAGCATCATTAATGCCGGAAGTTAAATCTGTATCAATATTAGTTCCAAAAACAAAAACTTCTGTTGTCATTATTATGATCCAGGGACAGGAGGTGCAGTTGTACCAGTACCAGGTTTAACACCATTGTGATCATGATTCTGTAGAGTAACAGAACCACCTGTACCGCTACCTGCTGTAACATCGCCACTTGCTGTAACGTTACCATTACTATCAACACTAAAAAATCCACCAGGAAATGCTAAACTAAAACCAGCAGGAGTTAAACTCATAGTAGCTGCGCTATCTGGAAGTGTTGCTACTAAACCTGATTTGCTAAAAGTTACTGAAGCTGTGCCATCATCAGAACGAAGCTGAACTGTAGTATCACTAACATTATTAAGCAATCTAGTTGAATTGCGACCGCCTAGCTCAAAAAAGCCATCTGAAAGATCATGCTTGCGAAGAGAACCAGAATTATTTGAGGCTAGTGTTGGTTGAACTCCACCAAGAAGCCACCAGTTATCAATACACCTAGATGAAAATGAAATTGTTCCTTCGTCACCTACAGCGACTGGAAACGTCATTGTATAACCACCACCGGATGGAAACTTAATCGGAACCATTGGCATAAGTGGCATTGGAAATGGAACCCAACTTACATTGCCGCTAGCGTCAACTTGTCTCAATAATGGTGTTATTGTAGATTGAACTGTAACATGCTGGCCATCATCTTCAATTGCTGTAACTATACAAGGCAACTTTGTCCACATTCTACTTTGGAGATTGTCCAAAGCAGCATTCATTGCATTTTGTGGGTCTTCCCAGCGTTCATAATTTAACATTAGGAACCACCACCATTTATTCCAGAATATGGTTGAACTTGCTGATAATTTTTTGGATTAGTTGAACCACCAACAGGAACAGCAGAAATAACAACTAAATCAGAATACCAATCATTTCCGCGAGAGTCGCCTCGATGCTCTACAACAAGAATAATATAAGTTCCATCAGCAGAAACATCCATAATGTAGTCAGAAATTCCAGGACCAGGAAAAATTGGCTCTTGAATTCCTTGAATGCTATTGCCTTGCGCAGCTAATGTTTGATTAACTATTGTATTGTTAATTATAACTGGCCGTCGAATTCCATAAGAAGGATTTAAAAGTGTTCTAACTTCCAATCCATCAGATGTTGTTACTGGAAACCCAACCATACCAGTTAAAGAATTAATAATAAAAGCTGTTGTATCTGAAATCGATACATTAGATGGAACTAAAACAAACTGTCCATTCTGTATAGACCACTCCATTGGCTGGCCACCAACGTATACAGACTTAGCTGTATTATCTAAAATTGGAGCAGACAGCCCATATTGAACAGTTGGTCGAGGTTGTATAGGAAGCACAGGGGCAGCAAGAACTTGACTACTAGGAACAGTTGTATCCCAAGGAGTTAAAGACTGAGCTAATGCTTTAATTCTTCCTTGTGGTGTATTTGCAGATCCTATAAGTGTGCTTGATATAGTTGCATTATTGTAGGGTCTATCACCATCAGCTGCATCAATTTCTAAAAAGCTATCAACAGCCGTTTCGCCTCCAAATTTAATTTGACGAATTGTTCCATCGAAAATAACACCAAAACGGCCATTTAGATAACCAGCAGAAAGTGTAACTCTACGATACTGATTTTTAATCATAGTTACTAAATTATTACTAACATTATAAATTTTAATACTACAATAATTTGGAATACTTGCAGTTGTTTGATGTACTTCAAAGACAATATGAAGCTGTTCTTCACCTGGAGCATCAGACCCAGCAGAAATTTGTGTTGCTACATTAGCTCCAGCCGCTGAATCATAAACAACTACTGACCATTTTCGTAACCATTGGTCTGATACAGTTGAAGTTGATGTTGGAGTTGAATATGCTTGTGACATTCAGTTTCCCGCGCGCGTTGCGCGCCTCGCCGCCTTCGGCGGCTCGCACAAACACAAAGAAGAATTAAGATTTATTACACCAGGCCCCGAACTAAATTTGTCCAAAATCAGTGGTGAAGTATAAATAGCCATTTGACCCAAAACTTGCGTAAGTTAGCGGAGCATCTGGATCATTTGCAGTTTGAACAAAAAAATCACCGCCGCCTGCAATATCTAAATAGCCATATTGTCGAAGAAGACCAATACCTGTAACAAGAGCAATACCTGCGACGATTGGGTTGTTAGATGAATCATTGATATCCATAATCCACTCTTGGCCGATATTATTCCATACAATTTTGAGATTGTAGGTTTCACCTCCGAGGGAGATTGTGAATTGTTGTGGAACACCCATATTAACCTACATTTGGAAAAGTGTTACTAGATAAAGGTACCGTAGAAGCACCTGTTTGAATTGGAATTGTTTGAGCATTTGAGGGGGATGAAGTGGGTGCTGTAAATACACTGTTATAGGAAGAGGAGTTTAAAGCTGAAGGTGGAGTAGTTGTTTGAGCACCATTATTAGTTGTTGGTAGAGATGATTGAGGATTTGATTGGTTAGCTGGGTTAGACGAGATTGTTGTTGTTTGTGTGTTGACAATGAAGACTTGTTGAAGACTCATTTCAACGCGAAGCGCCCATTCGGATGTTTCATCCGTTTCGACAACTAAGCTTTGCATGAGTATGTTTTGATAAACACGCTTGCCTGTATAAAGAGTGAATGGTGCACGATCTGCTTGAAATTTAAGCAAATCTAAATAGATAGAATTAATATAATAGGGATCAAAGTTAAATGGAGCAGAGTTTGACCAACCTAAACGAAGTTGAACTTGAGCCGGGCGTTTGTAAGCGTGATCTGAGATGTTTGCGCCGGCTTCGATTGGGTGTTCAGTTATATAAAGTTCATCTCTGTGTTCTTCGCTTTCTGTTACGTCTGCAACAAAGTATAAGCCTCCAGATGGGCCGCCTGGAGATTCTGGGCCAATGGCCCGAAAAGGTACTGATGGCGTTAGAAAGACGGGGCCGATAACGGTGCCGCCAATACCTTGACCTGTGTTTGCGGTTGTTCCAGCACCTGACATTTTATGTCACTTGTGAATAAAAATTACGGTAGAGAGTTGAATTGGTTCTGCCAACCGCCTTAGCAACCTTTGAGCCAATTTCAGGCCCATTGACGCCATGAACGTGGACTTCGGTATGTGGACTAAAGGCATAATGTGTATTTCCCATACCAGATATTGGAGCAAGACCATTAATGATATGTTTACCAAGATTGTGTAAAGGATCTAAATTAGGGGCAGCTTGGTGCTGGTTAGTTTTATCAAGATGGGATGCTGGTTTATATTCTGTTGCTTTAGCTTCAGGGATTATACCAAAAGCTGTATGAAGTTGTTTGGTAACAAAATTTGTTAGAGAAGCAGCATATTGAGTGAATGCTGGATCTTTAGCGCGCTCATATTGTTCCATAGCACGAGCAGCATCTGGTGCAGTTTTTGAAGTTTTAATAGCTGTTAGTGCTGCATTTTCAGTGCTGTTCATCTCATGCCAGATAAGTTCAAGCTGTTTGTTGAGGTCACCGCCTGTCTGTGTAGCTGCTGATCTACGAGAACCTAGCCACTGAGCTATACCATATGCACCGGATAGTGGATTAACTGCATTTGGGTTTAAGTTGGATTCTGCGTCTAGGCGAGCTACAACACCAACAGATTGATCTTTTGTTAATCCTTTGGATTCAAAGAATGCAACAGCTTTTTGAATATTTAGATCTTCTTGTTTAGACCCAATTTTTTGTCCAGCATTAGCTGGAAGTTGATCTTTTTCTTGTGGAGTTGCTGGTCCGGTAGCTGGACTAATCCCTAAAGATTGTTCAAGAGCTTTAGCAAGAGTTTGAACTTGATCTTCAAGCGCAGTTTGAGTGCTACCTGATTTTGGTTTAAGTTGAACAAATGGGATATAGCTTCCGACGCCGCGAAGCCAATTTAGAAAAATAGGCCAAATTCCATCAGCAGCTGCAATTTCAACGTTAGGAGATTGAGTGACACCAGTAAGCCAAGTGTGCATTGGGTCCCAAATATAAGTTTTGATCCAAGCATTATCTTGTTTGGCTCTGTCAGCTGCTTGTTTGTCGAATTCTTGTTTATTTTGATCTAAATCACTTAAATTAGATTTAAAAGTATCTGAAAATAATTTGATCCATGGGCCAAAAATTGCAGCAGGAATTTTATTTATTTGCGCTGTTACTCCGCCAGGTGCTAGTGCTGCTTCAGTTTTATCGTGTGGTTGAAGCGCCCCAGATGAATAACCTAACATGTTTAAGAGTGCAGCAGTTTTGTTGCCAAAATCCACTAAAGATTGTATGAAATGCGTTAATTGATCAAATGCGTGTGGAAGCTGATCTGCAAGACCGTTGATTTGTGTTGTGTGTGTAGAAATATAATCGTTTAATTGGCCTAATAGGTGAATTAAAGTTGGAAAAGATTTTAGAGTAAAATCTGCAAGAGTAGCTTGCATTTGAGCATCAAGTGTATCGAGTTGACGCTGCAAATCTACTGCATTTTTTGCTCCACCTTGTGTTCCAAGATTAAGACCTGTTAGAGTCTTATGGTATTGCTCTATATATGGCGCTGTTTGATTAAGATTTTGGCCTAATTGACGAATAATATCAGGATCAATATTGAGAGTACTAAGGAGTGAACGCTCTGCGTATTGCTGTTGTTTGGTGAGACTGTTGTACCATTTAGCTAGATCGTGCAGAGCCTTTTCAGGATCTGTTTCATTGCCAATAATTTGCTTTAAGAGAGCATCTTTAGGTTGGTCGCGTAAAGCTTTAGAGACAGCTAAAAGTTGATCAGTTAAACCATTAACGCCAAGGCCAGCCAGTTGCGATTGCAACTGGATTTCCATTAAATCTTGAATGGGAACTTTGAAGGTAGAGTTTAGTTGCTGAGCAGTATAATAAAAACCTGTAAAGGTCTTCATTGTACTATCGATGGCTTTAGCTATGCCACCAAGTGCTCCGCCAACGCCTATAGCATAAGTACTAAAACCTAAGAGACTTAAATCTAGAATTCCCTTCAAAATCTTTGAAGAGTCTCCAGTTTTGCCTACAAAAGCTTTAAAGCCTGCCGTGATATTGTCTTCACTTTTGGCTAAAGAACTGTCGTCTACGACGTATTTAATGGAAACGACAAATTCTTTAATTACCTCACCGCCCGTAGTTGCTGGCATTATTTTCTCCTACTAGGTGACGTAACTGAAGGTTTTGATGCGCGATATTGATTTTCAATTTTTGCATCAAGGTAGTCATTGGCATCTGCAAAATCACACAGACTGTAGTTAGAATCATTCATGTTCTCCCATCTAAGCATTCCTGCTTCAACAGGTCGCATAAGAAAATCTAGGCCAGTGCCGGAATCAACTAGATTTACCGTGGACGCACTTGGGAAGCTAAAACTCCAGCTGCGCCCTGGCCTGGAAAAAAACCGCCGAGGTTTTCCTTAAGAACTGCAACAACAATCTGAAAGATATCTTGTGCTTTTAGATCATCAAACATCAGTTGGTTTGTATGCTGGGCTGTTAAAGGTGACCAGACACCATCGGCAATCTTCTTGGAAACGATAGCCAAGCAAGGATCTACAATGGCGTCTACATCAGCGTCAGACATTTTAGCAACGTGTTCAGTGAACGCAGCGATAACTTGATCTTCTTCGCCTTTGAAAGCTAGAGAGAGCGGCGCAATGCGTCGCGCAATATGTAATTGTTGTTTTGGTGTAAGTTTTCCAATCCTGTATGTAGTGCTCTCAATAACAATCTCAGCCATTTAAACGCTCCAATTAAAGCACCGACGCCACAGCGGCATTGATGAGGCCAACAAGGCCCTGACCCAACTCAGGCACGATATAGCCGGTGAATTCCCATTCATTCATGTTGCCTTCTGTTGCATAAACAACATCTGGGTGTTTAGCGAATGCCATATAGACACCGCCAATATTGTCACCCTGAACAGAGTTATTAATAGAAATGACGTTTTTACCCCAAAGAGCAGAACCACCAATACGTTGATAGTTGTAAAGAGAAGAAAGCATCCCGTTAACTGGAGATGCTTTCAGAAGACGGACAGTGATGGAACCAGTCATACCAGCGTGAAGGCTGTGCATGATAGAACCATCAGCGCCTGTAACGATTGTATCCTTTGGATCTGTGTGAGCAAAAGTAATACCTTCAGCAGAAACGCCAGCACCATTTGCAAGACCAAAGTTTCCCCCTGGTCCTGTAATAGTGGCATTAACGTCCTGAAAGGAATAGGTATATGCACCACTTGCAAGTGTCATTTTAGTTACTCCAAACTAAATTGAATTAAAGCTACTTTATTGGTTAATCAACATATTCACGATGATATCGTGAACTGCTCCAGCTTCTTTTCCGAGAATCTGGATAGTCGGAGAAACACGAATATCACGCTGAGCCGCCGATTGAGTAGAAATTGGAGCAGCCCAAACATAGTAGCCGTTAGAAAGAGTTTGACCAGTTTGAACAGGACCAACAGCAGCTGAAGTCCAAGTACCTGCGGCAAGATAGCCATTGTTAACAAATGCCTGGCAAGCGTTCTGGCAAACAGTTACCAGTTGAGCAATGCCTGCATCGGTCTGTGGAATTTTGGTGCCAGTAGAAACCATAAAGTTGAAGAGATCAGTCTGAATGTAATTAACAAGACCATCAAGACCAAAAATTTCATCAACGAAAGCGCCAGCAGCCATTGTACCATTAACAACAATAGCAACACCATTGTTAAAAAGAGCATAATAGTTATAACGCTTGGCGTTAAGCGTAGCAGCGTTGTTTGGAGAAAGCGTTTCGTAACTGAAGCCAGAAAGCTGCTGCCACATTAAGGTAAGCATGGAATCTTCAGCAGCGAAGTTAACAGTTAGAAGCTTGCCATAGAGGCCGCCTACACCATATGGATTCTGAGAACTATACATATAGAACGTGCGCTGATAGCCTTGCGCATGAAGCTCTGAACCAATATCACTGGAACTTTCAGCATTAAGTGCTGAAGCTTCAGATGTAGTTAAACCAAAGATATGCGGATTGCCGGTAGTAGCTGTACTTGCTTCAATATATGCTGCAATTGTAAGAGCATCAGCATCTGTAAAGTCTTCATTATTGGTGCCTGCTGCAAATTCAAGACCATACCAATAGACGGTAAGATTGTCGAGAATTTCAACAGCTGCAAGTGGAGTTTCAGCTGCAACACCTGAAGAAGCATAACTTGCAAGTGCACTAGTACAAAGAAACTGAGACGAGATATCTGTACCAGTGCCAGCATTCGTCATGAAACTGACAGAAGAAGTTGTGCCAGTGGTGCCTGAAGTCAGAATGAATTCTGCTGCATTCAGATTCCAGAGGAAAGTGGCGCTTGTGCTGCCAGCAGTTGTAGCAGTATTGGTATTTGGAAGAGCAGCGCCAGAAATTAAGCCAGAACCTGGAAGTTGAAAGTGAGTTCCAATAGCAATTGGTGAAAGATTCTGTAAAGTTTCAGCACCAGTTGAGGATGCAATATAGCAATTCCAAGTTGTGACTTCTGGACCATTTGCAGCTGGACTTGCAACTACAGGAACATTGTCAATAAGAATAAGCTGGCTCGCCTCAGCTGATGGCAAAGTTTCACCGTTAGCTGTATTATATGTTGTTTTAACATAGTACGTTGTTTGTGCAAGCGAACCACTGGTAGCGGAGGTAATAACAGGCAAAGCTGGAACAGTAACACCAGCAGACTGAATAGCAGATTGAACGGTGGAAGCAACGCCATTCAGATTGGTCTGAGCGCTGAAGTTCAGGCTAGAGATAATAAAGCTGGAACCATCAATCGAAACTTTAAAAGAACCAGCAGCAATTGAGGTCCAATTTGCTATTACTTGGTCAGCAGAAGACAAAGGACCAGATACAAGATCACCACTGGAAGCAGAAGATGCCCAACGACCAATATAAAGATATGTTGGTGATGGTGTTTGGTCAAAATAGATTTCAGCTGCAAGATATTCAGGTGTTGTGCCTGAAAAATCGTTTCCAACTTCAGCAAGAGACTGATAAAATCTAATACGCTGATAAGTGTCGATTACGTTACTATCACCAACAATCAGAAGCGTTTGCAGATTAAGAAAACTTGCTCCGATTGGAGTCAGCGATGCTGTTACATCGACAACTTGGGTAACAGGAAGACCCTGGGTCATTTTAGATACCTTTCACCAATTCTTTAATTAAAAGTTGATTTAGGGACCAGGGACAACAACAGTTGTCTCTCCTGTCATTATACTACTATTACCATCAGAGACTGAAGCAGAAATAGTAGCACCTAAAATATTTAAAATAGGATATTGACGCAGAATTGCGCGAGTAAATTTGTAGTTTCTATCAACTCGTCTTAACCAAGTATTTTTAATCAGCTGAGGAACAATTGTCTTTTTGTAATAACTGACAACACCCATAGAAGTTAATTGAAGAATTTCACGATTCTGTGGGATTTGAAGACCGTCTCTCAGCGCTGCATCATATTGATCAGCATTGGGGCCGTAAAATGAAACCAATAGATTAAATGTTTCATATTGCTCCATGATATCACGACCACCATTTGCTCCATCGTGCATCACAACAGCCCAACCTGGGATAAGATCTTGTTCAGTTACGCCAACAGCAGCCCATGTAACATTAGAAGGTGGAAGCACTGGAGGTTCTGGCTGCCAACGAGGCCAAACTAGAGTAGGATCTAGTGTAGAAATTCCTGCAACAAGCTGTTGCATAAAATCATCTAGATCCTGCCCCTCCATTGGCTTTGTGCCGTCAGAGTAGCCAGCATCAAGACCAAGACCAGGAACATCGAATTGAAAGCGAAAAAGACCAGGGCCTGGAGCAACAAATCCCTGTTGAGCCGATGTTTGAGCAATAACAGGGGTATTTGCCATTTTAGTACTCCAGTACAACCAATTCTTTGCTAGTGCTGATACCTAGAAGTTTAGTTGTAGTATTACGTTTGACAGCAGCAACAACTAGCGGATCACTAGAAGCAAGAAGCTTCTGAAGCGCGATGTGAGCAGCAAGCGTAACATTACGATTTTCAGCAGATGCTCGAATTTGCGCTGCTGCGAGAGTGTGCTTTACATGAGCTTCAGCATCAGATGAAGAACCAACGGCTCCAGCAATAAAACGTTTCTTACGAGCTTCGTTCAGAAGTGGCGCAGCTTTCAGTCGTTCCAGATGCCTTTTACTTGCAAGAGCAGCTTCTGCTTTCTTTTCCAATTTTTCGACTTCCAAAAGTAGTGAACGTTTCCCTTCAAGATTCGATGGAGCAGCGTGGATTTCTGCCAGCTTTTCATGCCACACCGCAGCAGGAAGCATTTTTGGACGCAACATATTCATTCTCCATTTTAAAATGCACTAAGAATCAACTCCTTGAGGGGAATTGTCAATATAATCAAGTGAAACAGCGATCACCTTAACATAGCCAGGATTATAGTTGGAGTAGTCATCTAATGCTGTGACTAGATATTTATCGTTATTCCAAACTATAATATCAGGGCCATAGATATTTGGATCATTAGGTCTTATCGCTGGACCCCGTAAAAGAAAAGGAGTTGTAATTGACAATGCTTTATATTCAGTTTGCATGTCAGTTTCGCGCCGCAAAGAGTCAGGCACAAATGGTGTTACAGTCCCACGAGCCGCAATTGGAAGAGATTGTTTAAAAACAGCTCTACCATTAGAATTAAGTGTTTGTGTTTGTCTGATAACTAAAAAGAAATCAAGAGTTTCAGGAGAAAGAATTGCATCCTTCATATCAAAAGGAACAACCATAGCAACTCCTTAAGGAATAATGTTGCGCCCAACTCTACGAAGCAGAGTTTGCGGACTAGCTGGAAGAATTTCTCTAAGTTTATCTGAGAGAAATACTCGTTGATTATTTCTATCGATCATATATGAAAGCGCATTGCGCATTCGTCCGGTTTCAATAAGTGGTGTTGTTAAAGATATTCCAGCACGTAAACGATACCAAAGCGTTGCACCTGCAAGACCTCTAACTGCGCCAAATAAAATATAAGCGCGTACAGCATTTCTACCAGTGCGCCCCATAATAATTAAGCTATCTCTAGGTGAACCTTTCGTTAAAACTTCTCTTATCGCTGGTCCCAAGAGTCTGATTATCGTTGGCATAGCAGAATAAATACCAGGTATCAGAGTTGGCCGAGGTGGAATATTTAACGCTGGATCGCCATATTCATTTATGTAAGCAAGTTCAGGATTAGTTGCAGTAACACCTTCACGACGAAGTTCGTCAGTAGCCATTACTTCACGTTCGCGGTATTCATATGGATAACCAATTTTAACTTGATATTGCTCAAGTTCTGAAAGCGCAGATCGAATCAAAGACATTTTATCAATAGTAACTTTTGTTCCGATCTGCGTTATAACTTTCATTAATAAATTCCTGAACCTGGAGAACCTGGAAGCCAAGGAGGTGGACCAGCCCAACCTGGGCCATTTTGTCCGCCAGTTGGATCACAGCCAATACCAATTTGAAGTGGAACTGCACCAACAACACGAGCAAGACGAATAAATCGTCTGCCATACATTGTTAGGTTCCAATGGCCTGCATCTTTTTCAATACCACCATTAGAGTCATAGTTTACATTAACACCATTTACAGTACGACCACTAATAGCACCGCCAACTGTGCCTGGAGTTGCATTAATAGAAGATGCATCTTGAGACTGAACTTCAAGAGCAAGGTTATGAGCAGTAAAAAGCTCAATACCATGATCCTGTAGAGAGCGAGGGCTAGAAGCTCCAGGTGGAGTATAGGTTCCTGGAGTTGTATCCCAAAAAGAAGTTCCATAAGCAGTTTGAGTCAGCATAAGATAAGCAATGCTGATCCAATATTGAACAGAAGATTGAAGAAATCTACCTTGGTTCGAAAATTCAGGATAATCTGCTACAAAATCTTCGTAACCGACGGTCATTGGTTAATCTTTCCCGTAAGACTCCGGTGGAACACCTGGACCTTCGACTGGATAGTCAGAAGGCAAAGAAGAAGGTGTTGAGGTGAAAGTCTCTGTTTCGCCCCAATAACGTTTATTTGCTGAGTTGACCTCAGAGAGGGACAAATCTTTCTTTTCGTAGGATGGTGCCACCGATGGTTTATCATAGCCAGACTTGCTTATTGACTTATCACTTGGTGAATTTATAAGTCCCATATTTGGGCGATATAGAGGATCTTCAATGCCTTTTGGCTCCAAGTAGCTGTGGACATTCTGACCTTCACCCATAGCACTCGGCATGGCTGATTCTGTTGGCATATCCATTCTAGAAGCTTCCATTGGATTTTCCAGCATAGAATGTTCGCCTTGAACAATTGGTCTCTCGCCTGGTTGCCAATTTTCAGGCTGACGATCCCCCCAAAATTCAGCATTTTTTTGATTTAATCCGCCAAGTGTTTCTGAACTTGGTTGTGTCTGACGAGTTCCATATTCAGGGACAGCTTTCATAGGCCCACCTGCACTTTCATCTGAATGGCGAGCTTTATTTAAAGCTGCTGCCACAGCTTGTTTCTGAGGATGACCACTGTGAACCATCTCAGAAATATTGTGTGAAATAGTTTTTTGAGATTTTCCTTTACTCAGTGGCATCTCTTAATTACCTATTTGGTTGTTGTTTTTGTTGGTTTCAGCATTTCAGCTTGACGCTGAGCTTCTTTTGCTTCCTGTACTGCGGTATCTTCCGGCTTTACTGGTAAAGAAGCTGCAAGTTGATTATCTTCTGGATTTGGAACAGATGCTGGTTTGATTTTACCATCAACTGGAACTCTCCGACCAACAAAATCAAAAATTTTATTATGAGCAAGAATTTCGTCATCAACTTCCTGTTTACCAGGACCGTACCATGTAAAAACATTGGCCGGATGTTGGATGCGAACTTTTTTCGGGAAAAAGTATTCAGCCATCAAACTTTACTCCTTGATAGGGATTAGAAATTTTAAACTCAGCTTCATCAATAAGGGTTGAAGTACCTCTATATGGCCAAGCACGTTTAATCGCCTCTGCAATTTCTTCTCTATTAACTGACGGGCACTCACGCAGCAATGCTATTACTGCGCGGCGCAAGTTCAGTTCGGTTAGATCTTCTCGTACAACTTTGATCCAGCCAAGTCGTGGAATCACCAATACAATTAGCTTTGGAAAATCAATTCCTTTTCTCTTTGCATTTTTACGGTGTTCTTCAATAAACTCCTGAATAGATAGAAGTTCATTGCTGTCTAGATCTTCACCTAACCAAGAAGATAGTCCCTCAGTTAGGCCGACCAATTCCATACACACAGCTGGATCATCTTCATCTTGATGCACGTTAAAATCCTAACCAGTAAGTCAGTCTTAGATACCATCGCGATATGCGACAGTTTCAGGATACACAACTTCCAGCACGCCAAGACGGCAGAAATATGTGGACTTGTGATAGATACCATCGTACTGGATAGGTGTACGCTGAAGCAGAGTCATTGGATAGCGAAGGCGCTCTGGATCTTTGGTGTAGGCAACCATACGATCGACTGTACCAAGAGTACCAACAGTACCACCAATACCGGCACCAATCAGCCACTTCAATGGAAAGATCTTCAACTTGGCAACGCCTGAAGAAGTCAGCAGATTGTTTTCAAGAAGATAACGCAGAATAGATACGTTACCAGCAGCAGAGACAATCTGAGTAGAAACATAGGAATACTGAGCAGGAGGCAGAAGCAGGCGGTTGGGTGGGAATGCCCAGCCAGAGGTTGCCCATGTATTATTCAGAATTTCATTAACGTCATTCAGAATTTCTGGTGGAGTCTTGTTAACCCATTGAGTGGCATTAGTAGCACCAACAGCAACAGTAGCAACATTGGAAACTTGACCAAGATTTGCACTGGAGTTGTTATAATTAACAACACCATATTCAGCAAACTCAGTATCGCCGTAATACACCATTTCGTCAATGTCCATCTGGTGCTTCAGCTGCATACCGAAGAACTTTTGCTGATCAATAGGACGACCAACAAGAGCAGATGACTCAAGTTCAAGAATGGTATACTTCAGTTCCATTGACCAGGGACGCAGAGCATGGGGAATCTTAGCAATATCAACTGAGATACCAGTAATCTGCGTAGTATCTTTGCCGACCCAAGATTTACCGTTGCCAATGCCAACGCCAGAGGTACCGATGTTTGCGCCTGCCGCAGAACCATAGGTGGACAGTGTAAAGCTGGACACCTCGTTTGCAATGGTCACATCTTCTCGAAGATCAATATCACGACCCCAAGTAACAGCAGCCAGTGGTTCATGCAAACGCAGGTCTAAGCGCTCAAGCTCGCCAACTAGAAATGAACCAGTGGAGTCAGCAACCTTGCCATCTGCCATCTTAACACGCATTGGCAAAGTTTTGCCTCGCATATTACCTTGCGCATCATGCGAATATTCGCGTCCATCAAAAGTCATCATAATTAAATTCCTTTGCCTTTCAATTGGTCTTAAAGATTGAACGCGATTTCAGCAATGCCATTAGAGTCCGCACCTGAATTAAAATAAGTCTGACCATCAGCGCTCAAACCAATGCAACCAGCAGCGGAAGTTGCTTCAAATCCACCCTGTGTATGCACGCCCGAAGAAGCCGAGCACCAAACATAAACAGTACCGCCCTTGACTGGAGTACCGACAACTGGAGCCATAATATAGCCAGATTTCAGTACGTCCATTGCATTGGCTGGAGTTGGCCCATTGCCTGAAGTAAAGCCCTGAGCAAAATCAGCTTCACCCCAGTTTTCAGTTGCAGTAACCTGCTGAATAGGAAACTGACGAACCACAACACCAGAAACAGAAGAAGTACCTGTATCACCAAGCTGCATGACACGAAATGTACCAGTTGCAGTATAGATACCGCATGTGCCAAAATAAATAATAGGATAAGTAGAGTCATTAATATTAGGCTCGATAGAAGCTGGATGCGTGCGGTTCACGTCACCTGCAAACCCCGCTCCCATACGATATTGAAACGCAACCATTTTAAATACCTTTCCTTACGAATGGAATAATTGAAATTAGCGAGTCGAGCCGCCGGTGCCCCAGATTTCGCTGGATTTTTCGTCGATACGCTTACGCAGATCGGCAAGAGAAGAAACCGTCCCAGCTTGATGGGCTGCCGAGTGTGGATTACCGCCAGTAACCTGAACAAAGGCTTGATTATTACGGTCACGGTAGACAGAAGCCAACGCACGATAAGTTGTTCCAATGGAATCGCAAGTCATGCGTCGCATGTCGGCTCCACCAGTAATATTTTCCAAATCAGTAGCTTTCTCCATATCATGAGAAACATGATTCAAAATACGGCGACGGAAACCGCAAATAGCGGTAACAGCCGAAACTGGATTTGAACGAGAATCAAAAGTTGGAACGCGAACACCTGGAACAATGATTTCAGCATCAGCTACAACTGCTTCCCAAAGACTCTGGAGACGTACAGCAGCATCAGCAGCGCGACGACGCTTATCACCAACTCCAGCATTAACTGCTGAAGAAGAACCGGCTGGAGCTTCTGCACCAAATCCGCGTGGAATTTTCTTTGACGCAACTGTCACCGGACCTGGATGATCGCTTTCAATTGCAGTGCCTTCGTTGTAATCAGCGCCTTCATAGATACCTTTATTAGGCTCATGATTATACTGAGGTGTTTCACGATGCAAATTAGCTTCATCTCCGAAATTACCCATACCATCACCTTCGGTGTCTTCTCCGCCACCTTCGGCCCCAACTTCAAGCTCTCCACCTTCATTGCCTTCTTCACCAATACCAAGAGCTTGGCAAATTTGGCCTACTTGGCTTTTTAGTGCTTCAACATCAGCTGCAACTGTCGCAAGATCAGCAGTTGGAGCAGCTGGTGCAGCAGCAGGCGCTGCCGCTGGAGTAGGTAAAGTAGAAGTATTTGGAACTGTAGGCGGCATAGCATCTTCTCCTGCAGAATGTGGGTGTAAATGAATATGAGTATGATCGCCGTCACCAGAAGTAAGTTCTGCTGCTTTCTTCTGACCTTCAACGGCCAAATTTGCTAATTCGCCGGCATCGGTGGTCTTTGTAGCTTTAGACAAAAGTTCACCGATCCAACCAAATTTATTCTCAGCTGGCATTGATTGATTCTCCACTTGAGTTGGTGCACTGTCGTAAATTCGACATTTTGGTCCACACCGAGCAGAATCAACCAATGCGACATGATTGCCGATTATATTAATCTGCCTCGCTTTACCCGGACCCATTTGCTCGTATTCAGCATCATAGCCACAAGATAGCTCTCTCTTAGATTTATTGAGAACCATATCAATAGCTAATTCATCAGTAATCAAAAGATCCGCTAGAACTACATCATCTTGTACTCCAGTCCCTCGGCGTGGATTTAAAACTACTCCGACAGCTAAATCACGCCAATTTTCAGGTGTAACATCAACTACTGAGCCATCTTGAGTTGGATGCTCAATAACAAATGGTTTACCTGAATAAGAGGCTAAAGACTCTGGTTTAAATACTTCTTCAGGCGGACGATCAACATGAATAAAACCATTACCATCTGGCTGAAATGGCATTTCGTCTGAAGTATAAAGTTGAACTCCTGTACGCGCTATAATCGTATCTTTACACAGCAGAAAACCTTCTGGTGTTTTGAACATTTTATCGCTAAGTTGCTCAGTGAAATAAAATCGCATTGGAATTTACTTTCTACCAGCTTCCGCTTTATGTTCAAATTTCTTAGTACCAAATTTCTTGCGGCCAATAGACGCCGCAAGACCAGCAGGATCAGAAATCCCTTTCTCATGACTCAACTTAGATTCAAGCTTTTTAAATCCAAGATGTTCATCTTGATTGTGACCGATACCTTTAAAAGTATCGCTAGCACCAGGCACTGCGGTTGTTGGCATAGCATGTCCACCACAACCGCAATCATGAACCGCCGGCTTAGCGACGTTCTTTGGCATTGGTGCACTATTCATAGGTGCACCACCTAGTTTGCCATTATAGAAATGAAGATGAATATGGTGTTCTGCCATCTAACTTAATGATAATAAACATCAAGATGAGTAGCAGCGGTCAAAGTTGTATGATCACCATCAGCAATAGCAGAAGTCACACAATACCCTGTAAATGGGCCAACACCATACTGGTCATTCAGAATTGTGCGGCTAACACCGGAAGGAATAACAACCAAAGCAGACACAGTTGTCAAGGAACAAGTTGGCGCCGCAGTTGTGCCAGAATAGAAATGCACAAACTCTTGAGCACCAGCTGTTGCTTGAATATCATAAACTGCATTACCTGTCGTAGACAAAAGACTGGTAATTGTAACACCAGAAACTGCAACAGTATCCTGAATTTTCAACCCTGGACCAGTCGGTACAAGACCAAAATTCTGCTGAGGAGAACCAAGTGCTGGTGGAGTGTATGCATAAGCACTTGCTAGGCCAAAGCTGGTTGTAAGAGCCGCCATAGCAGCACCCACGCCAAAATTAAGAATTTTCGACATAAAGAATTCTCCTTTTGATCAGATTGGCGCTACTTACTTGTAGTAAACATCTACATCATCGCCAGCAAGCAATGCTGTTGTGTCGCCATTAGCTGCAAGACCTGTTGCACAGAAACCAACACCGCCAGCAAAGCCAACACCATACTGGTCATTTAAAATGACACGCGTTGTTGCCGACGCTGGAAGCTCAACAAGAGCAGAAACTGTTGTCAATGAGCAAGTTGGCGCTGCTGTAACCCCAGCATATAGATGCAGCCAAACAGGTGAAGTACTAGGCACAAAACCTTCAACATCAAAAACAGTACCAGTCGAAGATTTAACAAGTACGGACATAACAGAAGTTGTGCTGACATTGTGAGTAACACTGAGACCAGAACCAGCAGGCTCAAGACCCATATTCTGCTGAGGCGAACCAAGACTTGGTGGTGTATAAGCATATGCGTTTGCAGTGCCCAAACCAACGGTAAGTGCTGCAACCGCAACGCCTTTACCAAAATTAAGAATCTTCGTCATAATTTATTGCCCTTCAAATGAAACTCATTAAACCCATGTGTTCCAATTTACAATAGAACCGCTTTTTGGATAAACTACAGGAAGCCCACTTAGTCCACGATTCCCTAGTAAGGTTGTAATTGGAAGAGTTCCACCAAAAGAATTTTGACCTTGGCCTGAACTCCGTGGAGTATTTCTGGGAATCTGCTGTATATTGACAGCATTGAAACTCTTCTTTTCTGGAAGAATAGTGCGACTACGTAACCCTGGCCTACCAATAAAAGTCAAAGGACACGAGGGATACACCACACAAACTCCTTATCGATGAAAGAAAGGATGAAAATAAAATGGAGGCACAACATAAACAGGAGGTGCAACATAAATAGGCGCGGAACCATAATTACACTCTGTTCCAACAAACGAAGTCTCACATTCTGCAACACAACCAGACAAAGCCAAGCTAAAAACAAGTAATACAAGAATTTCAGCCATACTCAGGCTCCTTGGTGCCATTTTGTATGTCTCCTAATTCAATTTTATCGGACATACTCAAAATTTCAAAAAGAGCGTCAATTCCAGCTTCAACATGTACGCCATTTTTAATCAATGGCTTCACTTTAGAGGCTGGAATAATCAAATCAACCTGACTTCCACTTCTCAAAAAACTAAAACGCTCATTCTGATGGAAATAAGCATTCTGTTTAGTCGAAAATGGTGTAATTGTATTAACTTCATCATCTGCAATTTGAACTACATAGTATTTGAAGCCTAAAACAGGGCAAAAAACTGTATTCACAAACCTTGCGTTATAGACTTCATAGCCGGAATACTTAAAATTAACAATATCTTTTAAAATATCATTTTCAGTCATAAGCATCGGCGCGTTATAGCTCAAAATTGAAGGCAAAGCACGGTAATAGACAATTCCGTTTGTCGGCATACGATTAATATGCACATCGTAATAAGTCATAAAAATTCCAGCTACAAAATAGCTTTTTTCTTCAAGTTCTTCATCAACTATTTCACTAATTTTGTGATGTTTTCCTTTGAATTCTATAGAACCGTCAGCTGAAACTTCTGAAAGATAAAGCAAAACACCATCAGCAGGTGAATACAACACTGACGAGTCCATAATTCGGCTTCTGTATGGATCGCGAAAGAACAAAACCTCCGACATGAGCCTTTCAGAAACTGGATTAAATGCTTCACTGGTCTCTTTTGCCCAATCTTCAAGATTTTTAGCCATCTTCAGATCTGCCTGGTTGAAAATCAAAGTAATTTAAATGCATTACAAGACAAGAAAGAGCAGCACCAGACTTACCAAATTCAGAAATATTAAAAACAACAGAATCCATACTATTGTCAGCAGCAAATTTTCCAACAAAATCGACCAAATCACGTTCGACCTTGTATTTATCATCCGAAATCTTTAACTTTGAAATAGAAGAACCAACAACAACAAGACGCCTAACCCTAAGACAGTTTGTTGCTCCAGCTGCAACCAATTCTGAAGGAGCAGAAATGACTTCAGTGACTTTTTCAAGCTCTTTAAGTTCTTTTGCATCAATCTCTCCTATGGCTACAACTGTTTTCTCCTTTGTTAAAGGAAACAAAACGCAGTCAAGGTGATATGCTTCAGGATTTTTAAGTCTAATTCCTATAATATTCATATTATAAGTTTCTTCAAACCATCTAATAGCAGCTGCATTTGTCCTCATGCCATAAGACATAGCATAATTATTGCCACCAAGATATTTACAGTCTGCTTCTCCTTCAAAATACTTTGGTGCAAGATCAACTACATCTTTAATTCCAAGCATTTTTAAGAATTCAAAGCCTGGTCTTGTTTCACCTTGACGCGGCGGTGAACGAAAATTCGCCACCACCACAGTGTACTCTGGCAAATGAGGCAAAACCACACCAAGATTGGCCACAAAAGGTTGGTCCTGAAGACCAGCATATGAAGGAAGCAAATAAACAAGAGAAATAGAAGACAAAAAATTATAAAAATCGAGAAACTGCCGTAAAGCAATTGACTTATCAATCTTTCTCTCAGTTGGAGAAAGCTCTTGCATGAAAACATTATTAGGGCTTCCAGAGTCTAAAAAGAATGGAGGACTCATTAAGAAGCAAGGATAATTTACTTTATTAAAATCCATTAGCGTTCCCAGCCCTTATATCTCTCATAAGCATCATACCAATTATTTAAGGCACGCTTCCAATTAGAATGTAAAACTCGCAGATTATAGCTTAAATGATCAACTTGCCATCTTAACGCTATTGCCCTTGACCATCCATATTCTTTAACAAGAGCTTCAGTAAATTCACTGTCTGCTCTTTGAAGTAATACATACGCTTCTGATAATGTTTGCTTTGTTTGGGGCATTCTCATCAACCCATAAAAAAGGGCTTGACGTAAAATTTTCCAGGATATGCAAAATTAAATTTACTATCCTCAAACAACTTAACAAATTTTCCTTGCTCTTCTAAAGACAAATGATGAAAGTAAAATTTAAAAGTATTAAACTGAGAAGCTTTACCAAAGAAAGGACGTTTATAAAAATTATTTATCATTTCTTCATCAGTAATATCTTCAGGAGCATATAACGATTTTACCAATTCACCTTTGGCATTCTTTCTAAAGACTGGACCTGAACTAGATCCAATTTCAATAGTTTCACCATATTGTAGATTTGGTAAATTAACATAGGCTTTATAATTCTTATCTGTTGGAACTATTTTGTGACCAGCTTCAACTGCCCACAAAAATCTACCTGAACTAATTCCACCACAATAAGAACAAATATGTTCAATGCTCCATTTATCTTTGTTTATAACACCACTTATAGCATTTTCAATTCTACGAGGGCAGGTAAACATTGAAGTTACTCCCACGAAAAATTAATTTATAATTTCATGCCGCCTTCGGCGGCCTCGGGCGCTTACGCGCCCTCGCACAAACACAAAAAGAAAAGATAAAATTTTATTACACCAGGCCCCAAATTAACCAGTCACAACATCAGAGTTAGCCGAGGCTTCTGCCGCTGCAAGGATGTTATTAACAACATTGCCAACGTTAACAACATAGCAAAGAGCAAGAATTAAGAAAATTGAGCGCATGATTTTACTCTGAAATTGTATACAAGCAGTTACCACAAAATCGCTCTTTCATTAGCGGTTTGAAGTTCTTTTTGCATAAGGGACAAATTTTAGATTCAATTGTAGGTTTTGCCTTGGAGGCTGCAACTGAAGCTGCATTATATGCTTCAGTTGCTTTAGTTTTAAGATGTTCAATCGTTTTTGGAAACTTTCTATTAGACCGCTTTATTGACATTGCCGATCTCCAACCAGCGCTTTAAGCCAGGGATATCAGTCTCACGAATTGAGAGAATGTTGCCGCCACCAGGATATGAATTTCTGTACGCTGCAACAGCATCGGCGGAAGATTTAAAGCCAAGCATAATCTTGTGTTCATCAAAACTATTAGCATCGGCCCCAGATGTATTCATCTTGCCTTGGTTAACAATCCAAGCACGAGTTGAATCCGCATGCGGCCCCACGAAACAGTCCATCCCTTCACCAAATCCTTCGGCGGATCTGGTGTTTCTGATGTATCCATAATCAGCTGCCAAAGGAGGAAACCCATCAAATCTAATCTGACCAATAAAGTTTTCTAAAAAGATAGGCAAACCTTGAAAATCAATTAAAGGCATATTGTTAATAGCAGTAGCTACGTCATCGATGGCTTCTGTAAGCGAAGAAGTTGAACCGTTATTCATGATTCCTTTAGGGGATTCATATTTTTCATAAGTTGCATTAATGGTGCCTGGGTTTTCAATAGGAAGACCAGGACCTTCATTTACACCAAACGGACCTGTAGCAATATCATCAGTTGCGTCTGGCTTAACTTCAGGAGCAGCAGATGGAATTGGTGTTGATTCGCCAGACAACTTATTTAAGTGGCCCGGTTGAACGCCAGGAGCACCTGTTGGAGAACCATTATTAGGCGATTGAGTGCTATTTGCACCAGGCTCAGTTGGCGCTGTAGCTGCCATTGTTAGACTTGGCGGCATTTTACCTTTAGCCGCAGCAATTTCAGCATCAGTAATATTGGTCCACAAGCCATTAACAATAGATGCTTGTTTCAGTTCCTTCATGGCTGTAGATGCGTCAACTAGGCCAGCTTCCCAAGCAGAGAGTACGGCAGATGTTGTCTGAGCAGAAGCTGTTGCACGTTCTGTTTCAGAAAGCTGCCAAAGAGGATTGAAAACAAAATTAAAATCTTCAGGAATTGGAATACCTTCTGATTTTGCCATCGCACGGTATGTGCGATCAATCATCGGGCGAAGTTCACGTTCCTGACGCTGGCGGATGCCGTCATAGTAGTTGCGCATGTCAGATTCGCCAGTTGAGTTTAAGCCGGCGGGAGACTGACCAAAAAGACGAACCAGTGGAATTTGCAGAGCACCCGAAATCTGCTGCCCAAAGTGAATAAGAGCATCAGCAATGCCGGAGAAAGATGTTCCAGCGCTAACTTGCGCAGCAAAATCATCTTCACTATCGATAAGTGTTATACCTTCAATACCTTGGTAACGGCGCATCATTTCAACGTACTGTTGAAGCTGATTTACCTGCATGCCACCAGCAGCTACAATTTCTCTGAGGCGAGCAATCTTGAGCGTACGAATATATGATTTGTAAACAAGCTGTGCTGCGCCATTAGTTGCGGAGTCAAATGCGATAAGGCGATCGTAGAGTCTTTCCACAACGGAAATGCCCCACATATTCTCCATAACTCGTTGCCAGTAGGGAAGTCTAACACCTTCGTGACGCAAGACTCTTGAATGGTGGATACGCATACCTTCAAAAGAGACACCCGAACCTGACGCGATAACCCAGTAAGATCTTGGTACAAGCGAATCGTCCCCAACACCGCGAATCATATGTTGAAGATCTGGTTCGACCATCCAACGATCAAATACCATTAAGCCACGAAAAGAGCCACGACCGATGCGTTCAATATCAAGAGGATTACGTGGGTCTTGACCATCAATCATAATGGCAGATAAAGCTCCACCATAAAGACGACCCCAACGAATTGTATCGTTAATAGCGTACCAAATGCCCCACTTAGTAGCAGCCGCTTCAAGTTTTTTAATCGCGCCTGGAGGCATCTCAGAAGTAATAGTGATGCCCATCTTAGTCATATCATCAGCAATAGCATCAATCGCTACACCAACGATCCATGATCCTCTATGAATCCATTCTAAAAGAGTTCTGTCCCGCGTAACAGGAAGAAATCCATAAGTAGAATCTGAAAGTGCGTTATTGGTACCAAGGCCAAGATTTAATGAAAAATTTTGGAAAGTATCACCGACTTTAGCACTAATTAATCCATCGGGATTGACGGTAGTCCCTTGTGCGCGAGTCTGTTGTTTATCAGACCGCGCTGAAACTCTATAACGAGGCTTTGTTGGTTTCTCTTCTTCAGCCATAATTTATTCAGACTTTTCAATCTTGTTAAAATCTACGTAGAAGAAATCACCATTTTTAAATTCTTTAAAAACAGTGGAATTGGTCACATACATTTCAATTGCACCAGATGATGTAGCTTCCATAAAGCGCTGGTCTTCAGGAATCAAAGGATCGTATTGAGGTACGAATTTAAAACTTTTTCTAGCTAAATAACCATGATAATCGGTAGTAGAAATAAGTTGGAATTTCGCACGAACAGCCATGTTTAGTTTCCTTACTTATTACTAGACTCAATAGATCTACCAGATTCGCTTTTGTGTTTGCGCCAGCGTGCTTTGGCAGCTTTGATAGCAATTTGTTTTCGACGGCCTGGTGCTAGTTTTGAAGCGCGAGCCATGCCACCAAAGTGCCCTAAAGTAGCTGCTGCTTCTCGGGCAGAAGCTTCAACATCAGTATCAACAACTTTAACTGAAAAAGGAATTTCAGTAAAACTGTTATCACTAAAGTGAATATGGATATGCTTGGTTGCCATAGGATTCTCTCAGAAAAAGATCCGATATTTAAATGTGTTTGTTTAAGGCTCGCGTACCTTTAGGTACGATCCAAGTTCCTGGCTTTAAGACTCTTTCTTCAAGATCGCACGGAAAAGTAATTTTTGATGGAGAAGATAAAAATAGAATTTCTTCATCAGCTTTCGGCTGTTCACGTCCACGACGAATTCTAATTTCATTCATGAGATGAACTACCTTTGCAACCTCTACTCTTTCTTTCCAACTTTCATATCTTGCAGTTTGTATTGCAAGCTGTTGTTCTTTGTCAATTTTAGCTTTACGTGCAAGTTTCTGCCATGTGGCCCATGTGCCACGACATGAAGTGACAATAAGACCAGCAACACACCTAGCAAGGTAATCAGATCCAGAGGAAAATACAGAATCGCGACCTGCTTTAGTTATTGAACGTTCAAGATCGCCCATTTGATTGAGCATCTTAGCGTTTTCTAAGAGTTCTACTTCACCAGCCGCCAAAATTGGCATGAAATCACGATAGATTTCAGGAAGCGTTAAAGAAGTTGGACTATAGATGATACCGTGAACGGAGAAATATTCTTTGGGCCAATTTCCACCAAAGTGATCACCTTCAATCTTTGCGATGCCATAGCTGCGCATAATAGAGCATATGTCAGCAATAGTTTTTTCAAGACTTTCTTGAATCGAATAATCTTTAACAAAATCTAACATCGCTACATTATCTTCAGCCATATGTGCGATAGCAAATGCTGGCCTCTCTGACGTTGACCCCGGTACGGCGAAGAAAGCAGAGTAAACTATGTTATTTGAAGGTGGCAGTTCAAGCCGGCCTTCAACTACGCAACGACCAATAACCCCACGCGAAGCATAAGAGGATTTAGTGAAGCTAGCTTTAATTTCATTCCACTTATAGCGCGCAAACGCCAAAGAGCAAACACAATCATCGTAAAGACCCTCGGGTGCTGTATATTTGATACCAGCGCGAGTGATTTCATAAGTGAAATCCTGCATTTCAGATTTAATCGGACCATCAGGAAAATGCACTTCATGAGTCTGAACCGACATCGCCAAACCTTCCATGAGGTTTTGCTTGGATGACGGATTTAAAATATAACCTTCAAAGTTTTCGTAACCACCTTCTTGGAGTGACTCTAAAACTGGATCACCTAGCCCTGAACCATCAACAACACAAGGAGTGAGGTCACCAACGATTTCTCTAACGAGTTTAACTGACTCTTTCCAAGATTTATTTTTCCAGCGATCAAAGTGGCAAACATAGCCATCTCGATCAAGACCAATGATAACGAACCAAGTTTTTTTACGAGCTAGATCAACTCCCCAAGCCACAGGAGACTCAGAACTAAGATTAGCAACACAGCGTAAAATATGGTCTTCACCGAATGGATTACCGTAATCGTCACTCGGCTCTGCAAGATAAAGTTCACGAAATACCGCATCTGGAAGTTGCTCTTTTAGGGATTTAACTTCAGAGTCTGACATAACACCACCTTCGATGGCGTCAAAAATTGTCAGTTTTGCGTAATGTAAATCGCTATCTTCTTCGTCCATCGTGGACTCAGCAAGACGCGCCATATTATAGAACCAGTTACGCTTTCCTTTAACGTTACCAATAATGATAGCAGCGCCTTGAGTCGCTGAAAGCGTAGAGCGAACAGCGTGCCAGGATAATTCCTTTACACGCGAAGCTTCATCAATAACAGCACCATAAACATCTTCACCGAAAAGAGAATCAGGATTATCACCTGATTTAAACCAAAGAACAGCGCCATTCATTAAAGTTATTGTTTTGCGTTGTTCGTTAGTCATATAGCTGCCAGGAGTTAAATAGGTCTTCAACCGGCGAAAGGCAATATCAGCTTGATCTGAAATTGGAGCAACCCACCAATAGTTTCTATTGGTTGGGCCAAGCAAAGCCATTTCGGTAATCCAAACAATGGAACCGACGGTGTTATGTGTTGGTACGAAACCATTTGTAAGATACAGGTGTCTTGTATCTTCAACTTCAATACATTGCGCCTCCGCAATTCTAGAAAATTCAATTTTATTGAAAAATCTATTTCCAGTCTTCTTCATAGGCTTCATTAATTGAAGTTTACGAGGAAGCCTAAATGGAATAAGATTAGATGGCAAAATTAAAACTTGACGATAACGACCTCTACCGTGGCGCAATGTTCCAATTGGACTGCAATATGACGCAGACTCATCATAAGTCTGTTTAACCATACCTCCTAAAGATTCTACAAGTTCTTTCACATCTTTTGCAAGTTGTTCAGAACTTTGTTCTAAGATTGGTTGGCCATGTTTATTTACTGATCCATCTGAATCCATAATTCCCTGAAGAATAGAAATTCTAATTTCCGTGGAATTATAAAGATAGGATATCGGAATAAATTTCTGGTGAGAATAACAACCCCACAATTTCAGATTTTTTAAATAGCTGGCTATGTGTTGTTTTGCCTCTCTTATTTTAGCGGCAAATTTTCCACATGTAATATGATAATCATACTGGTCTACGTGCCGCAAAAAATGGCCAGCAGGTAAGACTTTTTTAATTTCTTCTAAAATTTCAAAATCAGCAGAAGAAACTCTCACAACTTCAGTTGTAAAATTGCCATCGCCAATAAGAATCCCTAAAAGATAAGGATCAATATCTATAGATTTAATTTCAAATTCAACTGGAGCACAATCAGGAACATATTGATACCTGAGCCAGCTACTTTTAAGATCTAAAAGTTCAGAAACTGCCCTAATTCTTGGTTTACCTTGATTATTATGAACTTCCCAAAGATGTTCTTTGTCGCATTCAACAATAGTTCCATCAACAAAAGTTATAGCATAAATCTCGCGCAAACCTTGCGGATGTATGGCTACAATTTTAGTAGCTTTACCATTAGCTCCAAAAACAAAATCACCTACTTTCAGGTCTCCCATAAGTTTGGGACCTGCTGGTGTATAAATTTTTGAATCTAAAGGTTGAGCTTTACCTGCTTTTGAAGTTGCTTCAACTAGGGTAAATCGTTTGCCCGAAAATAGAGCGGCCTCTTGTTTCGGATACAACCCTGGTCTTGAATATTCAGGCACTTAAATCAACATTACATTTGCGCAAGCAAATGAAAAAATGACCAATAAGCGACATAAGCGACAACAATAAAAACAACTACTGCAATCAGAGTTAATTTAAACATATTATACTGCTTTCGACTCTTGATGCTGATTCTTAATAAATCAATAAAAAAGCGGAGAACTGCGCACTGGCAATCCTCCGCTAAAGGTCAACAGGGAGAGGAAACTAACGCACGAACCGCAACAAGAAAACCAACAAGCCGATATGGAAAAGAAGAAGCTTTCGCCTACAGATTTTCCCAATCTACAAATTGAACTTATACCAGAGTGGGAAAGGTGGCAATAAGATATGAGAGAAATCTTCAAGACAAACACTAAAAGTAGTCTAAGCGACATACGATCCTGCCATGAAATTAGCAATTCTTTTCGCCTGTTCTGGTTCAATTGAATAAGCAATGGTAAGTAATCCTGTATTATGTAAAGTTGCAATTCTTTTTCGGTTAGTTTTTAAAAGCTTAGCTAAACGAACCCAAGAGTAAAGATGTTTACCTGATACTGGAGCTACTAAAGCTCGCGCATGAAGTATGCGGCGTACAGTTGGATCAGGCACAAGAAGAACTAAATCTAAGATATCATCAATGAATTTAATTTCGTGTCCACCTGGTGGATTTGATTTTAAATTTGAACCTGATTGTTCTAAATCTGATGTAGGCCAACAAGCAGTTGGTATTGTAGGCCCTGGCTTTGATACCGGCATACAAAGAAGTTTTTCACCAGCCCATCTAAGCCATGTGTCTACTTCGTAGATTTGGACTATTAATTTTTTATTTTTTGGTCCATCTGTCGGCTGCGTACCCATGTTTTTGCTCCAGGGTAAAAATCAACTAACAATCCAAAAGTAGATGATTTAGTTGCATAATAACAAGCGGAACTTCCATTCAAATATTGAACTAAGATATAATCAGTTCCATTTTTACCATAATATCTTGCGACAATTTTCATTTATAATTTCACGCGCGCGTTGCGCGCCTCGCCGCCTTCGGCGGCTCGCACAAACACAAAGAAAAAATGGATTAAATTGTAACCAGGCCCAAACTTTTAATAGATTATGTTGGTGCTGAGGTTAAGTGTTAGTTTCATTTGCAAAAGATAGTCATCTTGTTATTGTTTATGTTGAGGGAAATTTGTTTGATAGCAGATTCGCCGAAAAGTATAAATGGCATATCTGTATCGGTCATGGTAGCGGTGATATTGTATAAATTGCAGTTGCCTAATTTGAGTTCTTTTACTGTAACAAAGTATTCTGGAATTCGTGCGCCGTCTGCGGTGGAAGCTGACTGTGAAGAAAGAGCAGGAATGCTGATGTTTAAAGATTTTGCAAGATATAATGGAATATTGAGATAGGAGGCGCCAGAGTCAATTAGAAAAACAACAGGTTTGTTGTTGATGGATGCATCAACAAAATAGACGCCTACATCTGGGTCTGGGGGAATGGAAAGTGAGGAACAAGAAGCTAAAGAGAGAAGGAGAAGAAATGGCTTTAAAATTTTCATTTATGTTATCTTTGAATGGATCAACCATTGTAAAATGTTGGTTGAATTAGGCTTAGCTTCTGCAAGTGATTTTATTGTTTTTACTTTTACATCTAGTGATAGATGTTTGCAGATTTGAATTCCGATGGGATCGTAGTTTAGTTTGAAGGCACAACGAACTACGGGAAGATAAAGGTTAGTTAGTTTTAAAGTTCCATCTGGGTTATATTTAAGTTTGCATTCAATGACTAAAAGAGGTAGAGGCTTGTCTGTAGTGTAGTTGGGGACAAGGATGAAGTCAGGAGCGCAGATAAGGCCGGCGTTATAAGTGAACCAGGTTTGATACCAGATGTCATATCCGGGAAATGTTGTCAGTTCTTTGTTTAGTTTACGTTCGTAGTTGAGGCCCACGGCGCCTAAAGTTGAGGTGGCTTTACTTGAGGCGAAGCCGGGCGGTTTAATTTGGTGGGCATCTGTTATTAACATGCGGATCTTTTTCCACCGGGGCGCAGATTTTCGCTTCCTTCGTTTGGGCAAGATTAAATTCATTTATTTTCTGGATCGTTAGATTTCTCAACCAAAGATTTAATTGGAGTTTGGTCATCTGTGAAATCAAGATCGATTGGAGGCTTGACGTGCTCAATAGTTTTTTCTTGAGGTTTTTTATTGGATTCAGCAAAGCGCGGTGCTCCGATATTGAGAGTTATTTGAGTTGGATTGGTTGTAATTTGAACTGAAGCTTTTGGAGGAGAAACTGTTCTATCTCCTCCCATTTCAACGATTTTGCGAAGTTCTCCGACTGGCATTGCGGTGCGAAGTTCTTCGTCTTCTAGCCTGTGATTAAGTTCATCAAGAGCTGTTTCAGCCGCTGATTTAAGTTTTTCGTGAATTCGTTCACCGTCTTCGATTTGGGCGGTAGTCATTTGATCGTTATAGTAGGAGAGAAGTTCTTGAAAAGCCGGATCTGCTTGGAGTTTAGAGATTCTGGAGGTGCTGGAAGAGCAGAGTTTAGCAACTTCCATTGCTTTATAGCCTTGAGCTAGTAGTTGGGCCATACGATGGTGAATGGCTCTGATTGATTGGAGTGGTTTGTGAGATAGAAGAGAACCTGTACCTACTCTTAAGATGTCGTCTGGCGTTAGTTCGCGCACTAATTCAAAGCTGAGGCTTTTGAAAGCTCCGCGCTTAGGTAGGAGGCTGCTGAAATCGAAGCTTTCGTTGTCTGACATATTTGGATTCTAGTTTTCTTTTGGTTTGAAAGAGCCTGTGAGCAAGAATTTTAGAAAGTCTTCTGGAGTATAGGCTGCGTTGGAAGCGATGCTGAGTTCGGCTGCTGTGACACGAAGCTGAAGGATGTTGGAGGCTTCAGTTTGAGTTAGAAAGATTAGTTCTGGGTTGGAGTCGTTTTCCATTTTAGTTTCCTTCGGTTTTAGTGGGTTTTTGTCCGCTTTAGCATTCTGTTCGCTTTAGCGTTTTGGCGCGCTATGCTTTAGCGCGCTATTTTTTGGTATGTATTGAAAATCTTGATAATTTTATTTTTGAAAATTTTTGTATGTCCTTAAAAAGTATGGTTTAAGAAATAAGTCTGTGGGGGCCGCCCGAACAACTTTAAAAAGATTTTCGCTCTAAACCTTCTTAATGACCGCTCTCGCGGAGCGGTCACTATAAAAACCATCAACAAAAGAATAGTATCAAGCCGCCGGCGGAGTGTCAAGTGAAAATCAACTACACAGCAGATTTTAATTTAACAATATAATTTTTCAAATCGCACGGCTTTATGCTGCACATGTTGATAACCTGTTGAACCGCTTTAACATGAGACGTGTTCAATTTAATCTGTTGACCGTCGATGAAAAGCAACTCGCCATCAACACCACGCACTTTAACAGCTTGAATATCTAAACTTGTATGCCAAGCGATGACAACGCCATCTATTAGTAAATCAGACAAGTGAGACATGTTTTGTGACATGATCTAGCTCCTATTGCTGATTAAACTGGCAGGCGCAAACCATACGATACTTCAATAAAGCCGCGCGCTTGCTGTAAACAGAATTATCAGCCATCGGCTTGTATTCTCTGCTGACACTAAAAGAGAGCGTCAGCCTGCCAAGTTTAACAAATCTTAGGCCGCCAACTTTGCGCGTGGAAAAATTGAAAATGCCCATTTGACTTGGCTCCTTTTGATATAAGAACCTTAAATCAAACAATTTAACTAATCAAGCTTTAAACTAAAGAACCAATAAAATTTTTATTGTTTTTATTATCAGTTTTTTAATTTAAAATAGATGTAGGTTTTTAAATTAAAATAGACACAGGATTCTCAGACTGTTACAATTGAAAAAATCTAAGAAAAATAAACTACAAAACAACAATAAAGCGGCGCTCTCGCGCCGCCCTAATCCAGCATCAAACCTTACCAGTGAAACAAGCCGTCAAAGCCCAAATCAGGATATAGAGGCTCACAAGGCTCCTGCGGAGCCTTCTCATACATCCGAGGTTCCTGCGTAGCTTTCTCATACACAGACTCTCGCTTCAATTCTTCCTTGCGTGCCTTCTCACGAATGACAACACAACTCTCAATCAAATCTCTGTCTTTTTTCGACAATCCGTCAAAAATTTCGCGTAACGTTCCCATAATTTCAGTCTCCTTTATGCAAAACTATGTTGCGAGACAAAAAATAAAAGAAAGAATAAGGCGCTCAAGGCGCTCAAGGCGCTCAAGGCGCTCCCGAAGGAGCGCCCTAAACCAAATCAACCCTTACAGGTCATCAAGCGCCAAGGCATCACTCTTTTCAACCTTAACCGCAGCCTTCGCCGCATACTCTGCCCGAACCTGAGCCTCCAGTTCCGCAAGGCGACCCGCATGCTTCGGCGACCCACCGATATGCGCCTTCATAGCATTGCGCTTATCAAGGCTACCCTTACCCTTGGGCACCGGCTTGCCAATCGCAGCCGAAATCTCATCCAACAGCGCATCAAGCGCCTCATCACGAATAGCCTCATCACTCGGACCACGCCCACGTGGCGCACCCAACACATAATTATCATAATACTCAGCAGCGCTCGCCTCATCCCAAGTCTTCTTATTGCGCTTAGCAAGCGAAATCATATTCGAAGTGCAACGCGAGCGAATGAAATTCGAATAATGGCCGGCTTCGTCGCCCGTCATAACATGCCCTTCGGCATACTTATCGGGAGCCACAACCGTCAAAACCTTATCAACGCCATCAACGTTAACGGTAAACTTAATCGTTGCAACGCCGCTCTCGTCGAAATCCTCTTCGCCAAAATTCTCACCCAAATCAGCCGCAGTCTCCTCAACAGCGACTTCAGTCTCAGTCTCATGTTCATGTTTGCGCGACATATTAGTTTCCTATAACAAAAATTGAAATTCCATTTAGCGAGCTAGCCTTAAGTCTCTCGCCATAAAAAGAAACCTAAGCTAAACAAGAAAGTATTGCAAGCAAAAAAGAACACTAAAGCGCGCTAAAGCGCTAAAGCACTAAAGCGAACACAAACAAAATTAAAGCACGCTAAAGCGTTAAAACAACACTAAAGCAGGCAGAGGCAATCCAGCAAGCCAGCACAAAGCAAAATTGCCCCTATATATAAGGACAAGCTAGGCCGGCCTAGAAACGCCTAGAAAACCCTTCCTTTCCAGCCTGCCCTAGACAAAAAGAAACCCAGCCTAAGCCGGGTCCTTTCCTTTCACGCTACAGCCTAGAACTATGCGGCCTTAAGCCGCCTCTTCCCCGGCTTTCCTGGCTTCCTCTTCTCTGCCTCCTGGCGCTCTCTTTCTAGCATCGCATTGTGCCTCTTCGTTTCCTCGCTCTCTTCCCACTCTTCCACCCTTCCCACCAAACAATAAACAGGCAACAGCACACTAGCAACACTTCCACAATAAAACGATCTATAAACAACCTCATTTTCCAAAACAAACGCTGGCAATCTATAACCCATAACCCTAATCCTTCATTTAAACTTCATTAAAACCAAAAGCACAATAAACCAATCTTTAACAAAACACAAGTTAAACCCAACTAAACTATAATGATAGAAAGACTAACCTTCAAGGTTAGAACAACACAACCCAACAAATCATCCAAAATTTAAAACAAAACACCAGCACGAAAGCTGACCCATAAATTCAAAACCAAGCTAAACCTTTGAAATCATTACAGAAAACAGCCCTAATCGCTCAATATATAGGTTGATGTTTAGTACAATTGACACTAGGGCATAGGCATGTGTGAGCGAGATTTGAGACACTATAATCTATCTTTCTATATATATATCTATATTATATCTTCTTTTTTTTTTTTAGATAGTTTTTTAAAAGCAACTCCCTCCTACCGTGCTAACTCTGCCTTAGTCTCACGTGTCTCATTATCTAGAATTCATGCATATGCCACCCTTTCAATTGTACTAAACATCGACCTATATATCTACCTCAAAACCCTCTTTTCCCTAACCTTTTCAAAGGCTTACGGGTCAAAAAAATAAATGACCCAGCTTTGGCACTTGTGCGCTTGCTAAGCCTTCGCGCTTGTGCTAATTTCTCCTTTAAATACATACACTTAGAAAAATTTCTCTTACTCTTTAAACCACTTGCAACAAATCTAAATGAAGCCTATAATTTCAAGGCTTAGTTAACTCTAACGTGCCAGATGGCACAACAAGGTTTAAGCCATGAGCGACACAACAGATTTAAGCCAAGAACAAAACCTAATTAAAGAACTAGCCAGACTAGAGCACGCCATTGGCGTGCCATCTTGGCAAGGTCTTTTAGCAAACATTACCGCTAACAATAGATTTAGCGTTCAAGCTTGGCTGACAACTAAAAAATTAAGCTATTCTGGCGTTTTTAAAGCACGCGATGCTTCATTGTTGCGAGCATACAATAACTACAATTATTTCAACGTTTGGCTTTCAAACGAACAAAATAGAACTCCAAAAACAACTAGCTCTCATTCAAATCAAACTCTAGATTTCTTTGACTTAGAATTTGACACAACAGCAGCTAGCAAAAAATCAACCTCTAATTCAAATGCCCTAGACGTTGAACAAATTGAAACAATCGCGCGCGAAGCAGCTAAGCATACAATCAAATTAGACGTCCCCGCGCTTGTTGCTGCTGAACTAGAGAATAAAAATGTTACAATAAGCGCCAACGTTAAAGCCCAAATCAAGGCTCTAGCGATAGCTGCTGCTATTGAACAAATCGAAGCTAACAAACAACCATCAACAATCGAAATTTATAACCCAGAAACGGAAACAAGAAAAAATATCGGCGTTCAACACTTCAAATTCCCTACTCTATTGCGTGCTTGCTGTGCTCGGCTTCCTAACGGTTTCCGGCCCAATGTTTGGCTGACCGGCCCAGCCGGTTCTGGAAAAACAACGGCTGCTGAAAAGGTTGCAGAAGCCTTAAATATGCCATTTGCAAGCAACGGCTCCTTAGACGCAGACTACAAGGTAGTCGGCTTTAAGGACGCAAACGGCAATTTTCAATCAACAGAATTTTTGTCAATTTTTGAAAACGGCGGAATTTATTGCGCCGACGAAATTGACAACTGGCATAGCGGAGCGCTTTTAGCCCTTAACGCTGGCCTAGCAAACGGCTTCATAGCCACGCCCCGAGGCATGATTAAACGCCACCCAGATTGCATTGTAATCGCATGTGCAAACACTTGGGGCTTAGGCGCTAACTCAGAATACGTAGGAAGAGTAAAGCTTGACGCAGCCTCTTTAGACCGCTTCTTTCCTAAAATCGATTGGCCGATTGACGAGCAACTAGAACGCGCAATCGCCACCAAACTTAAATGGTGCAATCTTGTTCAAGCAACACGCTCTAAAGCAAAAAAACACGGCTTAAAAATTCTGATCACACCGCGCGCAACCTTTGCCGGGTGCGCTCTCTTAGAAGCCGGTTTCACGCTCTATGAAACAATCAATATGACACTGGCCGCAGGCCTATCCTCCCAGCAACTAACCTCTATCGGCCTGTCAGATGTAGCAGACTTAGAAGAATATCGGGATTAAAGCCATGTTGAAAAGATATGATAGCATTGCCGATTTAACTCAAGCTGCAATAAATTTCAATATCCGCAATAACTACGCATTCAAATCTAACTCAGATATGGGCTCATCTTGGTTCAATAACGAAACCATTGAACAGTGTTTAACCTACGCTGCTTTTGGTAACGACAATCTTGTTCCAGAAGCAGAACGCTACATCGAACAACTAAACACAGACATGGAAGTCAAGCGGCCGGAGTGGATACCTTCACCAGCCGGCGCTTTCCCTTCCGTGCCAGACTATTGCCGTGGCTTGCCTTGTTCAATGCGTCGGCAATCATTCGAACCAAACGACAACGCCAAAATAAACATAATTGTCACAACGACATGCAGCGGTGGCATTGACGCCAAAACACAAGCCAAACGCGGCGCGGCAATTCTAGCCCTAATCATAAAGCTAGCAGCTGCGCGCCCCATTGCCCTTTACCATCTTGCTACAACGCACGGCGTAGACAATGGCGAAACTCTTCTCTTAACCGAACTAAACACCGCGCCACTAGACCTCGCCAGCGCCTGCTACGTGTTAACATCCGCTGGCTTTGACCGCTACATAACTCACCACGTCGCCTATCACTTAAACGGCTTCAATGGCTCTTGGCCTAAGAACTACGAGGGAAAAGAAGAGCAATTTTATCGTGAATTGATACCACGCCTCGGCTTCAATCCAGCCGACACAATTTTCGTCAAACCCACCTACTTAACTGATCCAATTGTCTCTAAGCCGCTTTTGTGGGTGACTGAACAAATAGAGCGTTTCAACAATCTAATTGAAGAGGAACAATAAAATGACCTCAAACACGGACAAAAAATTAAAAATGACCCCCGATATAAATACAGAGCTAGAAAGGCAAATTGCCGAAAAAATCCTAGCTAACGCTATCCAGGCCCGCAAGGTTCAAGCTTTTGATATGATATCCCTAATTTTGAGAGGCGACACCTATCTAGCAGCTGCTAGCTACAAAAACACAGCACAAACTATAGAAAGCATACATAACCACACAAATAGAGACATAAAGAAGTATAAAGACGAATTTTTAAAAAGATATCCAGACTAAAGACGGATTACATAAAACTGGCACTGGCGAAAACAATTCGGGGCTGGTGTCAATTTTATACAATCTTCTTTTTGTGGTTGTGCGAGCGCGACTTGTCGCGCGAGGCCGCCGTAAGGCGGCGGGAAATTAAACGAAAGTGAAATTATAGAACGGAGAAACCTAAAATGACTAAAACCAAAAAAAGAGCTAAATTAAAAAATCATACAATAAATGGGACAAAGGATCTTTCTATGAAACCGTGTTCAGTTATTGGTAAAATTCTCACACCACTAGAACAGTCTACTAGACTGAAGCTAGAATCAATTCTTGAGGAACAGCGTCAAAAAGAAGCCGCACTCATAAAGCTTGAAATTGTTGTCACTTTATCCCTCGACACAGGACAACTTATTTTCGACAATGGTAGACATTTAATTGAACACGAACCTGACGGTCCAACAGGCCAATATTTATTGGCTGCGTTAAGAAACCAGAAAAAACTATTCGATAAACAGCGCTCAGAGAGAATTTCAAAGCATACATCTATTTCAAAACATGACCCACAAATAGAAGTACAAACAAAACTTGTTATTTCAAATTACGTCAATCTTGGGTCAGGCAAAGGTAAAGTAAGAATAGAAGAAAAGGTTTCTGGTTTAAAAAAACAGCCAATTGTAACGTTAGCTTTAAGTGACCTTTTAGAACTTTGATTAATAAATGTAGACATTGTGAGGCGCACCCTAACTTGCGCCTCCATATGTGTATGTTTGTTGATGCTTACCGCCAAGCTTCTTATTACCTCACACCAATTATAAGGAACAATCAAATGAAACAAGCAATAACAACAAGCCATCATACAACCTCCGACGGTAACACTAGAATAACAGTTAAATGCTGGAGCGGTAAATTAACCGTTAACTATAATCAAGGTTTATGTTCTGAAATAAATCATTGGAATGCTGCGAAAGCTTTAATTCTAAAAATGGGCTGGGTTAGCGCTGATTTCTCTGGTAATTGGTTATGCGGTGAAACTCCAGAAGCAACTGGCTATGTTTATGTTTATGATGACGGAGACGATAAATATACCAGATATGTTTATGATGATTCTGTATAAAAATTATTGATGCTCTAACTGCCAATATAATCTCAATCTATAACAGAAAGCCAATAACATGATCTATCCCATTGTTAACCTTAACGGCACCAGCCGATCCGAACTCTTCGATCTCAATTACGAAGCTCTAAGAGTAATCGAAAAAGCTTTAAACACGCTTCAAAAAGCAGCACCGCATTGGAGTGACTATCCCAACGGTGACTACCGTGGCGCAAGAGCCGAACATGATGAGCGATTCTTAAAGCTCTCCCACATGCAAAGCGATTTCACGGACCTCTGCATGAAACTTCACCCCAACAACAAATCTGACGGCGGTTAGAGCTTAACGAGACCGGCCACATGGCGTAGCCATTTCTAGTCCGGTTTTATTAAACCCTATGCTTGCTGCTAACCTACAACAACCGGAGCCAATCATGACCGAAGAGTACAATTCAATTGCATTAACACCTGCTAAAACAGCTAAGCTTAAAATCGGAGATAAAATTGTTTGCATTAAATCAGGTGACTTCAGATACTCTCTTGAAGTTGATAAAGTTTATGAAATCATTGGTTTTTATGAAACTAAAAATGGAAGACTAAAGTATCCTGCAATTAATATAAGTGGTACTTATCCGTGGAATTTTATTCTCAATGATATTGATTGTGGTTGCTTCTCAAATTTTGACTCCGATGCTTGCCGGCAAGGGGATTAAATGACAAAAGAAGAAATTTTCAGAGCAATTCAAAATGAACAACGAATAGGTTTAATTATTATTGCAGATTTAATTAATTATAACTCTGATGCAAAAACAGTTAATCAATTGTTGCGTTTCTACAAAGAAGTTAAAGAAGCAATGGAACAAGTAGAGCGTAATCTTGAATATTTTTTAAAAATGCTTGAAGATAAAAAGGAACAAATAAATGAAACAAACATTTTATAAAAACATTGCAACTGCTGTTTCAAATTTAGGAAAAGCAAATAAAAGTGTAATCGCAATTCAAACTGATCCAATCTTTTTTTCTTACGAGCGAACCAAACAATATAAAACAACAACAGACAATTTAAGAGCATACCCAATACTAAGACTTTTAGCCTTGATTGCTTTTATCTTTGTGCTTCTATGTTTTTCACTTTCTAGTGCGTTGCTTGTGACTGTTTTGATTTTGCGCCAATTCTAAACAAAAAGGAAATAAACAATGGCTGACGATAACATAAATATTATCTATATTGATACAGGTGAACGTCGAGATAAAACCTACCTCACTGATGGTGTTTATGTAGATCATGATGACATGCAAATGTGGCTTTCAGCGGAACGCGACGGTAAACTGCATGAAATTGCAGTAGATCATAATGTTCTTAATGCATTGTTGAATTACGCAAGACGTTTAGGTTATTTCGGCACTTAAAGTTTAATGAAACTAAAGCTTTTATTCGCTTTAGTTTCGGTCAACTACAGACAAGGATTTAGGATATGAAAGCCTTAATTCTAATTTGCGGTTTAACGGCTATATCTATTCAACCAACACTAGCAACAACAACACAGTACAATCCAAACAACACAAGTGACTGGTGGGTTGAGTCGGATGTTGCTTTTGAATGTGTTCATCCTGCTTTAAGCCCAAATGATCTTTTAAAGTTTGAACAAACTCACGGCATGCATATACTAGCTGCCGGTGGTGGCAATGTTTTAAACGTTATTTATTGGTCACCGGGCGCAAATTCTGATCAAGATAATACTATGTATTTTCATAATCAGTCTGATTGTTTATATTACTATAATATACCTCAAACTCAACTGCCAGTGCAGCCATTAAATCAATAATGCTTGCCGATAAGTGTATAAGTTATATTTTATTGTTTATTCAGATAACTAGCTCATTTTTATATCTGATATGCTAAATTTGATTAACTTATAATTTCACGGCCGCCTTCGGCGTCCCTCGCGCTCTTTCAGAGCGCTCGCACAAACACAAAAAGAAGATAGAATTTTATCACACCAGGCCCCAACGCAGTAGTTTAAATGGCTCTATATGAAATTGTAATTCATATTTAAATCCTTCTTAAGGCTTAATTTACTGGAGCCAAAGTGCTCCAGACTATTAAACCTTAATTTGAGCGGAGATATAAATGCTTAAGAAGTTAACACCAGATCAAACTGAAAGTTATAAATATTTTCTTCAAACTTATGAAGCAATGTATAATACATCAGTAACATTTGTAGAAAGAACAGAAGCCTTCTTTTGTGCAATTCACAAAGATAACAAACTTCCATGGTGGCTTGCACATTGTAAAGCTGTAACAGATGAATATTATCAGTACAACGTGCATAACCTCTATCCTGGAGATTAAAAACAATGGGACTTTCTAAAGCAGATAAAACAAGATCAATATGGATGATTTCTTTTGAAAATTTTGTTATCTGTTTACTCCCAGAGCAGCGAGGTAAGGTTGAATGGGATAGTGCAGTGTTTTTCTACAACAGTGGTCTAACACCGTTACAAGCCGCAGACAAATATGTTTTATCAAGGAGCAAAAAGCCATGACCAAAAAAGATTTTGAGCTAATTGCCAAAACGATTCAGAATATGACTCTTGAAATTGATGACAAGGTAATAGTAGCGAGAGCATTTGCAATAGCGCTAAAAGAAACAAATGTTAATTTTAAAATTGACTTGTTTTTAGATGTAGCTCTCAAACAAGGCTAATCAATTAACACTCATGCTTGCCGCTAAGGGGTATCAATGCAAGTTCCATCTATTCATAATAACAGCACCGATAAACAAGAATTATTTTATGGTTATCATACTGCGATGATAGCGGTGGAAACTGCGATTGAAGCAATACAAGACGCTGCACCTCATCCAAGAGATTATTATGTACAAGAAGCTGGAAGCTTTAGATCAGCTTTGCATGAGCACATGGAACGTTTAAATAAATTGTACCAAATAAAAGGAGAATTGAGTTTAATTATTATTGCAATTCAGCCATAAGGACAGCAAAAATGATAATAGCAGATATTGATGGAAGAGAAATCACTTACAGTGAGGATACTGAATTTTTAATTCAAATTGGTAAAGGATCAAAAGGTAAATACAGAACCAAATATAAAATTATAGGAAATCTATATCAAGCTTATTTTTATTATAAAAGTATCAACATCGGTAATGGTTATAAGAAGCGACTATTAGTTCCAATATTTAATAAGCCATCACTGTTAAAACAGGTCAGTTTTTAATGCAAAACACAAAAACATATATCACAATATTTAACTATTTAGTTGGAGTTTTACCTAATTTATCGAAAGATAAATGTTCTATGTTGGCTTCACAGTTAACAGCTAGATTGGCAATAATGGAGCCAATTAATGAAGTTAAAGCTGACGCCACTCTGGCTTGTTGTCTATTTTGAACTAATAGCGGTTATTATGGCTATATTTTACATTCTTTATTTGTTTCTATGACTTTGAATATACCAGAGAATTTAAATATTCTCTGGCGTATTGAGGGCCTAAAGAAATAATATAAATAAAGGAAATTGAAATGCACTCATTTTTTGAAGACAGGAAAATTTTTTACAAGGAAGATCATCCTAAAATTTTTGAAAGAGTTTTTTCTGAAATGATTAATTCTGGTTTAAGGACTCTTTTAGAGGCTCAAACAGCAATCATTGCCATTAAAGGTACTATAGAGAAACCAACTGAAATTATCTTCTATGATGAAGATGAATATCAAATCATTAATATTGTAAGATGTCGAATACATTAGTTGATTAATGTTTGTCGGTTAGGGACACAAGGGGCTTAACAAATGAAACATAAACCAAATTTATTTATAACTATTCTTATAGTTTGGTTAGTGATTTATGGGATAGTTGTATTGTTGATTTAATAAAAAGAAAAAATATCTAATGAAAAAAGAATATATCAAAGCTATAGTTAGATTAAATATCTGGGATAGTGTTAAAGATTATGGTATTCCATATTCAGTGATTTCAGATATAGCAAATAAAGTTTTACTAGATATGGAACACTCTCAGTTAACTGTGGAGAGAAAAGATGATAAACAACCCTAAAGATAAGCTTCAAATAAGGAAAATAATCATAAATACAATTTTTGAAGAGTCTGGTAGTGTAACTTATAAAGCAAGTGAGCGTATCGCAATTCAAATTCTTTATGCTCTTGAAAAATCAGGCTTTAAAATAATTAAAGCTCTATAAGAAAAGGTAATTTAATATGAGTCGCGTCAATTTAGCTAATATACCTACAGTAGATGTTGCTGCCTGTTTTATTTCTATTTTCTTTGTGTTTATGCTTTTTGTAGTCATCGCTGCTTTAGCAGCTGATAGTAATGATGATGATGAATGTTAATATTTGTTCTTTGAGAGAAGCAATTCTTTCAGTAATTTGTGTATTTGGTTTTCTTTCTGCAATGACATATCTTGTTATTGAAGGAACTGAAACAAGCAGACAAATAAAAGCTTTATGTCATATTAGAAAGAAGAAACAGAATGGATTTCAAAAAACCGCTAGAAAATAAGAAGCAAGAGGCAGCGGCTCAGTTGTATAATGTGACGCGACAAATACACACTTGTCATAACTCTGATATAGAATATGCTCGTTGGTGGGCTGTTTATCATCCTGGCGAGGTAGAGATGATGTTTAATGCTGTGCTTGCTAGTTACTCTAACTGGTTTCAAACCAAGTGAGTTGGAGTCAAAAGAATGATCAAAACATCAGCAGATCGTATCGCAAAGCTTGAGGAAGCTGTAATAGACGCATTGAGTCATCTGGTTGCTGCGACTTCTTTACTAGAACACGGTGGGAAGAAAGCAGCACCATCTGATAAAATGTTCCAGCAAATGTTGCTTGACTATAACAACTCAATAAAACGAGTTCGTAACATTCTCCAGCAGTCGCAGCAAGAGTCAACTCCATATGCAGGCCCCGCACGCGATGGCATCGAAGCCCAAAGAGGTTATAACGATATATTTCCAGGTGATTCTTATCCACCTGAAAATAAGCTGAAAGCAAGAGACGGCATCGAGGTCCAAAGAGGATTAAATGATGTTTTTCCCGGCGGCACTTACACGCTGCTGGGTGAAGTGAAAAAAATGTCGGAGTCTGATAAGCCCCTGGCGCTTATACCAGAAGGTCTTTACGAAGCTTCAATCGTCTCTGTGTATCTCACCAGATCAGGATATGGTGAATGGACTGGTATCAAGGTGTATATTCCTAAAATCTATCGGCATGTTACTGCAATGGCGCGCGGTGATTTAAGCAAACAGTGGGATGCTGTTCATGCTGCTAATCCACTACTGATCGTTCGCATCATTCACCGTATGTCAACTCGACACCCAGACAGGATTTATACTAATGTCTTGATCGAAGAAGTGCGACACCGGCCGCAGGCAGAAGATTCATCATGAACAACCTTTGGTACAACATCAACGCCGTCTGCCAAGCCGTCATCTTCTTTATCGGTGGCATCCTCTACACCCATTTCCAGGGAACTTTCATCGGATACTTTATCGTAGGTATCGCTGGAGGCTACTGCTCATGTTTCCTTCGCTTCAAATTCTTCAATCGCTACCCACGCCGCCATCGGAGTTTTTAACGATATATTTCCTGGAGATAAATGTCCGCCATGACTGATTTAACAATAAAAGATACTATCATTAGACTTATTGCCACTTATGATGGGATGACAGTAGAGCATGCAGTAAAACATCTAACTTTGACTAAAGCCGACTTACTTCCACCATGGCGACGTGTTGTAAATGAAGTTAATCTTATTTTTAAAGAGCAACATATAGCTCTTATATATGAAAATGAACGTTTGCGTGCTGCACTTAGCGTCAGCAAAGATCCTTGCATTTATTGCAAGTTGCCAGCGGAAGATTTCAATAAATGCGAATTTGGATTTCCTGGTTGCTCTCGTGCTGATGATATTCTTGGTTGTCCTCATCTTGGGGCAGCGCTGAATGCTGAAATTAATCTCAAATGTGCAAAAGAGGTGGCCGAGAAACTTGGGCGTATGAAAGCTCTCGAAGAAATTTGTAGTCTAATGTTACCAGGCGCAGATCGTGCATTTGTTGAATTACTAATCACTCAAACTCAAAAAGATATTATTCAACTTGAAGGAACACAAGATGACAAAGCGGATGGAAATGGATATATTTCACAATAATCTTCGTATCTTGCTGAATATTGAATTTCAAGAACTAGTCCAATTTAAAGTTTTCAATGAAGAAGACATAGATGTAAATTCAAAATGGACTGCCTTTCAACGTAATCCGTTTAAATTCTTTATCCGTGCTGATACTGAATCAGCTAACAAGATTTGGGGCTTAATTCAAGCAAGACAGCCAAAAAATAGAGAATAACAATGGTAAAAGAAATTGAACTTACAGATACACCATCATTGGATGTGTGGCTTGCCCAAACCGTGCTAAAAAATCGTCAAATACCAAGGCGTGCTTGGCTCATATGGCGAGGCAAGATGGATGTATATATAAGAGTAACTGCTCGTGTTTTTGATCATGGCAACGAACGCATGTGCTGCATAGATATAGCCAATGTGCTCACTATCGAGAGTTACCGGGGGCAAGGACTCTTTTGGGCTTTGATTGAACACATTAAAGCTTCCTACCCGCACGAATACATTGTTATAGAAAGCATTCATAATAAACGTCTTTTAAGTAGTCTCTTAAATAAACAAGCTGAATTGTTGCCTTCTGATTTTTCAAAAACATCTGTGTTTTTGCGCCCAATTTCAGAGCCTATTAAGTGTTCTTTTTCTAGACTTTAACATACATACAATACTAGGATTTTTTTAATGTCAAAAGAAAGTAAAGTTTGCTACCGTAACAGGCGCGTTGTGATTAGCAATCAAAGTAGGCCAGATTGCGGAGAAACAGGGCGTATCATAGAGGTATTTTCAACATTTGCGACCGTTAAACTTACGCCAACGGCAAATGTTTTGAAATATGCTTTAACCAATAAAGATAATTGTTTTATAGAATACAGAGACATTGATATAATGTGGGAAGAGCTTTGTTTGTTGCCTTAATTTAGCGGAAAGATAAACCAATGAAAACTCTTGCAGGTTGTATTGCTACAGTAGAAAGTTCAAATAATCTTGATGCAATTAAATTTGAACGAAGGTTATTTGACAATACACCACCTTGGATTTTAGACCAAGTACCGACCATTCAAAAATACAATAAGTGTGATGAAACAACTGCAATAGCTATCGGTTGCACATCTTACGGTGAATATCAGTTGCTTGGTGCCAACGTCTACGCTAAAGGCGCAGATACGTCAATTATCAGTTGGTGTTATTTAGTTTCTGAGCAAGAGGCAATATTTGAGGCATTTATTAAGACTAAAGGCTACGAACCTTATGAAGACATAACTTTATGGAATGATCAAAAATTTATTGACTTTGCTACATTTTATAATGGACCAGATGATGTAGAAAACTATGTCAAAGCAATGAAAGCAACGATACCAAATGGAACTGAATGAAGAAAAACACAGAAACTTTAAGCGTATATCTGCGGGGCGAGTTCAAGATATTACAAATAAACTTAGATTAATAGAAAATCTGAGTAGCTCAAATTATGATTTCACTGAAGACGAAATAGCTAAAATGTTCTCTGAAATCGATAGAATTTTATTTGCTGTTAAAGCTTCCTTCGTAAAACGCATAGAGCGCACGCACAAAGCACAACAAAGGAAAGAATGATGGTTGCCTTATTGAAAGTTCAGTTAAGCTACAAAGATAAAGAATTTTATAAAGGTCTTGAGTCTGAAGTTTATCAGAGGCTCCGTAAAATCACGCAAGCAGATGGACTAACCTTGAAACAAGAAGATATCAGCTATGTTGGCTATATAAAAGCAATCATTGAAGATACTGATATAGACTTTTTTCATGATCTTGGTTTTAATGTTGAAATAACAAAGTGGAAAAGTTGTTATCCTATCCAGATTGCTGATGCAATGGGCACCAATTCAACAGTTCACATTCATTTACCGAATTTAGGTATCATGATGATTGACGAAGTAACTAATCTCGATGATGCTTGCACAGATAATCTTCAAGATCATCTTAATCTAGGCTGGCGTATTATTGCAATTTGCCCTCCCAACGGTGCGCGCCGGCCTGACTACATTTTAGGGCGCACTAGAATTAAAGAAGACTAAAGACTAAACCTTTAACAGAAAGAACACAACCAACAATGACTTCAAAAGCAATTAAGAAATCAAACGTTATTACCTTTATGAAGCCGGTAAAGCCACGTTTCAAAGACAGAATTTTCTTTGACAAAGAAGATGTAACTGTTGGAACTTCTTTGGCGCGCACCAGCCGGCGTGAGCCTATTAGTTTTTGGCAGGTGACTTCAATTTTGTCGCTATTCCGCGATAAGAAGGAAGGTCAGGTAAACTTCAGAGCAACTGATAAGCGTAAGGTTGCTCGCAAAGTTTTAAGCATTCGCCATTTTGGTGATAGGCTAACCATCAAAAATGAAAAAACAGGTGAGATGAGAACTCTTTCATTTGCTTATATCGTTACATCGGCAATTTGGCGTCTCAATTGATACCAATCTCTGCCACGCCCGAAGTCTGGGGCGTGGTAAACTTTATTTTAAAAAGAGTTTAAAATTAAATGTCAGATAGTATTGTGTGGCGATGCGTTGCCTGTGGAAGCAAGACTTTTAGTCATATTAAAAATTGTTCTTATTGTGGTGAATTTAAACCACCTGAACCAGCGCCGCCCCCAAAAAAGTAGAAAGACAATTAAATGCAAAATGGAAGTTCCCAGAATCTTAGAAAAGGCGCTACAGCAGTATTGCCCCGTGATTGGGCAACTGGTTATCTAGATGTTTTAGCAAAACAAGGCTACAGAGAAGAATATGAAAGCGCTGAAGAAAATTGGCAAGTAAACTACGAAGCTGGGAGATTTACTGCTAGTCAAATATTAGCTTTAGGCTTTAAACTTCCATTGCTTCTTCAGTGGAATTTGGATGGCAATGTCTGCATACCAGAGGAATTATGTTTTATAATTCAACAATGTGGTTTACACCTCAATCCTAGTTTGGTTATACCATTTCCAGAGGATAAATTACCGAATAATTCTAATTTAAAATTTGGAAATATATTAAGAGATTTAAAGAAAATAACTCCAAGTAAAAAAAGGAAAAGGTTCTGATTAATATGCCAAGTTATCGTGCAATATTTTTAAATATGATTCAATCAACTCTACTAAATCAAGATTATGAAGCTGAAAATGATAGTGCAGCTTTAGATTTTGCTCGTTCTTCTAGCAAGTTTCCAATTCTTCTTTCTCGTGTAGCTCGCTATGGTGATCCAGACCCAAAAACAGGACAAAGAAATCTGTTTGAAATCAAACTCTCACCACAGCGTAATACTGTAGCTGATATCACGATTATAGATCACGGTGAATTATCATGAGTGAAAATGAAAAGACTAACGTAAGAGCAACAGCAGCAGATGTGCGTAAAGAACTTTTAGGTTCAGCTTTATGCAACAACTTGCAAGATATTCTAAAGCAGCTAAATTATCTTTTAGCTGAAAGTGCTGTTGCAGCAGAGAAGCACACCAATTGTACTCTCTGTAATAGACCACACTACGATAACTTTGCGCTGCGCCTTGCGCGTAAAGATATAACAGAAGCTGTTAAACAATTAAATAAGCTTCTGTCTTAGAAAGAAAGAATAAAGCTATGGCCATCACATTTGACAGATTAGACAATCTAGTCAAAGTAGTAAAGAACTATCAGTTTATGTTTGATATGCTGAGAGAACAAACTGATAGCATAACTAAATCTAAGTATCCAGCAGAGACAAAACTGAATATGCTGACAGAGTATATTCAGACTCAAACTGTGCTTTCTCAAGAAATTTTAGAACTACAAATCAATGAACTATTTAAGCACAAAACTACAGTAAAACGTCTTAAAGAGGCTAATTTAAGAGAAAGAAGAAGGCGTGGGAGTGAAGTGTTAACTATTGGTGAAGTTAAACGAAGTATCAATAAAGTTGAACAAGACTTAGATGATTCTGATGTTAATGATGAAGCATTTTAACAAGTTTAAAAGAGAGAAGTTGAAACAGAAAAAATTTCTCTCTTTGACCTTTTAAAAGAATTTTCTCCTAGCTAACAAAGTCTTGACAGAGCCTCAGACATATCATAAAACAGAAGTCAGCCATGTGGGATTGTATGTCCCTTGCTGGCCTAACCCCAACAATTGAACGGCCAGGAAATCATGAGCGATACCAGCAAAACTGCTTCTTTTCACCCAGCACAGGTAAAGACTTTGCCTATTGTAGGTGCTTTTTGGCGCCCTCCAGCGAAAACAATACTTGAGAATTTGGCTCTAGATACAAAGCTTCATTTAATCCCAGAGCCTGAAAATCAGTATGACATTAACGCTGTTGCGGTGTATGTTCACCACAAAGATATTCCGATTGCTTCTCTTAAGGCTCTTGAATCTCAACTTCCAGGTTGTGGTCATTCGCTTGAGTCACTTGAAGATTTGGTGATTATTCACCTTGGTTATATTCCGAAAGAGTTAGCCAAAATTCTTCGTGAGCGTGGCTTTAATGGTGCCGAAGGCACATTTCAGACCGGCGCAAAAGGCGGACCATACGTTGAGTTTGTCGATCCGACAAAGAAAGTAGAATAAGATAAAACAGTTTAATTTTAAAATAATTCAGTTTATGGTGAATTAGTTGCGAGAAGGGCCTGTGATTAATTCCGTAAGTGCAGCTAGCCCCTGTAACCATAAAGTTTAATAAATATGCAGTAGCGTAGATTAGAATTTCATCATTGTACGAAAGATTCTATTCGCTTAATCTCTGCATATTTAAATCTGAAATATACGAGCCAAGTACATAAGCAATAACTAGATAGTCGCGAAAGTGGCAATCTTATCAAGCGGTAGCGTTAGATTGCAGTTACTTCAATGGATGAAAACAACTGTAATTGATTATTCTCCGTTGACTGAACTAGTGACCATATAGCGTCTGTGTGAGTTGCCATAGCCTATAATCAATTAAGACGCATTGGAAATTTAATCTACAAATGTATAATAATAACATTAGTAATGAAACCAGCAAGCAACACAAAAATAAATCAACAATTGTTTGCTGGTTCTTTTCAAACACCAATTTTAAATAACGCTGCAATAGCGTTCCACAGCGAGAATTCACTACTATAGTCAGTGCTTCTCTCTGTAGACAATCCTTTGCAAAAATCAAATACCACAGTATAAAGCGGATTTTTTAAAAATCGGCTAACGTGACTAGAAATCCGATTCATATCTTAACATACGTGTAATCGCTGCGTAATCTTTAAGTCATTTTTCTCTAAATCAGCCTATAGTTGTATTTCATCCTGTAAAGTAAAATTATAGAACGTAGTGCATCTATTGTACATACAATCCCTCTAGGCTTTCTGTAGAAGCTATAATAACAGCCAGTTAGATATATGTTTCACTCCAACAATAGGCATAAACAAAACAAATGGAATATAAAAAGATATCTCTAACTGACTTCAAAAATAAAGTTGGGCCAACTTTACAAGATGTAGAAAAGGCGCCAATCGCTTTAACTGCTTATGGCAGACCAGCTTACATGCTTCTATCGCTAGTTGAATACAACAGATTAAAAGAAGCTGAAAGCATTACAAATGAAATTTTCGGTAAAAACTTGAAAGAAAATAAAGTTTAAAGATAAAATTTTGTGAGTAGCGTAGACTCTCGATTTCATCGTAAACTTTTGTTTAATGCTGAAGTGGTTCGAATCCACCGTTAAATAAAGAAACCATTGATGAGAACCTCGTTCACAACGAAGTATTCAAAATGTGCTAACTTTTTTATTTAAACGGCTGCAAGCTTGGTGGGCAGCAATTTCGAGGTCGCATAATCTCTCACAACTTCAAATGGAAAACACTATGAAAAAGTATTTTAATTGGATATTGCTCATTGTAAGCATATCTATAATAACAGGCTTTGTAAGTCACATTCACACCTCTTCGCATTAAGCGGGAAGCCGCAGATCAACTTGTAAACTGAAGCGTAAAGATTAGTAAACTAGACGCAATCCAGCAGCATTGATAACTTGATAGTTCCATGTTTCATTGTGTTTGATCTACACAAATATCAAGCGCGGCTTTCCACCTAATATAAAGAAAACTAATCAAGTAGCGTAGAAATGGATTTCTTCATGGTGACAATAGGTCGTTGGTTCAAATCCAACTAGCAAGGGATACCTAGCTATAGCTCAGTCAGGTAGAGCGATTGTATAGAGCCTTTTCGTCTGATCTCTTGATTAAATTTAACTCCAACAAAAGTAACAAAATGACAAAGAAAGAAGCTCTTAAATTAATTGACAACCACAAAAACAAACTTATTAATCCAACCGAAATGCTTTCTTGGGTATATTTGCGTGTCATCATTCTAAATCTAAATGATGAAGTCTGGAAAACAGCATATAACGAAGCTTTGAAAATTCTTTCAGCTTAACTGCTCAAGTAGCGTAGATTAGAGTTACTCCTTTACATGGACGGGTTGCGGGTTCGAATCCCGCTTAGAGTTGCTAAGCGTCTCTAATAGTTTAATTGGATAAAATACGTAAAAGACTCTGATCGAATAATCTCTTGGGACTAAAGTTAACAGATAGCGTAAATTAGAGATACTTCTAAACACTCAGTCTGGAAACATGATTTTTCATGTAAAACTCTAATTGATTAAACTTCTGTGAAGAGGTGGATTGACAACTGACACGAACCGACCACGCAAACGGGCACAGTGTTGGAATTGTAGATTAATTCCGCTTAAATCTTCATTAAAAATTGCTTAAACTGCCTGTGGCGTAGCTTGGTAGCGCACTAGTTTTGGGTACTAGGGGTCGCAGGTTCAAATCCTGCCGGGCAGACCAACTAAAGAGTATCGTGACGATTTTATGCCTCTTGGTGTGGCGAAATCTAGCATAAATAGGTGCAGATAATGAGCGAAACTCTCGCTGCATTTTCAGATGCGGAACTGAAAGCGGAGCTTAGCCGGCGAAAAGAACTTAAGGACCAAGCGCATTGGGACACCCGGAAGGCCAATGCAAAATATCTCTGCCTCGGCTGCGGAACACCGGATAGCTGGCACACTCGCGGTTGCCCCATCGATACTTCTGGTTGAAAGGACGAATTATGAGGATCGTGGCGACATACCGACGCCAAGGCCATAGCGGGCAGGCGTGGCGGCTCCTGGAAAACGGCGTCTGCCAGAGATGGTTTCCTCAGTTTTCGTTCTGGATTTACGCTAGAACATATGAAAAGTAGTCCGCATCATGAGCATTTTAGCCCGAACCACCTGTGACAGAAAGATCAAATAATTGAACCCATTCACGCCTTGGCAGCGTTTTACGTTGCGTGTGCTTATCTATTGGGATCGGTTCGTATGGGCGCTGTATCGGAAGCGCCAAGTTGATAGGAAGTACAATCCATGAGCAAAATAACCAATTTAAGGCAGCGAACGATTTCCGAGAAACATGTAGTAGGGATTGCGTGTGACGCCTGCCAAAAAGAAATTTCGGACGCGTATTTTGACGTTGTGACCAGTCACAGTGATTGGGGGAATGACAGTATCGACAGCGTTGAAAATTTCGATTTTTGCTCTCTCGAATGTCTTATGCCGCACATGTCTGCGTTTTTTAAAAAAGCCGGCGGAACAGAGCAATATGAAATTGAGAGAAAGACGTACAAATGAGCCAACCAGAGCCTGGCATCATAAAAAAGATCTTTGATCGATTAGATGCTGGTTCTGCGCCAGGAGGTGGCGTTGCGTATTGCGCGCTTTGGCTGAGTGAGTTCAAAAAGACCATCCCATGGCAGTATTTTTTGAAGTGCGTACGTCGATGGGAATATCTTCGGAAAAATGCAAGGCAGTCCGTACCATGAGCAAAAAGGACGGTGCAGAAAAGGCGTTGGATGCCATCCTGAACGACCCGTCTCTTAGGGAAGAGTTAGAGGGCTCCATAAAGGAGGGAAACCGGCCAGATACTGACAAGACAAAAGCGATTAGGGATGCGCTCTCTAAAATGCGGGAAGGCAGTAAAAGGAAGTTAAACTAATGAGCGCCACAGAATGGCTTATTGCGGGCGTGGTCATATTCATGATTTTGGTGTGGGTCTTTAGCGAACCAAAATATCCAATGGGCGTTGGTGAGCGGCCGAAAACGTCCAAGCCAATACCCGCGAAAGGATACATCAAATGAGCCAAACTTTGTTGGAGGTCGGACAAACCTGGGTTGCTGATGGGTGTTAACATTTACATCGCCATCGAAGGATGGAATTCCTGCGCAAACGGCGGGATGAAAGAAATCTTTCGGAATGACGAGAAGTTCCCCAAGGTATATCGTCCATCTGTTCCAGGATCAGACCCTGGCGACTATGACGACGATTTCCGGCCATCCGATTTCGTAAAATGGCGCGAATCAATCTTAGCGCAAAACATAAACGTCGAGATGTGGATGCGCGCCATAGACGCCATGGAAGCCGAGCCTGATCTATGGGCAGGGGCGTCGTCTTAACCGAATTCAACAACTGCCGCGCAGATAAATGAGCGCTGGATTAGCACAATGGCAGTGCAGTGGTTTTGTAAACCGAAGGTTGCGGGTTCGATTCCTGCATCCAGCACCAAATTCTGCCAGAGACACCGATATCTGGGTAAGCAGAATAATTCGGTTATATCAACAGAGAGTAACTTAAAATATGCGTAAATTCTTTCTTGCAACTGCACTAGCTTCACTTTTTGGAACTGTCGCTCTTGCTTCGCCTCCTTCTTTCAATATCTCCAGTGGTAGTTCTCTTTCGCTTGGGTCTGGTTCTGAATCTATTTCAAGTGCTGAAGCAGGATCTCCAACGCAAACAACTTTTGCATTTTCTGGCAATATTGGCACGGGTACAACAACAATTTCCGCAGACAACCTTGGTGGAACTTCGACTTCGACTTCTTTCAATCTCGGCGGCAGTCTTGCATCTCCGGGTGCGAACGCCAATGAAAATGGTATCTCTTATGGCCAAGCATCTCTGACAAATACTTTCAACACAAATCTTAACGGCTTCGCTCCTTTCTAACTATCAATCAAACAACACCAAACAAAGGATTCGGCCGGAAGAAGACTATCTCTTCCGGCTATCTCAGCAGGGGACCAAATGCGTAAAATTGTTATTGGCTCTATTCTAAGCCTCCTTTTAGCTTCTCCTTCATTCGCTTCATCAACAACAACTTCAACTTCAGGCTCCGAATCAGTAGGTGCTGCCAGCATCATTCAAAATTCTACTGGCGCTAGTGGTGTTAACTATTCAGGTGGCTACACAGTTCGCAATACTCCAGATCTTGGAGGACTAACAGCTATTCCATCTGCCAATTGCATGGGTGTTGATGGTATTGGTCTTGTTGGTCCAGGTGGCGGCCTCCAGCTTCTTGGTTCCAGACGTGATAGTGTTTGTACTTGGGAAGGTAAAGTTAATATGGCTGTTCATACCGGCCAACCCCAAGTTGGTCTTGTTATGTGGTGTATTAATGACCCAGATTATCGCAAAGCTCGCGAAATTTTAAATGAGCCTTGCCCGATTGCAAGTTATCCAAAAGGGCAGCAAGCTAAACTCCTAGAACAGATTGCTAAAGTTCAAACTCCAGCACCACAGCCCAAACAGACAGTAATCATCGAAATTGTTCCGGTGCCTATGTCAATCAATAAAAAAGTTACAGCTGATGATCTCAATAGAGAAATGCTTCAAGATATAAAAAACAGTAAGCAGCACAACGAATAAAAAAAACAACGCATAAACTAGAATCTTCATGCCCAACGAAATTATATCTTAGTTGGGCATTTTAACCTATAGCAAAACTTAGGAAATTGAAGTGAAGAGCAATATAAAAAAGGAAACTGAAGTTAATTTTACACATGAAGGTGCGCGTGCAGCAAACATCAATGCAGAGCAGCAACTGCGCCGGTCTGTTATGAATTGCCTTCTCTTTGAGAAAGAATTCTACGAAGACGGTGTTGAAATTGCTAATCGCATTAAATCTCTTGTTGCACAAGTTTCTCCGTCCAAGGTTGCAGCTATCGCAATCCAAGCCCGAGATGAAATGCATCTTCGCCATGTACCGCTCTACTTGGTTGCCTGCCTTGCAGGAGTTACCAGTGGCACAAATCTCGTATCCAACACGCTTGCACACGTTATTCAACGTGCTGATGAACTTTCTGAGTTTCTTGCCATTTATGCCAAAGTGAATGGAGTCAAGCCAAGCGAAATCAAACCGAAACTATCAAATCAAGTACGCAAGGGCCTTGCACAAGCTTTTACCAAATTCAGCGCTTACTCCCTAGGTAAATATAACCGAGACGCTGAAATCAAGCTTAGAGATGCGCTTTTTCTTTCACACGCTAAACCAAAAGACGCAGAACAAGCTCTCACCTGGAAGAAGCTAATAGACGGCACTCTTGAAACTCCTGATACTTGGGAAGTTTCTCTTTCCAGCGGAGCCGATAAAAAGGAAACATTTGAGCGATTAATTAAAGAAGGCAAGCTTGGCTATTTTGCCCTCATCCGCAATCTGCGCAACATGAGCGAAGCACATTGTGATTTTTCTTTGGTTCATGAAGCAA